GAATATCTCTTTCCATATTCAAGATTATATGACAGAGAATATACTGCTATCGAAAACAACAGTAGTACTGCTATCGAAAACAACAGTAGTACTGCTATCGAAAACAACAGTAGTACTGCTATCGAAAACAACAGTAGTGGGGAGACTACTATCGAAATCAACAGTAGTACTACTATCGAAAACGATAGACATAAGAGAATCAATTTTGAAAAGAATCATTTAAGTAAAGATAAATCTTTACAACACGCTGCAAAAAGCGCAGCGTGTGAGAAGGGGGGAAATGTTGCAATTAAGAAAGTTCGTAAGAGAAAAAGAAAGATCAAATCCAAATCATCTAATTGCACATCAAGTTCAAACATTGCAAAACATATTGTTCCTACCCCGGATGTTTCAGATCGCAAAGCAAACAATAAATCTTGCAAATCAAATTCAAAGATTGCAAAAGGAGAATGGAAACATACCATTTCAGATCATCAAATTTATATCAAATTGCTTGGATTAGGATCTACAAAACAAATTGAAACTAAACAATCATACTTTGACACAATGGATTGTATTCATGAATTATTTAATCCTAATCCAAAAAAATATAAATCACCTCTTCTAAGAGCAAACAACTTTGAAAAGGGAGATGATGAAGATTGGATTAATCAGATTGATTTCTTTGCTGATGTTTTTGCATATCAGATGAAATTTAATAAAAAATCAATTAAGAATATAAAACAATTTATTATCTTTGACGTAAATATTAACAAAGAACCTTGGTCACCATTACTTACTTGGGGTGCCAGATTTATGAAAGGTAATGATGCTTTATCAGAAAAAGCCAAATTATTATATAAGAATCTCAAAAAGAAAATTGAAAAAGAAAACAATAAACATGATATTGAAGCTTTTGAAAAATTATCCATTTATAATTTAAATAATGCAGCAACATTCATAGATGAAGTTGAAAAAGAATATGAATTTATTTCTGATCAAATAGGGATTCGCCCAAAAATTGCAATGATACATGTATTTACCAATTTTATATTGCAGAAAATGATAAGTAAAGGTGTTACTTGGAAATTGGGATATATTTCAACCGAAATTACACAAGATGATTTTATTGATATTATGGTTAGAGGAAATACATTAAAGAAAAAATCTAAATCAAAAAGAAATTTATCTCAAAGATGTGATAGCTAATTTTGAGCTGATTTAAGACAGTTTTTATTCTAACATAAGCAAGCATATATAAAACTATTGAAACACGCTGAAACAGAAGATTATTGCATTATAAATCAATATTTGAGTCAATTGAAAGATCATAAAGCAGAAATTCAGAAAAGATTTTAAAATATTCAAAAAAATATTTAGAAAATTATTGACAAACGTAATAATATTATTATATTATGATTTCATTACACAATATAATAAAAAGGAGATGTATGGAATCAACAACAATTACCATTAAATTACCAGAAGAGTTAAGAGCAGCTTTCAAAATGGCAGCTCTTAAACAGAAAAAGACTATGACTGATATTTTAATTGCTTGTATCAAAAGACAAGTGAAGAAGGACCAAAAGGAAAAATCATGATTACAGCAATAATTGCATTTATTGATGCCAAATATAAAGGTGATTTTACGGCATTATATTTCGGTTCTGTTGTTATAGATATCATGTTTTTTGTTGCTCTAATAGAAATTTTTGGAAAATAACAATTAAGTTAAAAGAAGGAATCATAATGACAGCAGAAATAAAAAAAATTTTATACATAACTGAACCTGAAAAATTATTCTCTAAAAATGGAATTTCAAAGGAATATTGTAATTTAGTAAAAAAATATCAGATTATGTAAGTGGTTCTCATGCAGTGTTCACTAAGATCAATGAGATTCACATTGCAGGACTCAAAAAGATTGGTAATGGAACCTAGGATAATCATGAATACTTCAAAAGGTAGAGTATTTAAGTTTAAATATGATAGCAAAGAGAAGACAGAATACGGTCAATGTTTTACATCAAGTCAACATATTGCACTCTCAACTTAATTGAATGTTTTTTCGCAAAGATTCAAGACTTAAGTAGGTCATGGTACAAGCTTATATTAAAACAAATGATAAATTGTACACAAATTGGCATCAATTAATACCCATTACAGAGCCAAGTGATTTTGAATCAGATGTGTATTGTAGTATGATCGTGATGAATAGACCGGCACCAGCATTTCATTCTGTATAAACAGTTCTTGATGCAAATGAAGTTATCCCACATAAACAGGCAACATGAATCATCAATAGACTCATGAATTTCTGTATGTTGTTAATTAAAACTGGCAATACTCTATAAAATTTAATTTTACAGGGCATTAAGTTTGATTTAAAAGAGAGATGAAATGGGAGATTTTTACATACTTGATAGACATGATGTGACCCCATGTATTGATATAAAATTATGGGGAGAATGGCTGGCTAAAGCAGATAGAAAAGTAAAAAGAGAAATTGTGGGGAAATCGGATATTTCAACCGTGTTTTTAGGGTTGGACCACTCTTTCAAAGATGGGTCTCCATTGCTTTTTGAAACATTGGTTTTTGGTGGACCTATTGATGGTGAAATGAATAGATACGAAACATGGGATGAAGCTGTCAAGGGTCACAACGAGATGGTTAGAAAAATAGAGACTTTATTATAATATATTAACAAACAATTTATTTAGCAATTTTCTATATGGTTATGGGCCTGAAGCCAGTGATATTAGAATTATTTAAAATGGAGTGAATGATGATATCCGTTGCAATAATGATAAATGGTAATCCTATTATGACACGATCTGCTGTAAATACAGGAAAAGTTGATCCAAAGACAGGTGAAGTTGAATATAAAATTGATGATGGATCTATAGTAAAACATAATCCTGATCATGGTGCTGTAGAATTATCAATAAAGTTACTAAAAACAATAAAGGAGAAATAAAATAAAAATGGATTTCTGGGAAATAAAGGTTTTTAAATCATTAATGCAATATGAAATCAAAATTACAGATTAAAAATGAGGTGATATTATTAATATACGAAACAGAGATTTTAGCATTTTAGGATATATGATGGCCATTTTACAAAAGGCTGAGGAAACGTCAATAGATCCAAAACTCAAATACAGAGTGAGCGTTTTGAGAAAATCTTGTCAAACAATAACTAGTAATTATCCTGGTGGATTAATTAATAAAAAAGAGATAAAACAAATTAATAAAATAGTAGAATATTTGATAGAGAAAACATTTCATATTGGAGCTATGGAAACAATAAGTGAGGTATCCAAGGCAATAATATCATTTTCTATGATATTGACATTTATAGATGAAATAGATAAAAATTCAAATAACAAATGGCATAAAGATTCATTTAATATTATTTCTAAACAGGTTGTATGGCTTTTTGAATATCTTGATCCGCGTTATTCTTACTATAAATGTTATGCAAACGGAGAAAGATTATACAAAGAGATTAACAATATATATTTTAGTTGAATAATAAACATTATTCCAAAAGATATACTATTACATCAGAAATACTTCAAAGTGCTTAAAATCAACATAGAAACGCACTGAAAAGAGATTTAATAAAAGATTTTACATTGTGTATTTTGTTGTTGATTATCTTACTTTATAAGTATACTTTCAAAGTAAGATAATTTAAATTAAATACCAATTAAAATATTTGCGGTATAATATGAATGAAATCCAAAAAAAAACAGATGTCTGTACATGTCCAAAATGCAAAAGTGCTTTATGAGATACAAAGAAACTCATCAAATGGATAAGAAGATAAATGAAAATTAACTACGATATAATTATTGATAAAACAGAAGGACAGTTTACTGAATTACTGCAATTTGCATGGCATAATCCTTTAAGAGAGTCATTAAAAAAGAACATGAAACATCTTGAACAAATGGCAATAAATAGAGTAGGCAACATTGTAGTAGAATTGTATCCAGATAGAAGAGAATTCAGTGTGAAATTTGCTTTTGTAAACACAATCAATAAAAATATAGGAACGTATGGAAAATTAGTGTATATTTATAAAACTGGATGGCAAATACAAATTATAAACTAACCCGTTGGGAGGTGATTTATGTAAGAAGAGTATCAAATAGGGGATGTTCTTGGAGGTTCGTCTCCTTTGTTATCATTTATTATTGAAAACCCCGCTAGATTTTACTTAATTCAAATTTTCATGTATTTCTAGCGGGGATTAAAAAGTTAAAATAAGGAGTGAAATAGCAATTAAAGAATCTCCATTATTAAAATTGCTCAAAAATGAATTAGCAAAATATGAAGAAGAATATCATGGTGCTGTAACAATTGACAATACAACACTGATGGGTGTTATTAGGGAATTTGAATCTATGTATTGTTTCATTAAAGCAAATAATTCGTATTGTAAGGAAAATAGAGTTCAATATGCAATTCGTGAATTTATTATAGATCAACCAAGAAAACTTAATAAAGGTAAAATTTACGAAAAAGTTCTCAAAATGTTGTTAAATGAACTAACGATTGATTAAAGAAGTAAAACAGCATATTTAATTTTAAAGGAGATTTAAACATGAGTCATTTTACCATTATGGTGGTTGGAAATGATTTTGAGAAACAATTGCAGCCATACCATGAGTATGAAAGCACAGGTATACTGGATGAATTTGTCAGTTTTGTTCTGGCAGATATGGAAGAAGTTGATCAGGATTATATTCAATATGGCGAAGAGTATACATCAAAGAGTAATTTCATAGAAGAATATTATGGATATGAGTTCGATGAGAAAACAAAAAAGTGGGGAAATTTCACTAATCCAAATTCAAAATGGGATTGGTTTCAGGTTGGTGGTCGCTGGAGTGGTGAACTTGTCATTAAACCTATTCCTCTGCTGAAAGATCAAAATACCAATACGAATGAGCTGGGTTTTTTGGATAATGAAATGTTTGGATTATTCAAGAAGTTTGAGCATGACAAGGATGTATTTAATCATATTACTGCAAAATACCAGGGCAAAACAAAACTGATCAATGCAATCATGGAACGATGGAAAAAAGACAGATATTCCAAAGATGCAAAGTTTAAGGAAAAAAACTTTATGAATGAAACCTTTACCTCTAATCGTGCTGATATTGCAAAGAAGGGACAGATTGACATTAAAGGTATGGAAAAACCCATGCGTGAACGTGCATCAAGTACATGGTCACAGTGGCACAATGAAATCAAATTTCTCAGAGATGATGATAAAAAGCAGATTAAGTGGATAAATGAGAATATCGGATACTTTCGCATTGCTGAAGCGATGGAAAGATTAATAAACATGACAAAAGAAGAATACGTTGCCTGTAATTCAGTGTGGTATCCTTACGCTCTTGTCTACGAAGGAAAGTGGTATGAGAAAGGTAAGATGCTGATGTTTGGAATGTCTGTAAATGAAGAAAGTGATTGGGGAAGTCAATTCAAAGAGCTTTGGAAAGAAATTCCAGAAGACTCATTGATTACGATGGTTGACGCACATATATAATCCAAAACAAGGAGAGAAAAATGAAATTAGTAAAATGGGAAAAAGAAAACTGGGCTGGATTTGAATTGATGTCAGATGAAAAATATGCCAAATTTGAAAGAAGTCTCAAAATTGTAAAATATCCAATTGAAGTATATTTTAGTTCTAATAAGAATTATGAATTTGAAAGTACAAATGACATTATTTTTGATATTACTATAATGAATATTACAGAGGAAGAAGCACAGACAATGAGAAAATTGTTTCACAAATTTGGTAAATATACCACTTTTGGATGGACTCCCATTGATTCAATAATTGATGACGCTACTGATCAACAAGAACAGATATAAATAATGTAAAAGATAATTCTATTGTGTGTATTTGTATTTCTTTAAGAGTTTTATATTATTTTTACTAAGTGAATTTGAAAGTAATATAGCTCATTATAAGAACTTTTTCACAACAAGATAGTCAATAATCTTAAATAGCTCTGAAAATTAATCAGAGCTATTCCTATTTGAGGAGAATCAAAAGATTCTCTTAAAAAAATGGCAACTTATTTTATCAGGTCAATATGCAAAGAGAAATCTTTTAGGTAATAATTTCTTCGTGCATCCGATAAAATAAGTTGCCATAATAAAAACATATTGCATACTTAATCAACTTGAGAAATTAAATCTTATCATATCATAGAAAAAGAATCAATATAAGTATATGCTCAAAACCGGAATACTCCTCTGATCTACAATAAATGCTCTTAGATATGCAATGATTAATATGCAATAGCAATATATAGGATATTTCTAAAATGCTCTGCAATGAGCAAGAATTGATCTTGTTGTGCAATGAATAATCTTGCTGTGTAATGAACAACGATATGCTCTTGTAACCAAAGCGAAGCCCCTCTCCCCAGCGTTGCTTTGCAACGCATGAGAGTACTTTGGAGAGAGACTAAAGACATGTGATAACATGATGCTTACAATAACGTAAGTCGAACGGAAAAGACTCTCTATATAAGGGGTACTCTTATGTATTTTTCCATAGAAAATCAAAACAGAATATTAATTCTATTGTAATCTATTGAAATAACTCTAAATATCAATATTACTGATTTTCATTGGGGCGTATCTTAAAATTCTTGAAATTAATAAAATCAATCACTTACGAATTTTAAGATACGCCCCAGTGGAATATTTAAGATACGCCCGGGCGTATCTTAAATTAGAGCTATATTTTAGATTTTTCTTTTATAGAATTTATCTGGATCAGCCATTTCTTTAGCAACTTTTTGATTCATGTACATATGGATTTTGAAATCAATTACATCTTCTTTGTTTTTGTACTTTCCCCAATAACCACAATGATAATATGATTTTCCTTTTCCAAAATTTGAAACTTTTAATGCATCTATACGAACTAAAGCTCTAAGTATGTATTCAACAGTACGGACAGAACAACCAACTTTCTTTGCAATTAAGAATTTGCAATTTAAGCGCATAAACGCAGGAGTTTTTCTTTTTCTATTAAGAATAAAAGAATGATCTTTCGTAAGTTTATCATTAGATATTAGTTTTTTACATTTATTTTGGGTTAATCTATATAGAGAATTACCAATCTCAATAAGAATTGTCTCAAGATACTTGAAACGCTTCTTGACGCTATCGAATTTTTTATGATGATACCATTTGTGTTTTAAAGGCCAGGGGATTTTCTTTTTGGATTTTGTGATGTTTTCTGTTTTGAATTTCTTAGCAAAGGAAGGATCTAATTCGAGGAATTTTTGATATATTTCTTGGTTATTCATAATATTTTCCCGCCAAAAGCCGTCATAAAAGAATGTGGGAAAGTTGATTGACGGGATCAATTTTCAATACGACTCATGACTTTCGTATCTATTCCCACAATTTGAATGACTAAGCATAACAGAAGTATTATGAAAGAAGCAAGAAGTTTATTTAATTACTATAACTTAGGATATTCACCTGTATCACGTACATAATTATGAAAATCAGAATCTTCATTTACTGCATAATGGATTACTCCATCAATATCATATTTTTCTAATTCTTCAACACAAACTAAAAAATCAAAATTTTCAGTTAATTCTTCAACTGAACATCCAAATTTTTTAGCCAATGTCTCAATAATATCAGGATTTAGTAATGAAGGTACTTTATGAGTAGGTAAATCTTGTGGTTGTGAATGGTCTTCAAAGTATGTTTTTGCTAAAGAGGGATTTTTCTCAAGAAGTTCTGCATAAATATCCAGATTAAACATAATATCACCTTGGTTAATGGTGGTCATTGAAAATTATGATAGCAGGGAGGAGACCAATCCTCCCAGGGCCATGGACCCTTTGCTATCAAAATCATGAAGTAATTTATTGAGAAATCATCTTATGATAATCAAGTGAAAAAGTCAATAAAAACTTAATAAAAATATATTAAAAAAAGCTTGACAATATATAACTTTTTATTGTATAAAATAATAGTTTAATCAAAAAAAATAAAGGAGCAAAAATGCAAAAATTTTCCATGACTATCTTAATACCAAGAGAGCTGCACAGAAACTTTAAATTTGCTGCATTGAAAGAGGATAAACCAATGACTCATATAATTATTGAAATGATGAAGGATTTTATTAAAGAAAAGGAGAAAGAAAATGAAAGCAATAATTGAACGAATCCAATCTTTAATCATAAGTTTACCGGGAAGACCTGACGGAATGTTTGCAAAAGATCTTGCAAAGATTTATCAAGTTAAAACTGGACGATTAAATGAAGCAGTAAAAAGAAATAAAAATAAATTCCCTGATGATTTTATGTTCCAAGTCACTGATATTGAACAGAAATTTCTGTTATCGCAAAATGCGATAAGTCAACAATCCCCAGCACTTACATACATTTTTACACAATATGGAGCAAATCAACTCTCTTCAATTCTTAGATCTGACATTGCTGTGAAAAGATCAATTCAGATTATGAGAGCATTTACAGATTATAACAAAAAAGAATCATTGCCCACTAATTATATCGAAGCATTAGAACAGTTAGTCATTTCAGAAAAGCAAAAGGTTCTTGCTCTTGAAGAAATTGAAAAACAGAAAAAAGTAGTAAAAAAGCAAACACGCAAAATCAAAAAAGATCGCCCAAAAGTCAAATATTATGATAAAGTTCTGGATTCAAAATCAGATTTTACAATAACTCAGATTGCGAAACAGGTCGAAATGACGGCTCATTCCTTAAATACAGTTCTTGAACAGTCTGGAGTTCAATTTAAACAAAGTGGTCAATGGTTGCTTAAACAACAATACCAAGATAGAGGATTGGTTAATACACGAACTCATATCATTAATAATGGTAGACAAGTAAGTAAACAAACCTCCCATTCTACAGTTTGGACCGAGAAGGGCCGTGAGTTCATTTTAGATTTATTAGAAAATATTTAAAGGATCTAAAATATGATTCAATCCCGTACTGTATCAGTAACCGAAGAAAAAAGAATAACTATAGCATTAATCACATCAGATAAATTCACAAAAGAAATTCTACCAATTCTTGAACTTGATCATTTCACAAATTCATATCTCAGAACAGTTGCAAGTTGGGCAATAGCATTTTATCAAGAACATGAAAAAGTGCCAAATATACATATAAAGGATATTTATGAATCTGAATCTCATCGCCTCAAAGAAACTGACGCTGAATTGATTGGTGAGCTTTTAGAAACCCTTTCTGATCAATATGATCCTGATTCTGTTAATGTTGATTATCTCAGAGATTGTGCAGTTGATTATATCCGTAAAAGAGAATTAGAGATTGTTGTAAATAATCTATCAATTTTAAAAGAAAGGGGTGATTATGATGAAGCTGAAAAAATAATCACTGATTTTACCAAAGTCTCTTTGGAACTTGATGCTGGATCTCTGATAAATCTTGGTAATCTTGATCAAATTACTGAAATATATAAGCAGCGGGAAGAAGGAGATAAAAAGTTTTTCAAAATGCCAGGAGATCTTGGACGATATCTTGGTGCTTTCAAAAGAGGGGATGTTGTAGGATACTATGCTGCGGCTAAAAAAGGCAAGACCTTCGCCCTTGTAGATCATTTTAAACATGCAGTTTTACAAAAAAAGAAAACAATCTTCTGGTCAATAGAAATGACAAAAACAGAAATCACACCAAGAATTATGAAAGCATTCCATCCTATGATTGAAGAACCAGGAATTTACACATTCCCAACTTTTGATTGTCTCAAAAATCAGACTGGTGAATGTGTTGATAGATTATCTCCTGTTATTGTTTTAGAAGATGATGAAGTTTTAGAAGACCCGAGTCATATTCCTTGTACAAAATGTATGTACGGTAAAGGACCACATAAATTTACTATGACAATTTACTATGATCAAATCTACAGAGATGCTGATGATATCTTTACAGTAAATAATATGCTCACAGGAACAGATAGAGCAGTAGGTCTTAGTGATGTATTAGGAAAATATGGAAGACTTTCTGTGCATAATAAATACACTCTTACATATGACAAAATGAAAAGAGATATAGAGGTATTGAATGCTCAAGATGGTTTTGTTCCTGATATTTTTATTTTAGATTATATTGATATCTTAGATATTGGATCAAAGTTTGATGACTATAGAGCGGTGGATCAAGCATGGAAATTAGTTGCACGTATGGCAGGTGAGTATAATGCTTTGTTTATTACAGCAACACAAGCCAATAAGGAAGGACATTCAGCACAAACATTGAATTCAACGCATCAAGGTGGATATTATGGAAAAAACCAACATGTCAACACCATGTGTGGTCTTAATCAAACTCCTGAAGAAAAGGAAAAAGGTATTATTCGATATGGAATCACTGAAGCACGATCACAACCATTTATTCCTGGAAAGACTTGTACAGTTTTGGTGGATTTGAAGGCCGGATGTTCATATTTGGATTCGTATTATCCTTTTAAATAGTTCTTGACACAGCAAGAATATAATAATAAACAAATAAATTAATAAGAGAGTAAAATGAAAAAGAATTTAATTTTTGCTGTATCTGAAGAAGAACATTTGCAGTTCAAAACTATTGCACTTATGAAAAAAACAACAATGTCAGATATATTATACCAATATATGAAAAGAGTAATTAAGAAAGAACAAGAATCAAGAGTACTGAAAAATGGTAATACAAATAAAATATCGTACAGGCGAAATCAGAAAAGGCAATAGTGGCTTAATGAAAATTATTGAATACAATGGCTCAAATGATATTAAAGTTAAATTTAAAACTGGTCCAATTGTAAGAACACAGTATAATCATTTTAAAACTGGAAATGTAAAAGATCCTTTATTTCCAAATGTTTTTGGGATTGGTTATTTTGGGGTAGGAAAATATAAACTATCAATAAATGGTAAAAATACAATTTGGTATAATGCATGGCATAATATGCTTAGACATTGTTATGATCTATATTATATAAATAAAAATTTAACATACCAAAATGTTATAGTTTGTGAAAAATGGTTGAATTTCCAAAACTTTGCTGAATGGTTCCAAAATAATTATTATGAACTTTTAGATGAAGAAGTAAATCTTGATAAAGATATTATCAGAAAAGGTAATAAAGTCTATTCTCCTGAGTTTTGTTCTTTTGTTCCCTAATCAATTAATAAATTATTAACTAAAAGAAATAAATCCAGAGGTAAATATCCTATTGGAGTAAACTTGCAGAAAAGTACAAATAGATATGTCTCTTATTTATGCGGTAAACATATTGGGTATTTTTCTACTCCTGGAGGAACTTTCAAAGTTTATAAAATTGAAAAAGAAAAACATATTAAAATAATGACAAATAAGTACAAAGCAGTTTTGGATGCATGTATCTATAATTCACTGATGAATTATAGAGTTTTAATTACTGATTAAAAAAGAAGATTATAGGGATTTTTATGAAGAATTGAATAAATAATAATTGGTGAAAAATCATACAAATTAAAGCACTTACAAAAATGAACATTATTATTTTCAATTATTATTATTTTTTAAACATTTTTTCATTGACTTTTTATTTAAAAATTATTAAATTCTTATTATGTTTTTAAATGAATAATGTATTGTAAATTCAATAAGTAATAACAAACCACAAGAAGGAGTTTTAAAATGACCAAAAGTATGCCAAACAAAGAATTTAAAGAAGCAGTCTCAGCCCTGAATGCAGTTCTGAAAGCTGATGAAAAGTCTACTATCAAGATCGTTGCTGTAAAGAAAGCGAAGGTTATTGAAGATTTTACCAATGCAGTTCTTGATTTTATTGAAAATGATAAAATAAAGGCACTGCCAGAAAGTGTTATAGATTTCTATAATGAATTTATTGCAGAAGATGCTCCTGATGATGTAGAAGATGTTTCTGATGCTGATGTTTCTAATGATGTAGAAGATATAGAAGATGTTTCTGATGTTGATGTTTCTAATGATGTAGAAGATATAGAAGATGTTTCTGATGCTGATGTTCCTGATGATAAGAAAACCAAAAAGACTAAAAAAACCAAGAAGATCAAGAAATCTGCCCTTGCTAATGAAAAAAAGAAAGAAAAGAAAGAAAAACTAACTACTTCTCCAGGTAAGAATCTTGGCATTGTTGCTGAAGCAGTTAGAGTGTATATTTTAGATAATATTACTACTACAAAAGAAATTGTGGAAGTTATTCAAGATAAATTTCCAGGCAGAAACATCACCAGTACAGTTTCCACTGTTGTTTGTGTTATGAAACATGTCAACGACAATTCTTAAAGAACTCAGTTTATTCTCTGGTGCAGGAGGTGGTCTAATTGGCACTTCCTTGCATCTTGGGATTGAGACTATTGGAATGGTGGAATATAATGAATACTGTCAAAAAGTCCTTATTCAAAGACAAAAAGATGAACTCTTGCATAAATGTCCAATCTTTGGAGATATTAGGACTTTCAATTCAGAAGGTTACGCCAAAGCATATAAGGGAATGGTTGATATCATTACAGGAGGTCCGCCTTGCCAACCGTTCGCAAGCTCGGGATTACGTCAAGCTGAAGACGATGAAAGAGATATGTGGCCAGCAACGCAAGAAACCGTTCGCATCATTCAACCAAGATTTTTCTTTTTTGAAAACGTATCGAACATGCTCAATTTTCCCTACACTTACTCCATATTCGGAAACTTGTCCAAACTCGGGTATGATATTAGATGGAGTACTTTATCAGCAAAAGATGTGGGAGCACTCCATAAAAGGAATAGATTATGGATTTTTGGTAAGAAAACCAGTAGTGACAACAATTAGTTCTTGTGCTGGTTTTAGAATTGGATCATCTGTTGATTCTTATATAAGAAAATTATTGAATGTATATGATTTAAAAACAAGTACAAAATTAATCACTAATCCACAAAATACAAATCCTGTTGTATTTGAATTCATAATGGGATGGCCATTAAATTGGACATCCCTAAAACCACTAAAGAAAATTCTTATTCCTAAATGGACAATAAATAATATGCGAAAAATAAAACCAATAAAATCAGTAAAAAATCAAAAACAAAGAATAGCCGCAGTAGGAAATGGTCAAGTTCCTTTATGTGTTTATTCTTTGCTAAAATTATGGTTATTGGAGGATGCTCTATGATTATATCTGAAAAAGCTGTTTTTGAAATGTTTGATAAAGCAAATTCAGTATTGCTGATAGAACCAGAATATAAAAAGAAATATCCACCCCTTGGTCTTGCAAAAATAAAATCATATTTACTCAGTAAAGGTAAACATGTTGAATTTGCAAACCATATCCTTCCGAAGAAATTTGACCTAATATGTGTTACAACCCTATTTACATATTATTCCAAACCAGTATTTGAGATCACTAAACAGCGTAGTTTCTTTAATGTTGATACTCCAATTTTATTTGGTGGAGTCTTTTCTTCACTAATGCCAAAAGTTTTTAAAGATTTTGAAAATACATTCTTGTTTTCTGGATACTCAAAAAGATTAGATACTTATACTCCTGATCCTGAAATTATGGGAAATATTGAAGATCCATGGTACACATTTTCATATGTATTTACAACCAGGGGCTGTGTCAATAAATGTGCATATTGTCCTGTACCAAGAATAGAAAAAGGATTATGGATTAATAAGCATTGGAAAGAAGTTGTGGATCTTTCAAAACCAAATCTCATGATCTTTGATAACAATTTATCTGCTGCTCCCATTGAGCATCTAAATGAAGTAATTGATTTTGCTTTGAAGCATGATAAAAGAGTTCTTTTTGAAAATGGATTTGATGTAAAATATATCACCAAAGAAATGGCTCCAAGATTAGCAAAACTCAAGTATATTCGTAATGGTATGAGGGTAGCTTTTGATAGAATTGAAGAGGATGGAGTATTTCAGAATGCTGTTAAAATGCTTTTGGATGCTGGAGTATCTCCGAACAGTATGATGTCCTATGTTCTATTCAATTTCACTGATAAACCGCAGGATGCTTATTACAGAGCGAAAACTTGCTTTGATATGAAAGTTCGTCCTTATCCTCAATATTACAAACCATTAAATATTCTTAGCACAAAAGATCTTTTTATTGGGAAACATTGGACTCTTAGGCTTGGTCGTGCATTTCGTTTTTATTGGTTAATGCGTGGTATATATTCAAAGATGTCTTTTGAAGAATATATTGAATCAAAAGATGCTATCACAAATCATAATATGATAAAAGAAGATATTCAAATGTATAAAAATAATGGGATATAACTATGAAAACAAAAGAATTATTAACTGTTTTAGAAATGGTAAAACCGGGAATTGCTTCAAAAAATGTTATTGAAAGTATGACCTATTTTTATTTTTCTGGTACAGATATCATTACTTATAATGATCAAATATCCATTCAACATCCGTTCAAATCTGAATTTAATTTGTTTGTAAAAGCACAGGATCTTTATAAATTAATTTCCAAACTCACCGAAAAAGAAATTAAGATTGAAGAAAAAAATAATAAATTAAATTTAACCTGCAAAACTCTTAAAGCCAATCTAAATACAATAAATGATTCAGAGATGATAGAGAAAATTAAAAATGTTTCTGATTCCCTAAAAAAAGTAAAATGGAAATCCTTACCAGAAAACTTTTGTAATAGTATAATCCTCTGTTTACCCTCTACATCTACAAAAGATTCTGATGGAACTCTTACCTGTGTAAATATTGATGGGAAAAACTGCATATCATCTGATAATAACAGGATTTCTCATGCAATATTGACAGAAGAAATGGATGATATGTTCATTAAAGCATCTGAAATTAAAAACCTTGATACTATACAACCTAAACAATACTCAATCACTAAGTCTTGGCTTCATTTTAAAAATGCTGATAATTGTATTTTCTCAATTAGAAAGATTACTGGGGAATTTCCTGATTATCTTCAGTTCTTTAATTTTGATGGAAAAGAAATAAATCTTCCAAAAGAAATTCTAGAAGGTATTAATTTAACATCCATCCTGGCTGGGGATTCTGACCCTGCTATCAAATTCAAGATCACTAAAGGTTTTTGTATGCTGTCTTCAAATTCAGATGCAGGAACTATTACTCACAGATCAAAAATCAAATATAATGGTGAAGAAATTAATTTTACAATAAATCCAGATTTTCTCAAAGAGATGATGTCTCATTCAGCAACTATTACTGTTGGTGATGATAAAGCAAAACTACAAACTGGAAATAGTTTCTCTTTGCTTACTTTATTTTTTTCATAAGGAGGTATTGTAAAGTGGTTGGATTTTTTACCAAAAGTGAATTAGTTAAAAAAACAAAGAAAAAAATTGATATAAACCAATTAACTCCTGATTGTGGAAAATGTGGATTATATAAAAATTGTTTGCATCCTAAATTAGATGTTACTGGTGAAGGTGTAAAAAGGATTCTGATAATTGGGGAAGCTCCAAGACAAGAAGAAGATGAGTTTGGGATTCATCTTGTTGGTGAAAATGGTGATTTCCTAAAAAAAGAACTAAGACATATAAAAATTTCACTGCATAAGGATTGTTGGAAAATTGGAGCTGTAAATTGTAGAACTCCACATGATAGAATCCCTTCACATAAAGAAATTTCTTGTTGTTATCCAATGATACAAAGGACAATTCTTAAACTTAAACCAAAACTTATTGTACTACTTGGGAGTATTGCAATAACATCTGTATTTGGTGAAAACTTTTCCAATCGTAAAATAATGCGTTGGCGTGCATTTCAAATTCCAGATGAAAAATTTAAGTGTTATGTACTTCCATTATTTCATCCATGGGAACTTGTTAAAAAAGATAAAGACAAAAATCTACATTCTACGTTTAAACGAGATCTAAAACTCATTAATACATGTTTAAATAAGACGTATAAGAAGCAAACAAACTTTGAGAAGTATGTTGTCACTCTTACAAACTTTATCGACGTTAAATCACTCTTAAAACGAGTCATAAAAAGAAAACAAAAAATTGCTTTTGATTATGAGACAACTGGTTTGAAACCATATCGTAATGGACACAAAATAGTTACGATAGCTCTTGCAATATCAGCAAAAAAAGCATATGCATTTCCATTTGATTTTAATTCTTTCTGGACAAAAAGTGAATTAAGTGAAATCAAAGCATTATGGAAAGAAATTCTTGCACATAAAGATATTGAAAAGATAGCGCACAATGCAAAATTTGAGGACATGTGGTCAGCCATTCAAATTGGAACTCGTATAAGAAATGTAATTCATTGTACGATGATTGGTCAAAAATGCACTGATAATAGAGCTGCTGCAATAGGTTTGAAGTTTCAAGCATTTGTACGATATGGTGTTCGCCCTTACGATGACTCAATATCACCTTTTCTAAAATCAAAAAAAGGCACAGAGTTTAATACAGTAGAGAAAGTACCTTTAAAAGATCTTTTGGTTTATAATGGTCTTGATTGTATTTTCACATACATGCTTTATAATGATCAAAAAGCTTATTTTTCAAAAATGGATAAATTACATAATGCTTTTAAGTTCTTTATGCGTGGAATCCGTACAATGGGAACTATACAACTCAATGGTATCACTGTTAATACTGAGTATTACAAAAAGACAAATGTTGAATTAAAAGAAAGAATTGACATAACAAAGAAGGAATTAACTGAAGGTAGAGAAGCAAAAAAATTTAAAGAACAAATTGGAAAAGAAATAAACATTACATCAAATACTGATCTTGGCAAACTTTTTTATGAAGTGCTTGGTAAAACTCCAGTATATACAGCAAATAATAATTACAAAACAGATGCATTGACTCTTGAATCTTTAAATTTGCCATTTGTTGATAAACTTATTCAAATGAAAAAGCTTGAGAAAGCAAAAGGAACCTATCTTGCACAATTTGCAAGAGAAGTTTATAAAGGTATTATTCATCCGTTTTGGGATCTTCATATTCCAGTAAGTTACCGTTCCTGTATTGCTGAATATGAAAAAGTTCTTGTGGCGAAAGATTTTGAATTACATCCAGAAGGAATCCCAATAAAAGACATTAAAGTTGGTGATTATGTATATTGTTTTGATAATGAATTAAATCCTGCAATTAAAAAAGTATTATGGCAAGGAAAAACAGGACACAGGGAAATAATTCGTGTTTATTATTATAGAAAAGGTGGTCATGGACATTTTGATTGCACACCTGAGCATAAAGTTAGATTAATAAATGGTAAGTATGTAGAAGCTCAAAACCTCTTAAAAAAACAACACTATAAAAAAAGTAAAGCAAAGGATGGAAATTGTAGGGCTTTAGCATGTAAAAGAAGTGGAGATAAATTAAATTTTACAGGACATTTACAAGGTGGAAAGGGCGTATTAGAGCATAGATTAATTTATGAAAATTTTATAGGTGAATTGACATGTGGTGACATTGTTCACCATAAAGATAAAAATCATTTTAATCATAATCCATTAAATCTTGAAAAACATACAAAATCAAGTCATGCAAAGTTACACAGTAAAGATACTATATGTTCAAAGAAGTCAAGAATAAATAATATTAAAGCAGTTAAGAAAGGATGGAAAGAAGGAAGATATGATCACACAATAAAAAGAGGCAAAGATAATCCACGATCATTTAATTTATCAAAAGATCAGTGTGTTTGTATGTTAATGGAATGTGCTGGCAAACCAAAAAAAACAGCAGATAAATTTTCAATAGATTTTAGTACATTCAAAAAATATCTTGTAATTAATAAAATTAATTGGAAAAAAATAAACTTATGTTTTGATAAACATGATAAATTTATATCAAAACAAAGACTTGAAGACTTATCAAAACTTGGAAGGGCAAAAGTTAAAGATATTCTTGGTCATAACCATTATAGATTACTTGAATTATATGATTATTATGGAATTGATTCAAAGAGGAAATGGAGAAATCAATTCGGAGAGTTTAAACCTGGAAATCATATAATAACTAAGATTGAGTGGATAGGTAAAAAAACTGATGTTTATGATATTGAAGTTGAGGATTGTCATAACTTTTTTGTAAATGAAATTTGTGTGCATAATTCATCCAGTAAGCCAAATCACCAAAATCTTCCTGCCAGAAATCCCGAAATTAAAGCATTAGTACGAAAAGGCATAGTTCCTTCAAAAAATTGTGTTTTGTGTGAGTGTGATTTTTCTGGTGCTGAAATAATAACTTCGGCAGCATATCATAAAGACCCTACGTTTATTTTTGACGTAACTCAGGGGGACATGCATCGTGATCTGGCAATGGAATTGTTTAAATTACCACTTAAACTAATGAATAAACATTATCCTGGGTATAGCAAAGCTCAAATAAAAATGATCAAAAATATTCGATTTTATGCCAAGAATAATTGGACATTTGCTCAATTTTATGGTGATTGGTTTGGGTCATGTGCTCCGAATTTATGGGAAAATGTAGTAGAAGCTGGATTAACACTTCCAAATGGTGAAACAGTAAAACATTGGCTTGAAGGTCAAGGAATATATGAACTTGGGGAAATGATAAAATATGAACCAACTCCTGGTTCATTCCTTGAACATTGTAAAAATATTGAAAGTAAAATGTGGAAAGAAAGATTTCCAGTTTATACAGAATGGAAAGAGAACATAGTTGAGTCTTATCAAAGGTATGGTTTTATTGAAACATATTTTGGATTCAGATTTACTGGATACATGAATAAGAAGCAATGCACCAATTTTCCTATACAATCTACCAGTTTTCATTTATTATTATTTACTTTGATCGAAGTTGAAAAATTCCTCAGAAAAAATAAATGTAAAACCAAAATAACTGGCCAAGTGCACGATTCAATAATTTTTAACCTACATAAAGAAGAAATCAAATTTATTTTAAATGGTGTAAATGATATTGTTAAAAATCTTAAAAATAAGTTCAAATGGTTAATTGTTCCTATTGAAATGGAATTTGAATTATCAAAATTAAAAGAGGAAGGAGGTAATTTTGCCTTTATGGAGGAGATAGATATTGATCAAATAAATAAAATGTATTAACAAATTAAGTTAAAAATAAAATAAAAAGTTAATGATTTATTAATCAGTTTGTTGTATAGTGTTTTTATGTTTGAGAAATAAACAATTAATCAATGGAGAAAGTTACTATGAATTACAAGGAATTTACCAAAGAAGTTTATGCGTATGTTGATGATGAAACTGTCACTCAAAAACAAACCAATGATGTGATTGAATCTTTTGTTGAAGCACTCAAAGAACAAACAAGTAAAGGTGAAAATGTAAGGATTAATGATCTTGGAATTTTTAAATATAAAGAGAGAGCTGCACGTAAAGCAAGAAATCCAGCAACTGGAAAATCTGTTGATGTCCCTGCAAAAGCTTCTGTTTCCTTCAAATTGTCTAAATCGTATAAAGAATTGATGAATGAAGTCGAAATTAATTAAATTCTTATTAATTAATGATTGACTTTTCATTAAGAAATCATTATAATAATTTTAGCTGTGAATTTTAATGATTAGTCAATCATATAAATAGGTGAAAAAATGGGAATGACCTTCAGCATCACGATCCCAGAACCATTAGAAAAAAAACTTAGGGATTGTGCAAAAAAAAAAGGAGTATCAAGATCCAGATTTATTGGTGAAATTCTCTTTAAGTGGGAAGAACAATGTAATTTTGGCAATGGATGTATTCATCAAGAAAATGAATACTGTAGAAATTTTGGCATTGTGTGCAAAGCACCCAGGCATGAAGCATTAACATGTGCAGGGTATATTCCTAAAAAGGAGAAGTGATGGCAGGATTAGCAACATTTTACAGACCAAAATCATTTAAAACTTTTATTGGAAATGATGATGTTAAAAAAAGTCTCTCTGCTGTTTTAAAAAGAGATAATCCTCCTGCTGCATTTTTATTCACTGGGGGATCTGGGACCGGGAAAACCAGTATGGGAAGAGTTATCAAAAGAGCTTTAAAATGTTCTGATGCTGATTTTAAAGAATTAAATGCTGCTGATGATAGAGGTATTGATGGGGTAAGGGGATTAATTCAATCAATGAAGTTTGCACCTTTATCAGGAACTAAAAAAGTTATTCTATTAGATGAGTGCTTTAGTGCTTGTACTTCAATACCAACTTCAGAAGGACAAAAGAGAATTGATTTAATTAAAGTTAATGACGCAGTTTTTAACTTAAATGGAACTGATATTGTTGAGAAAGTATTTATTAACAAAGTTCCTTTAAGTAGGGTTATTAAAATCAATAAATCTGACGGGTCAAGTACATTTTGTTCTGAAGATCAGGAGTATTATCTTGATGGTAATTGGATTAAAGCAAAAGACTTGACAAACATACTTCTTGTAAGGTATAGTGAACCTATGATTAACACAAGTTCACTATGCGAGGTACAAAATGACTTACAAAAAGATATGTCAATTTTGCGAAAAGGAATTTTTTCCGAAGAACAAAAGCAGAAAGTTTTGTTCAAACAGTTGTTCAGCATTTTACAGAGAATCATTAAAAGAAAAAAGTGTTTTAGATTCAAAAAGTTGTTTATGGTGCAAAAAGATATTTACCACAGATCGAAAGACACGAAAATTTTGCTCAAAAAGTTGTTCAGGGAAATATGCAAAAAGTTGTGTAAAGAAAACTGGACGATCAAAAGAGACAAGGGAAAAAATAAGCAAAAAGTCTTTAGATTTTTATCAAACAAAAGAAGGCAAGGAATTTGCACAAAAATCATCAGAACGTATGAAGGAAAACAATCCGATGAATCTTTCTGGTGTGAAAGAGAAGGCAATAGAAACAAAAAGAGTAAATGGAACTCTTCATGTTTGGAAAGGAAAGCGTGGTGGGAATGGTCAGTTGACAGAACCACAGAAATTATTAATGGCTGCATTAGCTTGGCAATCAGAAGTTGCAGTGAAAACAGCAGATCATTTGCCTATGAAACAACGGGAAGTTTGGTGCCGCAAAAAAAGAATTCCAACTTCTTACAAAGTGGATTTGGGAAATCCAAAATTAAAGATTGCAATAGAAATAGACGGAAAGGGACACAACTCTATTCAGAGACGAAAACTGGACAAAAAGAAAGAGTCTCTTCTTCGATGGAAAGGGTGGAAAGTGTTGAGATTTACAAACGAGGAAGTAATGATGAATCTTTCTCAAGTATTATTGGACATAAAGAAAGAGATCAAGGCTTTGTAGAGTTCTATGATTTGCAAGTAAAAGAAAATCATTCTTATATTGCAAATGGAAATATGGTTCACAATTGTCACTCTATAACAAAAATTGCACAGGAAAGTTTACTTAAGGCACTTGAAGAACCTCCTGCATATGTGCATTGGATTTTGTGTACAACGAATCCAGAAGCGTTAAAATCCACTTTAAAACGTAGATGTCACACGTATGAACTTGAATTTCTGAAAAGTTCTGATCTTCAAAAACTTTTCAGAATGATTTTAAAGAAAGAAAAACGCGAATGTATTTCAATGGATGTAAGAGATCACATCATTGAGCTTGCAGATGGTTCAGCAGGGCAAGCATTGAAACTTCTTGATCAAGTAATTGATATGGATGATTCTGAACGTGCCATTAATACCCTTAAATCAGCAGGAACCAGTGAAACTGAGGTTATTGAAATTTGCAGAACTCTTTCACATTACAATATGCCTCCAAAAACAAAATGGGCAAAGATTAAAAAAATCCTAAAAGATTTTAAAGGTGATGGTGAATCAGCAAGAAGGCCAATATTAATGTACATGAATTCTATCATGCTTAATAATGGTGATGACAATATATTTTTCATGATGGAAAATTTTGAGAATAATTTCTTTGATTCTGGGAAAGCAGGATTAACTTTAGCTTGTTATAAATCTGTGTTTGGGGGTGAATAATGGAAATTTGCCATGATGGTGTTAGTCATGAAACAGATGATGCGGTTTTATTTTATTTTGATGAGAGAGATGTTTGGATACCAAAATCAGTAATTAATGACTATGATGATTTAGTAGTGGAAATTGAGCCTTGGTTTGTAGAGAAAGAAGAACTTGAAGGTTATATGGTATGAAAGATCATGATTATGCAAAAGAGATCCTTATTGATCCTTGTAATTTGGAAAATGAATGGCTAACACAACCATCTTATTATTTGTATTATAGTGAAAGTCATGCAGAAGCAATTTATCAAAAGGATTTAAAAAAGTCTGAATTGGATTATACGCATTCAATATTGTATGATGAGGTTAAAAAGGATTGGAAAAAGCATTTTGATTCCAAACCAACTGAAGCTGCAATAAAGGAATGGATAACCAGAAATCCAAAATATAGAGAAGCTGAATTGACATTTATTAAAGCAACTAGAAATGCTAATATTTTTCTTAATGTAAAAACTTCCTTTGATCACAGGAAACTGGCATTAAGTAATTTAGTATCACTGAAAATAAGTGGTTTTTATTCTGAACCAAAAAATAAAGTCAGACAAATATCAAAAGGAGGTAAAGTTGGAATAGCACAGAGACAAGTATTAAATGAAGAAAAAGACAAAGGTATAAGGGTAATATCCCGTAAACGTAAAAAGATAAAAAGGAATTAAAATATGTCGTTTCGCGATAGAATGGCAAAAAACAAAGGTGAAAGAACTCTTCAAAAACGTCATAATGCAGGAACAAAAAAGACTAGTGGAGGGGGACGATATCCAACAATATTTGATAAAAATAAGGTTCCAGAAGGAGTAGAGTTCTGGAAGTGTGCAGAAGGGAAACATCTTCTTGATATCTTACCGTTTGAAGCTGGTTCAAATATGCCATTTGATGAAAAACTTAAACCTATAACACCTGAAGGCAATCTTGATTATGTTCTTGATTTGTTTGTACATCAGAATGTTGGAAAAATGAAAAAACCATATGTCTGTCCATATGAAAATTTTGGTGAACCTTGTCCTATCTGTGAATTTATCAAAGCAAATCGTCTTGATAAGAAAGATTGGAAAAAACTTGTTGCCAAGCACCGAGTTGTATATTTGATCTGGTCACACGCTACAAAAGAAGATGAGAAGAAAGGAGTACAGATTTTTGAAGCATCTCATTTCTTCATGGAAGAGAAGATTGAAGAAATTGCACAACTTCCAAGAGGTGGAGGATTTGAAAATTTCTCACATCCAGATACAGGCAAATCATTGGCATGGACTCGTAAAGGTTCTGGAATGGAAAACACACAATTCTTGGGTCATCGCTTTGTAGAACGTGAATCACCAATACCAAACAGAATTCTTGATTCTACTTTCCCTCTTGATAATATTGTGAATATGCATCCTGAATATGATATTATTAAAAAAGAGCTTAAAGCAACTTTGAAGATTATGAATCTTCTGGAAAATGATATGCCTGATGATATGCCTGATGATATGTCTGATGATATGCCTGATGATATGCCTGATGATATGCCATTTGATGATGATCCTCCAAAGAAAAAAGTTCAAAGAAAACGTCCTGTTGATCGGAAGAAACGTCGTCGTCGAAAATAGGGATATCTAAATGAAACGAATCAAAAAGATAGATACTGATAAAAAAGTTGTCAAGAATATTACAAAAGGTGTAAGTAAGATTGAAAAACAACTTTCAAAATCATTTAAGCAAAAAACTTCATCATCAAGTATGAAGATTGATCCTGCTAAACTTGTTCCAACTGGATCAATTACTTTTAATCTTGAATGTTCTAGTAGAATTGAAGGTGCATTTGCATTAGGTAAACTTATCAATATAATAGGTGATAGTTCTGCGGGTAAAACCCTATTTGCGCTGACTACATTTGCTGAATGTTCATTACAAGAAAGATTTGATGATTTTGAATTCATTTATGATGATGTTGAAGCTGCAAATGAATTTGATCTTCCTTATCTTTTTGGTAATAAAGTTAATGATCGAATTGACCAAACTATCAGAAGTAAAACCATTGAAGAGTTCAATGATAATCTTGCCAGAGCTTTAGAAGATGATAAAAAGTTTATTTACATATTAGATTCTTTTGATGGTCTTACTTCTGAAGCTGCAATAAAAAAAGATTCAGAAAATAGAACTAAAAGAGAAAAGGGAAATAAAACTGATGGTAGTTATGGTGATGGAAAAGCAAAGAAGGCATCAGAAATGTTTTCTCAGCGAATCCAAGATTTATCAGACCATGGGTCATTACTTATAATTATTTCTCAGACAAGAGACAACATTGGATTTGGTGCAAAGTTTACTCCAAAAGTAAGATCAGGTGGAAAAGCATTGAGGTTCTATGCTGCTCATGAAATTTGGCTTGCTTGTGAAAAGAAGGAAAAAAAAGGCAAACGTACAGTAGTAACCAATGTTATTGCAAAAATAACAAAAAACAAATTGACTGGTAGACATGGAGAAGCTTACTTTCCAATTCTATTTGATTATGGAGTCGATAATATTGTTGGATGCATTAATTTTATATGTGATGAAGGTAATTGGACAGATGCAAAAGGCGTAGTCAACACAAATGGATTTGCCCCAAATTCTCTTGACAGCAAGAAGAAAGAGAAAAAAGGTACCAATAAAGCACAACTTATTTTGTATATTGAAAATAATAATTTAGAAGATGATTTGTTCCAAATTTGTCAAGAAACATATGATTCCATTATGGAAAAATTACGACCTCAAAGAAAAAGGAAATATTAAGAATGGCTAAAAGAAAAGTTAGAACAACACCAACAAGCGTTGACAAAAAAATAGAAACTCCCAAAAAAACAGAAACACAAAAGGAAGAAAAAATGATCAAACAAATCCCAATGAAAACAATCTGTGCTGTACAATCCAGAACCGTTAATCTCGGTGATTTTGAATCCACTCGTATTGAATTTTCTGTTACAGAACAAATCTCTGCTGATGCTGATGTCAATGCTGCACTGGATACGATCTTTGAAACTGTTGAAGCAAAAGTTGATGAAAAACTCAAACCATATGAAGATGTGGTTGATGGTGATGCACAGGAACCTGAAGATACCCCTGATGATGAATCGGAACCCAAAGAGTCCAAATCTGAAGATACTTCTGATGATGAACTAGAACACAAAGAGTCCGAACCTGAAGATACCCCTGATGAGAAAGATGAAATTTCAGAAGAAAAAATCATGGTCATGAAACGTAAGGAACTGGCTGAACTCATCGAAACAGAAGGTATTAATGATCTTGATCACAAAGATCATAAAAAGATCAATGATCTCCGTCTTGCTGTGATTGATGCATTGTTTGAAGAAGATGATTCTACCGACAGCAGTGAAGACAGTAGTGATGGTACGGATGAATGGGATGACTCAGAATGGGAAGATGACTAATGATACAGTTTGATAAATAACATGGCTAAAGCCATTATTGAGTAAATAAAAGGGACACTCATTTTGAGTGCCCCTTTTTCATAGGTTAAGAAATGCCGAATACAAAAATTAAATTAATAAAAACAAATCTAAGAAGATATACTTTTGAGAATAAAAAAATAAAAAAATGGACAGAAGATCAATGTAATAAAAATGGAATTACTCTTAACTTATTTGCTGGAAAAACAAAATTAAATATAAAAGAAATACGAAATGATATTGATATAATTGTAAATGCAAAATATCAATATGATGCATTAGATTTTATTAAATTTTGGAAAAATAAACACAACAATAAAAAATTCAGCACAGTAATACTTGATCCACCATATTCTTTTAGGAAGGCAATAGAGATGTATAAGGGAAATTATAGTAGTAGATTTAAAAGAATAGCTGATGTATTGCCAGATATAATAACTAAAAATGCGAATATAATTTCATTTGGTTATCATTCCTCTTTTCTTGGCAAAAAGAGAGGGTATAAATTATTAAAAATGTGTGTTTTTGCACATGGTGGCGCACAACATTGTACTATTGCAATAGTAGAGAAACATTTATGATTCACCCAAGAATACTGATACTCGATCTTGCGTCAATGGCTCATAGTATAAAATATAGAATATGTAAAGGAAAATATTCAAAATGTTTAAACGAATTTTATTAATTGATACTCTTTCATTATTGCATCAATTAAAATACAGTATTGGAAAAGGAAGATTAACAAAAGCTGATGAAAAGACTTTCATTATTTATGGATTTTTGTTTAAATTAAACGCTCTGATAAAGAAATCAAAAGCAAATGTAATTGTATGGGGTCTTGATAGCAAAACATCACTCAGGAAGCAAATATACGCTCAGTATAAAGAGAATAGAAGCTATGTGAATAAGACAGAAGAACAAAAACGTCTTGATGCTCTTGCATACCCTCAATTTGATGAAATAATTAATTATGTATTACCTACTCTTGGGTGTATGAATATGTTTGGTGAAGATGGTTTTGAATCAGACGACATTATTGGTAGAATTTGCAAATCATATTCAGATAATCAAATAGTAATATGTACAACTGACCATGATCTATATCAAATTATAACCAACAATATCTGCATTTTAAATGCAAAAACTGATGCATTCTTTTCCATAACTGACTTTGAAAATAAATACAACATTGAACCAAAGATGTGGAAAAGGATTAAGGCAATTGGCGGATGCTTTGATAAAAAAACAGAAATTTTAACTGATAGAGGATGGATTCAATTTCCAAGTATTAAAAAATCAGACAAAGTATATAGTATGGACCCTCTTTCAAGAAATGCTTCTTATGAAAAAATAACAAAACGAATTAAATATATTTATAAAGGAGAAATGTATAAGATAAAAGGAAGATTAATAGATTTTGTTGTAACTCCAAATCATAAATTCTTTGGCAGTACTACACAAGCATATCCAACAAAAAAATCAAAAAGTATAATTACCTTTAAAGAGATTCAAGAAATTGTTAAATATAAAAATTTTACAATACCACTCACATCAGATTGGAATGGAATAAAAAAAGATAAATTTTTACTTCCTGAAATCACTATCCAATGGGAAACTAATTGTAAAATAAGAGGAAAATTTATATCAACAAGAAAATTTGACCCCGTTGAAATAGATATGGATATATGGTTATCTTTTTTGGGCATATATCTTGCTGATGGTCATGTTTCTAAAAATAGAAATGGTAATATAGGGACAATAGGAATATCAGCATGTAAAAAACGAAAATTAGATTTCTTTACACCAATATTATTTGCAACCCCTTGGAATTGGTGTAGAGGTAAAAAAGGATGGAGAACTGATAATGTTCAATTGGCTGAATATTTAAATCAATTAGGAAAAGCAAAAGAAAAATATATACCAAGAGAATTTCTTAATTTATCACGGGAACAATTGCAAATTTTATTTAATTCATTAATATCTGGTGATGGCTGTGTTTCAATAGAAGAGTATAATGTTTTTGGAAAAGAAGGAATAACTGAAAGAATTTCTTATTTTTCCAGTAGTAAAAAATTAATTGATGATGTTCAAGAAATTGCAATTAAACTTGGTCATGCTACAAAAATTATAAAAAGAGATGGAAGAGAATGGAATATTAGGGGAAAATCTGGAGTAAGTTCTACAAATTATCATTTAAAAATTAATAAATCAAAAAATGCAAATATCATGAAAAAAACAATAACAAAAATACCTTTTAATGACTTTGTATATGACATTACTACAGAACCACATCATACAATATTGATCAGAAGAAATGGTACTGTTGCATGGAGTAGTAATTGCGTTTCTGATAATGTCAAAGGTGTCCCAATCCCACAATCAGATCCAACAAAAAAACAAAGACACGTGGCCGAAAAAGGTGCGCTCAATTACATTACTGGAAAAATGAAACCAACAACACAAGCTTATAAAGCAATTGAAAGTCGACGCGGTAAGGACGTAATAAATCGTAATAAAGCATTGGTAATATTACCATTCAGAGGCACACCAAAATATTCTATTCGCCCTGATAGATTGAAAAAGAAAGGATTAATCAGGATTGCAGAAAAGTATAATTTTAAAGCAATTCTTTCAGATATTGATTTTTGGTGTAAATCATTAAAGTTGAGGTAAAATAATGAATAATAAAAAGACATATAAGCTAAAAGATTATGATAGATGGTATAAACCATGTACAAAATGTAGCTATGATACAGCAAGATCTTCAAAAACATCTCCTTGCTATTGTTTTAGATGTGGAAATAAAGTATATCGAGATTATAGCGATAGAGCATTGAAGAATAAGAATGAATATGAAAATTAATATCAGAACAGGATATCCAACTAAAATAGGTACTTATGTGGTTTATTCTGATATTGGCAATGCTCCCTATCCTAAGAAGGAATTATTGGTCTGGTCTTCTGATAATAAATGGAGTCGGCCTGGATCTGATCAACCTTACAAGAAAGTTATTTTTGGTTGGATTGGCCCATTACCATCACCATCAATAGAGAAGTTGCGATACAGTATTAAAAAGTATGCAATTGGCAATGAAATGGGAAGAGAATTTTCAACATATAGTGCTGGAATATTTGACATTATGGATCAAGCTCTTGATGAAATTGGTGATGATGGTGATTTTGTCTGGGAGATAAGTTCAGATAGTTCTGTTAAAGCAGTTGCTAAATGGTCAAAAAAGAAATTCAATTGGGTTTTTAAAAAGAAAAATAAAGGATTGAAATAATGGCAGATATAGTACCTATTGAAACCAATATGTCTCACAAACTGTCTGAAGTTATTTGCTTAAAATGTTTATATAGATGGATGGCAATCAGACCTGAGCATGTACTTCTTAAAGAAATACAATGTACATGTGGAGATATTGGTTTTATTATTGAAACTGGTGAAGAACTTATTGAGGATTATTATGACAGATAAAAAAAAGCATTGTCGATGTACTATATGTGGTTTTATCAGATTTAATAAACAAGATTTATCTATGTGTCCTAAATGTAGAAATAAGAGATGCATGATTGATTCATTATCTCCAAAAAAAAGAAGCTTTATTTCTCCTCTGTGAAGCTTTTAATATGGTACCTACGTCATACAGTGGGCAGAAGATTAAACAAGCGTTAGACGTTATTTTTAATGCAAAAGAATAAATATGTCAAAACAACTTAAACAAAAAGATTTAAAAAAGATTAGGGCATTTTTTCATAAAAAACAAAATGGAATATGCCCTATTCTCAAAATGAAATTTCCTGTAGAAGATATGGTGGTAGATCATCAGCATGCTAATAATGCAAAAAATCTTGGAAAACCTAATGAAATTGGATTAATTCGTGGTGTAATTCATAGAGCTTCTAATTCAATAGAAGGTAAGATAGCCAATTCATATATCAGGGTAGGACTGCATAAATTTAATATTTCACTTCCTGAATTTCTTAGAAATCTGGCAGATTTTATTGAAAATCCACCTTTAACTCATCTTCAATATCTTCATCCTTCTGAAGCTCCTAAACCCAAACGATTAAAAAAGACCAGTGTTAAAAAACTCATGAAGCTTTTTCAAGTAAATTATTCAAATAGAAAAATTCCTTCTTGTTTTATTTATAATGCACAAGATGAAAAAAATGGTAAAAAACTTTCAAAAACTCTCAAAAAATTCTATGAAGAATTTAAATTAAAACCTTCATTTTTAAAAGGAAAGTAAAATGAAAGATGTCAATATATTTACTATCAATGTTGAGAGAAATATGTATTTTCAAGATTACACAATTACAAGAAGCATGGATTCTATAAGTTTCAGAACACACAATTTACATTTGAATTATGCAGAAGTACTTTTTCCTGCAATATTTCAATTGAAAAAAGGCAATATTAAATACCCATTAAAATTGAAAAATAATAATCCAATAAGTATTTCTATTGATTCATTACCTGAACCAATAGCACCAATCACATTAAAATCTGAAGCAGTTTTGACACTAAAAAAGTAAAATGACTTATGTACTTTTTAAAACTAATACACTTTTATATTATATTAGCTTTTTTTATAAAAATTCGCTTGACATTGCATACTAACACTGCTATTAATAGATATTATAGCAGTGTTAGCGTAATAAAAGGAAATTACAATGAAATCACCTACAATTACAATAAAAATTCCATCTGATCTTAGATTGCGATTTAGAATTGCAGCATTAAAAAATGGAACGACCATGACAGAAGTTTTATTAAAAACTATTAAAAAATATTTAAAAAAAAATGAAAAATGAAAAAACTACAAGATTTCAATTCATAGACGCCCTCATGCTGGAATGTTTCTGACTTATAATGAAATAGCCCATTTAAAATACAAATCAAAAATTGATGTATTTAGAATTCCAGAAAAAATTGAATGTCTTGAAAAACAAGTACATAAACTGAAGGAGGTATAAATTGTTTCTTAAAGATGTGAATACAAAATTGATGAAAATAATCTCTGATGAAAAATGGAAAGAAGTAACAAAATGTTTGGGGGTTTGAGTTTACACCAGAACAGGTAAAAGAAAGTGGTCTTCCTTCTGATCTACTCCTTGAAATAGTTGAAGGAGGATATGATGACACTGATCAACGAGATCAAATAACAGATCATGTATGTCTGTACTATGTGCTCCTTGTTTTGGTGATGAAAAAGAATATCAAGTTGAATTTTACAGACGAATGGAATTATTTAAAAAAGGAGAATGGAAAAAACGATGAATGAAGAAATAACAATTACAATTAAAATGAAAAATGGTACAGTTTATGAAAAAAAGAAAATCCCATATGCGTCTTTTGGTCAGAATGATAGAGTTGTATTTTGGATTGGAAAAGGAATTATGAAGATGGTCCCTCTTGCAGATGTAAAAGAATGCATAATGTACAATGTTCCTGAATAACATGGAGAAAAATGAGAGAATCTTGGGATGAATATTGGTTAAAACAAACACGATTGGTTACTGCCAGATCTACATGTTTACATCGTAGCATAGATGCTGATTCAATTGATTTATTATCTGAAGTTAGTAAATTAATTATGACAAACAAAAACTTTATGAAATGGAAATTTAGTTGAAAACTATTAAGAAGTATTTAAAGGAGAATGAAAAATAAAAAAATTACAGAGAATTACATCACCAGCAAAATTTACAAAATCCGCAGAAGTTAAAGAATTTATGCATGATCTATTTGGTAGTTTAACAGTCATTTCTGATGACAATGATGTTTGGTTTATTGGAAGAGAAGTAGCAGATAAACTTGGATACAAAGACACTGGAAAAGCTATCAGAATGCATTGTAAGTATTTGAAAATACTCAAACAAGACATTGCGGAGTCTCTGAAATTTCCATTTGAAGTTCCTCCAAGGGGAATACAGATTATTAATGAAAAAGATTTATATAGATTGATTATGCGTTCACATCTTCCAAGTGCTGTAGATTTTCAAGATTGGGTAACTGATGAAGTTTTGCCTACAATCAGAAAAACTGGATCATATTCATTTACTAAAAAAACTTATTCTGAACATCTCAGACAACTTGCTGATGAAATTGAAAAAAATGAAATATTAGAAGAAAAGATAAAAGAAGATCGTCCATTAGTTGAATTTGCAGAACAAGTTACAAAGAGTAATGATGCAATTGATTTCGAGACATTTGCAAAATTGGTTAAAGACCAATTTATCCCTATTGGTAGGAATCGTCTTTATAAATGGATGCGTACTCAAAAATATATCATGGATAACAATTTACCCTATCAGCACATAATAGAAAGACAATTCCTTATTGTTGTAGAAACGACATATCATACTTCTTTTGGTATTCGTCTTTCAAAAAGAATCATGATAACTCCTTTAGGTCAAGTATGGTTTTGCAATAAACTAAAGGCGGAATTCAAATGAGAGAGTCTTGGGATGAGTATTGGATAAAACAAACACAATTAGTTGCTACCAGATCTACCTGTCTACGTCGTAATGTAGGGGCTGTTGCTGTGAGAGATAAACGATGTCTTGCCACTGGTTTCAATGGTGCGCCACCCAATATAATGCATTGTGAAGATAGGGGTGGTTGTCTAAGAGATGAACAGAATATTCCATCAGGAAAGCAGCATGAGAAATGTTTTGCTGATCATGCAGAACAAAACCTCATTATTCAAGCAGCAATCACAGGTGTCAATATAAAAGGTTGTGATATTTATATTACACATTCTCCCTGTATTATCTGTGCAAAGATGCTTTTGGGAATAAAACCAAAAAGAATTGTTTATTCAGGATTATACCCAGATCTGGATACAATAGCATTATTTTCAGAGATTGGTAATATTGTTTCTTGCAAAAACTTCACTGAATGGAAATTTAACTGGAAATAAGGAGAATTATGAGTTTAAAAGAGCATTACGATTTCTTAATGGAAATTAAAAATACACCAGGGACCAATGACAAGATTGATAAACTTAAAGAATTTCTTGAGGATGAAACTTTTCTAAGAGTTATTAAATTTATTTATGATTCAAATTACCAATATGGTATTAAGAAAATGCCTCCAATGAAGAGAGGATTTCACACCAAAGGGAATAAGGAATTGTTTGATTTACTGGAACTTCTGGCAACACAAAAAGGAACTACTAATTTAGATAAAGCAATGCTTGTGCAATTGGCAAGTATTGATCAAAAAACTTACGATATTGTAAAAATGATTGTTGTGAAAGATTGTAAATGTGGCTTTGGGGTGAAGTCCATAAATAAAGCAAAACCAAATACTGTTTTCTCGGCTCCGTATATGCGTTGTAGCACTTCAAAAAAGATCAATAATATAAAATATCCTGCACTTGTCCAAGAAAAAGCTGATGGATGTTTTGTAAATTTTTCAACAAGCAAATGCGAGGCAAGAACAAGAAATTGGAAAGCAATTCACCAAATAGAACATATTACTGAACTATTTAAAGATTTTCCACAACATTTAATGATTCATGGTGAATTGCTTGTTAAAAAAAATGGTAAAATTCTTGATAGAAAAACAGGGAATGGAATCTTAAATTCTTGTTTACAAGGTACTGCTGATCTTAAAGATGCAAAAAATATAATTTGTAAAGTATGGGATTGTATAAGTGAAAAAGCCTTCTTTGAAGAAGTGTTCAATGTTTCCTATATTGAAAGATGGGGAAAAATAAAAAATATTGTGCACCATATTAATAATGATTTGTTTACTGCTATTGAAACTGAAATTGTACAAAATTATGAAGAAGCTCGGGAGTTTTATGATAGAATGAGAGCAACTAATCGTGAAGGTGCCATCATAAAGAATTATAATGGTAAATGGAAGTTCCACAATTCTCCTGATATGGTTAAATTAAAAAATATAGACACAGCAGAAATGAGGGTTGTGGGGTGGAAATATGGTAAAGAAGATACAAGATTTTCTGAAATGATGGGTGCTGTATTGGTTGAATCAGAAGATGGTAAAGTGAAAGTAAGTATTTCTGGATTTTCAGACGAAATGAGAGCAATGGATTGGGATGAGCATATTGGTAAAATTATTTCAGTTGATTATGAGGGACTAATCAAGGATAAATCTTCAAAATGCTATTCACTTTACTTGCCAAGAAGAAAGAAATCACAGGGTAAGATTGATTCACTTGAATTTCGGTTCGATAAAGATCATGCTGATACATTGAAAGATATGTTAAATCGTTAATTCTCTTGTGAATCTTACAAATCTATGCAATAATACTATTAAGAGGACATTTTAGATGGAACATATCGACCACGAATTAATCAAAAAGTATTTTGAAGTACGGCCCCAGTTGAAGCCACCAGAGTATAGCCCCTTATTCGGGTATGAAATTCCGGCTGAATGGGAGCCTTTTGTTAGGGGCCTACTCGTTGCAATTGAGCAGCCTCCTAATAAAGAAATTGCAACGGACGCCAGAGAGTTTCATCATGAACTTTATATGAGTGGCAGCGCCGCTGAATTTTAACATTAACTTGTGTGATATCAAGTTTACAATTCGTAGATAATATGGCAGTTCTGTTTATGGGATATCAATTTATTGATATATATCACCCCATTTACTTTACTGCCATTTTTATTTTGGGGAATTAAAATGGTAACATTTATTGATCGTATAGGTGAAATTAGGGAAGGTAGTTGTGGTTTAATGGAAATCATTAAATATAACGGTTGTATGGATATCAAAGTTCAATTTAAAACTGGAAGTATTATAAAAACTCAATACAATAATTTTAAAAATGGTGAAGTAAAAGATCCATTATTTCCCATTGTTTATGAGACTGGTTATCTTGGAATTGGTAAATATAAAGCAAAAATAAATTGTAAAATGACTATTGAATATGAAACATGGTATAATATGATTCAAAGATGTTATGATCCTTATATAATAAATAAAAATTTAACTTATCAAAATGCAACGATATGTGATGAATGGCTGAATTTTCAAAACTTTGCAGAATGGTATAATAAAAATCATTATGAACTCCTTGATGAAAAAGTAGATTTGAATAAAGATATAATAAAAAGAGGAAATAAACATTATAATTCAAAAAATTGTTCTTTTGTACCACACTCAATTAATTGTTTATTAATTAAGGGGGATAATTCAAGAGGTAAATATCCTATTGGGGCATACTTTCATAAACCATCAAATAAATATATAGCAAAAGTGGCTATTAATGGAAAACAAAAACACCTTGGATTATTTTCTACTCCGAAAAAAGCTTTCAATGCTTATAAAATTGAAAAAGAAAAACAGATTAAAATAATGGCAAACAAATATAGAAAAGTTTTGAATGTCAGAGTTTATGATTCTTTGATGAAATATGAAGTTGAAATTATAGATTAAAGTAGATAATTATGATAAAACTTTATCGTGGTGATTGTTTAGATGTAATGGATAAATTGATCTGTGATAATATTAAAGTAGACGCTATTATCACAGATCCACCATTTGGAATTGTTGCCTGCAAATGGGATTCAATTATACCATTTGATAAGATGTGGTTAAGACTTAATAAACTAATTAAATCTAATGGTGCAATTGTATTGTTTGGAAGTGAACCTTTCAGTTCCGCTTTGCGGATGAGTAATATTAAGAATTATAAGTATGATTGGTATTGGAATAAAAAATTTGACAGTAATTTTGTTCAAGTTAAAAGGATGCCATTAAAAACTATTGAAACAATCAGTGTTTTTAGTATAGAAAAAACATTACCAAATTATTACCCACAAATGACACTGAGAGATAAACCTATTAATGCAGGCAGTGTAAAAACAAGCGAAGCTATTCCTGTTAAAAATAATCCTGATAAAAAGTGGACAGAAAAAACTTATAAATATAAATATCCCATAACATATTTAAACTACCCCAGAGAATTAGGGAGGACAGTACACCCAACCCAAAAGCCAGTAACACTAATGGAATACTTAATTAAAACATATACAAATGAAAACGAAACAGTTTTGGATTTTACAATGGGCAGTGGAACAACTATAGTAGCAGCTAAAAACTTAAACAGAAACGGCATAGGTATTGAAAAAGAATCTAAATATTTCAAAATTGCAAAGAATAGAATTATTGAAGCAATAAAAAATGAGAAAAAACCAAAACAAAGAGTGCTTATATGAAAAAACAGATAATCTATTTTAAAGGAGAAATATGGATGTCAATCAGGCAATGCAGAAAGTTTTTGAAGAACTACTTACATTATCTCCAGAGGAATTAAGAGATAGATTAAAAGAAGAACCTGTTGATCCTATAAGTCAATTATATAAACTTTTAGGAGAATTTGGATTTATAAATAAGTGTAATGATTGTAAATTTTATTTGGGAAAAACACCAAGACGCACACTTCCTTCACTTACTATATGTCCAAAAACAGATAAGAATTAACAGTGCATTAAATTTGATGGGAATAAAATGATTATAGATGTGTATTGTATAGCAACATATTGTCCATTGGCAACACAATGTCAACGATGTAAATCACAGACAAGTATTGACTATAAAGAATATATGAATTTTTCTGGAGAATTACGGGCTTCAATAAATGGGTGGTTATGTCCAAAATTTATTCTGAAAGACCATTTCATTACAACAAGTTCAACTTTATAATATATTAATTCTTATTGGAGGAAATATGGAAAACGATTTTAGCAGTACATGCTTTTTTTGTGGTCAAGAAAAGAAAGAGCATTGGGATGAAATGACAAATTACTTTGAGTGTAATTGTGAAGATGCAAAGAAAAATAGAGAAATAGATCGTAAAATATCTGATTTAGAATACAGTAGACCAAAACACAAATATAAAATTGGACGTGGTTTAGTATTAATATAAGCATATGTTCAAAACCGGAATACTCCCCTGATGTGCAATAAGATGTTCTTAGAATTGCAATGATAATCTTGAATAGCAATATATAGGATATTTCTGAAATGCTCTGCAATGAACAAGAATTGATCTTGTTGTGCAATGATATTCATGAATTTGCAATGAGTAATGATATGCAATAGGATTAAGCTCTTGCAACCAAGGCGAAGCCTCTTTCCCCAGCGTTGGAACAACGCGTAATACTTTATCTTTTTTTTAATTTGATAATAAAGAAGATGTGTAACGTCTTAGCTCCAAAGGAGTATTAACAAATTAAAATAAAATATGAAGTATTCTATATATATACAGTAAGTATGTAGGTTTTAATAGGGAGACTTCAAAAAGTAGTTTTGAAAATCCTTGTAACTTATTGAAATCATTAAAGAGATGAAAGAAATGTATAAATGCTTCAACACACCCATGATTTTCAACATCCAGCATTGACGCACTTCTTAGAAAATCATGGGTGTGTTTTAGGGAATAATCATGGGTGTGTCCGACACACCCATGAAATTACATCGTAATACATTTCAATTTTATAAAAAAGGGAATATTCAAAGATAGTTTGTTTGAATATTCCCTTTAATTAAAATTTTAATTTTGGTTTTCTAAGATAAGCTTTGTCTGGATCAAGAAGGTTTTTTCCGATTTTTTCATTCATGTATGGTTGAACTTTATATCTTGTTGTTTTGTCTTCGCATGGATAAAATTGCCAATAACCTGATGAAAGATATATTTTTCCATTTCCAAGATGTGTGACTCTTAATATGCCGCACCGGACAAGCATTGCAATATATTCTTTTATTGAATAAATAGAAATGCCCAGTTTTTCAGCAATCATCACCTTACAGTTTAATTTTAACAATGCTGGATGTTTGTATTGATTACTTTTATCTCTTTTACTCTTATTCTTATTTTTTATAAAGACATAATGCTTTAAATCCATTCCTTCACATTCTATAAGAGCTTTAGTGTGAGATAATCTATTAGGTTTACTGTTAAATTCAGTAATTATGGCTTCAATAGGTTTATATCTCTTTTTGATATTATTGAATTTTTTATTCTTCCACCAAATAAAATCTTTTGGGAATATTTTCTTTACTTTGGATTTTTGTTCAGGATAGCCAGAAAGGTATAATTTTGCTAAAGGAGGATCTTCGAGGAGTTTTTCATAAATTTCATCACTAAATTTCTGATTCATACTTTCACCTTTGTTACGGTGTGTCATTAAAAAGATGTGGGAAGGTCGGTTAACAAAGCCGATTTTCAATTCAGGTTATAAGGCTGAATCTATTCCCACAATTTGAATGACTGAAGTGTAACAGAGATATTATTATGAAGCAAGTTATTTATTTTATTGAGAAATCATATTATGATAATCAAGTGAAAAAGTCAATATAAAATCGACTCAAATCAATGAAAAAATAATAAATTGACATTGCTTCTTTATCATGATACTGTATTTTCAACATTAATTATAAAGGAGTAAGAATGAAAAAATTACAACGAATTGAAAAAATTAAAGTAAATAAAAATTCAGAATTAACAATTTTCAAAAATAATGAATTTGGAAAACTTACTGTTCTTGAAAAAGACGGAGAAGCTTGGTTTATTGCCAAAGAGATTGCAGATATTTTAGAATATTCTGGCACAAATAAAATGACTAAAAGACTTGATAAAGATGAAAAAGCTAACACGCCGTTACGGAATGTCAGCTCAAATCAGTATAGAAATCAAACAGTTATAAATGAATCAGGATTATATGAGGCAATTTTTGGTAGTAAAATGCCCAAAGCAAAAGCTTTCAAAAAATGGATAAAAACAGAAGTTTTACCTACAATTAGGAAAACAGGATCATATTCAATTCAACCAAGAACTAAATTAGAATTATTAGAAGCTTATTATAAAGCAGAAAAGAAAGCAATAACATTAGAGGAGAAAATCAAGAATGATAAACCACTTGTAGAATTTGCAGAACAAGTTTCTAATTCTAATGATGCAATTGATTTTGAAACATTTGCCAAACTCGTTAAAGATCAACATTTAGGTATTGGCAGGAATCGTCTTTATAAATGGATGAGAACTCAGAAATATATCATGGATAACAATTTACCCTACCAAAATATGTTAGAAAAAGGCTTTTTCAATGTAATAGAAACCACTTATAACACATTATTTGGTGTCAGATTATCAAAGAGAGTAATGATTACTCCTTTAGGTCAGATTTATTTTTGTAATAGATTGAAAGAAAAATACAAATAAAAGGAAAACTTATTAAATGAAAGATCAAAAAGTGCGTGAAGTGTTTAATGAAGTGTTTATTGAATTAACCTGCAAAAGATGCAATCATAAATGGCTGCCAAGAACTAAAAAGCCAATTGCGTGCCCTCAATGCAAGTCAAGACTTTGGAATAAAGACTGTAAAGAATCAAATCTGAAAAGAGTAGAATCAACAAGAGATGATGCCAAATGAACGAAACCATAAATAAAATGATTCTATTATGTGATCGTTTATCTGATTCTCTTTTTCTTGAATTAAAAGGTAATGAGCATTTAACAAATGATGAAAATAAAAATGCAATTCAAGAATTACTTTTGGAATTGCATAAAAATAGAAAATTACTAAAAGAGAGATTTAAAAGATGAGTAGACCTGTAATGATCAGTTGTTTTGATAAATCCACTATTGGAGCAAAACCATGGGCTGATGCTGGTTATTTTTGTTATTGTGTTGATATACAACATACTAAAGGAGAGCATAAAGAAGGAAATATAATAAAAGTTGGCGCAGATATGCTAAATTGGTTACCCCCAAAAGGCAATATTAAATTTGCAGCATTCTATCCTCCATGTACAGATGTAGCAGTATCTGGAGCAAGATGGTTCAAAGATAAAGGTATTGGTGCTTTGATTAATGCATTAAAATTATTTGAAGTTTCAATTAAAATTGCAGAATGGTGCGAAGCACCATATTACATTGAAAATCCTGTAAGTACAATAAGCACATATTGGAGAAAACCAAATTACACTTTTCATCCATACATGTATGGTGATCCATATAAAAAAAGAACATGTTTATGGACTGGCGGTGGTTTCATAATGCCTATCAAGAACGAGGTTGAACCAACACAAGGTAGTAAAATGCATTTGCTTCCTAATACTCCAGAAAGGGTTGAGATAAGAAGTACTACCCCCGAAGGATTTGCAAATGCTGTTTTTAAAGCAAATAACAAATTACGAAAAAGAAAACGAAAGAAAATTTAATTTAAAATAAAGGAGCAAATACAAATGCCAAAAATACTAAAGAAAGATATTATAATTCCAAAGGGTACGATTTTTTACATAGCACCAACAGTTACGAATAGACATGGTAGTGATCACTATGAACATGTTATTGGGCTAACTAATAATTCTTGTGATTTTTTGACTTATTGTATATTGATGTTGATGATCCAGAACTAAATGAATTTTTTGGTGAGATTGAGGAAAAGAAATGAAAAATTTAAGTGAACCAATTTATCATTTTCATTCACAAGTGCTTGATAAAAAATCAATGCTTAAAGCTGGTAGATGCTGGTTAAGATTAGGACGAAAAAACCAGCAAGAGTTTAGAACTGAATGGCATTTTGGCGGGATTCATTGCTCAATTGGATTTACCATCGGGGATGAAGAAGAAGATTTTCAATGTAATCTAAGTCTTCCAATTATAGGTAGATTTTATTTTGTGTATGAGAGTATATTTACAAAGAAAATCAGAAATTGGTTCCATAAAAAACAGATATACAATGGATTAACAACTAATGTCAGGATATTTGATTGGACTATTTGGTTTTCTTGGTTCTGTGATGAATGTGGATATAGTAAAGGAAGTACATTCAAGCATTCTTGGAATTTTAATCTTATTGATTTCTTTCTTGGTGATTATAAAACGGTCAAAGAAATTATATCTTCTGGTAATTTAACAATAGCAATGCCAGAAGGAGATTACAAAGCTAAATACATTATTGAAGAATTCACGAGAATACGTAGATGGTATGTTCCTAAGTCTTCTATTACAAGAATTGATGTTGATTTGAACAAAGGAATATCGCATCCAGGCAAAGGAACTACATCATATAATTGTGGAGAAAGTGCAATGCAAAGTTATTCTTGTTTATTTACAAATTTTTATGATATTAAAGAAAAAATAAGAAATGATGTTCTTTCCATGCGGAAAAGATATCCATTATAAAAAGGAGATTTATTTTGAAAGCTTCACATAATACACTTGTTACACTATCAGAGTTAGGTATTCTAAAGTCTCTTCAGTCTTTTTTAAAAGAACCATTAAAACCTGGAAGATTAAGAACAAAACTCCAAAATATTGACTTCTTTGTCACTAATCAACTCAATGGTATGTTTGCAAGAGATAATAATATCTTTATCCAAAATAAAAAAGAAATTGAAATTTACCTGAAAAAATTCAATCAAATAATGTCCAAAGATAATCAAAAGAAAGAAGATATTCATATTTCAAGTATTGTTCTCTTCTGCATCAGTTTTCTTGAAGAAACAAAAACAATATATCCAAAAGAATTAATATTGAATCTAAAAAATGTTGTTGATTATTATCTCCGTCAAGATAATTCAATCTATGTTGATTTTATGATTGGTCGTAATTTTCAGGAAGAATGGCAAAAATTAAATAATTAATGGAGATAAAATGACTGATAAAAATCACATAATTATTATGGTCTGGCCCGATGGATCATGGGTGAGTGAGGAAGAAATAGATGGAGATATGGATTGGTATTTATGTACGGCTAACAAAGAAGATAATTACAAGGAGTATGAAGTACCAACTGATTTAAATCCTGATGATGTGGACGAATTGATAGAATTAAAAGCCCTGCCAGGAATGATTCCAGATAAAATGGTTGGCTTAGAAGATCAAGGTAAAATACAATTACCAGAAGATTCAATAATAGTCCTTGAATTTCCAATCACTGATATTCCCTTCGTGACATCTATCAGCGGCAAAATGATAATTAATATAAAGAGTGCATCGATAGAATTATTAAAAGGTAAATAAATGAAACCATTTTCAATAAATTTATGTAAAAATCAATTCAAGTATTATGAAGCAGTTAAATGGTTGACTAATCCAATGGGACAAAGAGGTTCAGGAAGAACATATTTGATGGCAATTGCATTTATTGAACATTCATTAAATTTTAATATGTCAGTTCCGATATATAATCATGATAATAATTTCGTCACACAACAAGAGATGTTGAAAAGAATAAGTGATATTATTGTTGATCAAAAAGGTCTTTATTTAAAAATTGAAAATGCACAAGGTCATGTGCCAACAATTTATGTAAAAAGAAAATAAAAGGATTCAAAATGATAAATTCCATATCAATCAAAAATTTTGAATCTCATAAAGATACACATATTGAATTACATTCTGGCTGTAATGTTCTGGTTGGTGAGAGTGACAACGGAAAGTCCAGTATAATTAGAGCAATAAAATGGAATGCACATAATCGTCCACAAGGAGATAGTTATAGAAGTGATTCATTAAGTGATTCAAAAAAGGATAAACTTAAATTAACAGAAGTAAATATAAAATATGATAAAAAAAATATTTTACGAGCAAGAGATGGAGCTTCAGGCGGAGTTAATCATTATGAGATAAATGATGGAGAGCCTTTAAGAGCTTTAAAATCAGATGTTCCTGATGAAGTTCAAGAAATTACCAGAATAAAAGATGTAAATATACAGACTCAACATCCCAGTGATCAATATTTTCTAATTGGTGACAAACCTGGACAAATTGCAAAAGAGTTCAATAAAGTTGCTGGACTTGTTGTAATGGATAAAGCTATACAAAACATAAATTCACAAGTCAGATCCTGTAATACTTTAATAAAAGTGTCCAAACTTGAAATTGATACAAGATTAGAAGAGATAGAAAATACGGAATGGGTTGATTTCGCTAAAAAAATGGCATCAAAACTTGAAGATATTGAATTCAAGATAATGAATAAACAAGAGATATGTGATGAATTAGATTCTGTAATTTATGAAATAAATAAAGTAGATCTTGAGATTGCTGAATATTTAATGGTTGATGAAGCTGTTAAAGAAATTAATGAATTGAAAACAAAACAAAAGCAATTAGCAATTAAATCTTCTGAATATAAAAAACTCAATAATGTTCTTGATGAGCTAAATAAAGTAGATAATAAATTAACACATTATGATTATTTGGTTCAAGTGAATTTAGAAATTAAAAAACTTAAAAAATATAATCAAACAATCTTTGATAAAAAATCAGCATATAATACTCTATTTAACTTGATTATCACACTGAATGACGTTAATACACAATTGAATGCTACTACTGATATCACTGAAGCAGCAACAGCTTTAAAACAGCTTGATTTTAAACAAACTGAAATTACAAAATATAAGGATGAAATTGAAAAAATTGAAGCAGTTCTGGAAAAATTTAGTACAAATAAAAAAGATCTTGAATGGGTGATTAAAACTTTGAATGAGGAAGAAATAACATACAAAGAAATATGGATTAATCAAGCTTGCCCTGTCTGCGGGCGTAAAGGATAGAATATGAAATTAACAAAAGAAGTAATATAATGAAAAATAAATATTTAACTTGTACATATAATGCAAATCGCAAATGCAGTACAATTGCAGAACCTTTTTGTACATATACTAAAAATATACAAAACATAAAATTTCCTCCAAATATTTATTGGTGTAAATATAAATTAACTGAATATGATTGTAATATGTGTGAGTGTTATGAAAAAGCTCTTGATGTTGAAAATGTTGAAAAATATAAGTTATGATTCTTTGATGAAATTACAGATTAAAAGGAGAAAATAACGTGTTATTCATTTGTGCGGCAGATTTACACATAACTAATAAAGTTCCTAAAAACAGAAAGGGTGATTATTTTTCTCAAATAATAGATAAATTTAAATTTATTTTGAAAACAGCAGAAAAGACTGATTCAAAAATATTAGTGATTGCGGGCGATTTCTTCGATTCTGCCATGGCCCCATACAAAGTAACAAGGAAAGTTTTGGAGTTCATTCAAAAAAGTAATGTAAATATATTATCGGTAACAGGCCAGCATGATCAGAGATACCACGTTTCTGGACTTAATAATACGCCTCTTGGAATTTTACAAGCTGCTAATGTAATTCATATTTTAAAAAATAATGAAGTATATAAATCTAATGGAATTTCTTTCGTTGGTGCTGGATGGGGAGAGATTCCTGAAATAGAAGCAGATGTATTGGTAATACATAAAATGATAGTTAAAAAAGATCCTTTATGGCCTGGACAAACTAATTACAGTTCCGCATATGCAATTTTACGTAAGTACCCATGGTCAAAGGCAATTATTTCTGGCGATAACCATTTACCTCATTCTTTATGTGTAAATGGCGCTATTAATACAAATTGTGGGTCTATGATGAGATCAACAAAAAGTCAAATTAATTTTCAACCCAGAATCTATAGAGTTAATACTGCTGACTGGACATCACAAGCTATTAAGATTCCTTGTTTACCTTCTAAAGATGTTTTTGATTTTGGTAAAATAGCAATTGCTGAAATGAAAGATGAATCCAAAAAATTAGCTGAAGAAAAGATATCTAAATTTATTGACTCTTTACCAAAGAATCAACGTGAAAAACCAAATTTTAAAACCATTTTACAAAGTGTTATCAATCAAACTAACCCGAAAAAAAATGTAAGGGACATTATTTCAAATACAATGGAAAGAATTGCATAGAAATAGGAGATAAAAATGCCAGAAGTTGACTTAATAAAAATGTCAGAAATTATAAAAAACAAAGAAAAACTGCGTGACAAACTATTGGGTAGGAAAAGTATGATTATTGAAGAACTTGGAAATTTAGGTTTTAATTCAAAAACTGAAGCAAATACAGCTCTTACTATCAAGAAAAAAGAAGTTGAAAAAATGGAGGCACATTATGCTAAAGGTAAAAGTGCTTTTAAAAAGAAATACCAGAATTTATTGGAAAATGATTAATGAAAAAATTAATGAAATCTCTTTCTGAACATATAACAAATAGAAAAATGACTAAGAAGATTTTGGAACTTGAGATGTCAAAGTTGGATAAACATCTTCAGCATCTTGATAATCTTGAAGAGGCAAGAGTCATTTTCCAAAAAGCCTCTCAGATGACTCAAGTACAATTATCTTCACAAATTGAAAAGATCGTATCCAACGCATTAGAAGCTGTTGGTTTTCCATATAAATTTGTAGTTAATTTTGTTTCAAGAAGAAATAGTACTGAAACCGATTTATGGTTCTCCAGAAATGGAAAACTACTTTCACCATTAAATTCATGTGGGTTTGGTGCATCCGATATTGCTTCTTTGGCATTACGTGTTGCTTATTGGAAACTTGATAATGATTCAAACAATATTCTTATTTTGGATGAACCCACAAAGTACCTTTCTTTGGAAAAACATGAATTGGCATCAATGATGATCAGTCAGTTAAGCAAAATGGAAGGTGGATTACAATTCATAATTGTAACACATTCAAAATCATTAGCAAAATATGCTGATAAGCAATTTATTGTAACTAAGACAGATGATATTTCAACAGTTACAGAGATTATTTCTTGACTATTAAATTAATAGATATTACAGAATAAGGAGTTGTATTCAAAATGAATGAACATTTAAAAGAAGTAATTGGTAATAGAAAAATAATCTTGCTTATGAAATTTGGTTCTCATCTTTATGGCACTGAAACAAAGGAGAGCGATTCTGATTACAAAGGTATTTTTATGCCCACAAAAGAAGAAATCTTACTCAACAAGATTCCAAAATGTATTCAATTCAGTAGTGGAAATCCAAATGCAAAGAATATTAAAGAAGATATTGACATTGAGTTATATTCTTTGCATTATTTTTTAGAGCTTGCTTTCAAAGGTGAGACTGTAGCAATTGACATGCTTCACGTTAATAGAGAAAGTTGTATAGAGTACACACAAGTCTGGACATTTATTCATAAGCATAAAAACCTGTTCTATACAAATAATCTGAAAGGATTTGTTGGGTATTGTAGAAAACAGGCAGCAAAATATGGTATTAAAGGAAGTCGTATTGCTGATGCAAGAAAGGTTTCTGATTTTCTTGGGAATCAGATTTGGAAGTATGGCGCAATAAGATCAATGAGTTATGTTTGGGATAAACTTCCCAAAGGCGATCATATACATTTTGTCACAGGAGGCAAGAAAGATTCTACTGAAGTATTTTATCAAGTATGCGGAAAAAGACTACAAAAAACAGCAAATATAAGCTATTGTAAAGACATACTTGATAAATTTATAGAATCATATGGGCACAGAGCAAAAGAAGCTGAGAAGAACAAAGGAATTGATTGGAAAGCTGTCTCACATGCAATAAGATATGCTTGGCAGATAAGAGATTTATTTACTAAAGGTGATATTATCTTTCCTTTGAAAAATGCTGATTTTTTGAGAAATGTTAAAATGGGTAAATTTAATTATCTCACTCAAGTTGCTCCAATTTTAGAAAGTCTTATGAATGAAATTGAGATTTTATCACAGACAACAAACTTACCAAATAAAGTTAATCAAAAATTTTGGAATAATTGGTTAATGATGGTAATTACAGAGGAAATTGAAAAAGCTACTATCTACAGACCTACATTACTTAGTGAAAAACTTATAAAGGAGATTTTAAATGGCAGTAACTATTGAATATGCTCTAAAAATACTAGAAAATGAATTTGAAAACGCAGTAAAACTTTTTTCTAAAGAAGATTGGCAATTTTTTAAATTTGGTGTAGGTGGTCCATATAAAAGATATTTAACTGGACTTACTAAAATGAGTCAAGAAATAGATAATATAATTTTTGAACATTTTGGTATTTATGAAAATAATACTTCATTTAACAAACTTATTGAGTTATGTTTAGAATCTGCCAAAGATTCACAAAAAGAATACCAAGGTATTGATACTTTTAGACGGCAACTTAAACGAATGAAAAGGCAAATATAAGGAGAAATTTATGGGAATGGCCGTACTAAATACAGAAAGTTTAACAATAAGTGAAACTTTGATATACGTTGAAGATCGATGCAGAAAATGCCATGAATTAAATTCACAGTGTATATGCTGGCAATTTAAAATGGATAAGATTCAATGGACTTTATATCAGATTCATAAATTGGATGTCTATAAATTCATTATTGTGAAATTTGTATGCATCCAGGTGGTCAACCTTGTTAGAAAAGCATGTCACAGTCTTTCAGGAATGCGTGGATTAGCATTACTTAAAAAAATGGATAAATATGAGTAATTTATTTAATAATTGGCCAAAGGAAACATTCCTTTTTGAAGAAATAAAGAAAAGAGAAGATAATATTGTAAAATTATACAAAGAAGTCATCAATAGATTAGATAGAATTGAAAAGAAGATAGATAAATTAACTGGACTACAATTGATAAGAGGAATATGGCGTTGAAAATGACTATTGAGAAAAAGGATTTAGCTACATTGTTTACTGATTACACATTAGTACTTGAAGAATTGGCAGAGGAAGCAGCAGAAGTTATACAAGCCAAATCCAAAGTAATACGGTTTGGTTTATTAGACACTTTCAATAATACACTGAATCCAGATCAAACAAATAAAGAAAAATTAGAAACTGAGGTAGGTCATTTCCTTGCAGTTGTGGATGTTTTGGTTGCAAAAGGTATCTTATGTCATGATAGATTAGAAGATGCAAAACCTGGAAAATGGGAAAAGATGGTTATTTGGCAAAAATATAAAGGTACAAAGGAAAGGGAAAAAGGAATATTTTAATGGTGCAAATTCTTATCTTAAACGGTGCTGCTGGATCAGGCAAAGGTGAAGTGTTCAAATTCATTGATGAAATTCTTCTTGATTGGGATGTAAAAGAATATAGTTCAATTCAATATATCAAAGAAGTTGCCAAAGAAAGTTTTGGGTGGAATGGTGTTAAAGATACTGCTGGAAGAAATCTTCTTTCTACAATGAAACAAGCGATGATAAAATATAATAATTTACCAACTAAGAAAATTATTTCTGTTATTAAAGAAAGCATAGCATCTGAAATTGACCTAATTGTGACGGATATCCGAGAACCGTCAGAAATTGATAAACTTGTTAAATGGTGCAGAGAAAATAAAGTCATTTGCCATACTTGCAGAATTAGTAATACAAATAAGGAATTGGAAGCAGAACGATCATGTCTATCTTTGACAGGTGACAAAATGTATGGTAGATATGACTATTCTCTTTATATTTATAATAATGGAACTTTGGATGAATTAAAAACTCATATTGAAAAAGTTTTTACTGATTTATATATTAATAAAATTCTAATAAAAAACACAATATGCAGTCCTGGATCTAATCAATTTGAACCTGCACTTAAATCTACAATGGAAGATATTTGTTCTAAATGCAATCATGGACATCTAATTAAAAGTTTACATTCAATGATGAAAGTGTGTGATTATTGTGGACAGAGTTTTTTTTCTAAAAAGGAATAAAATGGCTAAACTAAAAAAATAAAGTTGGAGAGGTTAAAAATGGTAATTATGGTGTAATGAAGATCATTGAATATAATGGTTGCAGAGACATTAAAGTTAAATTCAAAACAGGAACAGTTGTAAAAGCAAGATATGATCATTTTAAAACTGGAAATGTAAAAGATCCTTTATTTCCAAGTATTTATAAAACTGGATATCTTGGTATAGGTAAATATAAAATGTCTATAAATAGTAATCATGCAATTGGGTACAAAATATGGTAAAATTGAAAAAATACAAGAACCTTAAATTATATTTGTTCTTATTGTGGTCAAGTGTTTACAGAATAAATTGACATCATATTTTGGGGATTAAAAAGGAATAAAATATTATGACATCTATTGAGCGTATTTTTAATAAAACATTTGGCCATCTAGATGAACTTGAAACTTTACTTCAATATTTGAAAGCAGAAAGACAAGATATTAATATGTTAATTTTACCAGAAAGTAAATTCAGAACTGGTTGGAAACAATTACACAGACTTTATCATAGTGAAAATGGTCATTGTTTAAAAAATGGATGTGGAAAAGATACTTTGAGATATCATGCAAATCAAATTCCAGGAGGAATGAAAGAAAGTAAATGGTTTTGGAGAATTGTTTTAGTAATTGCTGTAAAACGTAATTGGGCTGAAGAAAGTGTTAATTCTTCAAATTATCGAAAATATAAGTTTTTATAAGGAATTTTAAAATGTCAGATATATGGGCACCTACACTCGAATTGAAATGGCAAGAAGTGAATCCAACTCCAGAAAATGATCCTCCTGCCTTGGTTACTGTTTATGGTGGTTCAGTTTATGTTCTTCAGCAGAAATGGGTTAATCTTGATAAAGTTTTTGAATGGAGAGATATTCCATTGGAAAGATCATCAATATGAAATGTAAAGTTTGTAGTCAAGTAATTTCAAAAATGAATTATGAGCCTGGAAGTAATGTTTGTAAAAATTGCCAAGATCTTATTAAAGAAGATGAAACAGCATTCAATAAAAAACAGGCAGCAAAATATAAACCAAAGAAAAGGGGAAAGAAAAAATGAAAATTATCACACCATCAGTTGAAATTATAGATTTTACAGAAAATGCTCTTGAAAAAATTGAAATTGCTGGTAGAAATTGCTATGCTTCAGAAATAACAACTGCGGAAAATACTTCAAAATTTATTTCACAATTAATTAAAAATGGACATGAAACACCACTGGAATTTGCTTCTGCTACAGTCAAAATAATTTGTGATCGTGGTGTTATGGCAGAATTAACAAGACATAGATTATCAAGTTTTGCCATCCAAAGCACACGATATTGTAATTTCAGCAAAGATAAATTTGGAAATGAAATTACTGTTATTCGCCCTATTTTTTGGCCTTCAAATCATATGCAATATACATTGTGGAAGCAAGCTTGTCAGGTAGCTGAAGAATCATATATAACTTTATTGAAACGAGGTGCTACAGCACAAGAAGCTCGTTCAGTGCTGCCAAATTCATTATCTACAAGTATTGTGATGTCTTGTAATCTTCGTGAATGGATGCATGTATTTAAATTAAGATGCAGTAAAAAATCACATCCACAAATAAGGGAAGTGATGTTGCCATTATTGGCTGAATTTTATTTTTGCACTCCTGTGATTTTTGAAAAATTATATGAAAAATATAAAAATGATATTAAAAAATTAAGTGAAACTGGAATGTTGTAAAAATTCAAATAATTTCCCCATGTGCATTCAATCAGGGCATCCATAAGCAAATCTTATGTGCAATATAAATAAAGACGCAGAGTATGCATGTACCTCTGGGGATTAAAAGGAAATTTATGAATTCAAATAGAAAGATGATACTTGATTTATGCAAAAAAATCCAGACTGAAAAAATTAAAAATGTAATTCAAAAACATGGTCCAAATATTGAAGGAACATATTTTATTTCTGATTTAACATCTTTTAAGGCTTCTGAAGTAAAACAGAGCATATATAAAAATATCCAGATGATTTTAAATATTTTTGTTAAACAAGAATATTTGAATAAATTTAAAAATAATGGTCATGTAATATATTCTTTGCCTGAACATGAAACAAAAAAGATCATTAAAAATCTTCATTAAAACACTCATTGAAAATACTTATTGATTTAATAAGCTTTATATGCGATTTAACAATGATTTAGAGAAAATGAATATAATGATATATAGAACAACAAATAGCTCTTAGAAGACGATTTTTAATTAATAATTTTTATTGAAAAAATCATTATTCTTATTGACTTTCTTGTATTAATTTTCTATTATATTCAAACATTTTAAAAATAATCTTGCTTCAAATTTTACCTTCTGTTATACTTAGTCATCCAAAATTGTGGGGATAGATATAAGGGTTGCTCCTTGTATTGAACTGAGAATTTGCCATTCTCTTTTCCCACATTCATTTATGGCTACTTGTGGCAAAAGGTAAAATTATGTTTAACAAGAAAATTCCCTCCAAAGAAGATCTCTATTACGAAAGAATCCAAAATAAAAACCACAAAGAGCTTAGATTTGTGGATTCAAATTTCTTCAGAACAAAAAATCCATTACAAGAGTTAAGGGAAGTCTGCAAAGATTTCAATATTATTGTTGAACGTGAAACTGAATCAATAAATTATTCTGTAATTTTAAAATATGGAATTACAAAAATATCTGCTGATTTTGAATACCAATATATTATGTTTAAAAAATTCATCAGAAATAATGGTATTCCATATCATGATATTTTGTTAGAATTAAAATTATGTGGAGCCTATGCTTTGAAATCTTGCATATACTGGAAAAATTCCACAGGAGAATTTACCATGAGAAGAAATATATTTGAAGAATTAATTCAGAATAAAAAAAGATGAAGAAAAATTAAGTCCGATAGAATTAGTTTTACTTATGTTGTATAAAGCATATTCAACAACACCAAATAAAGCTTCTAATGGTTCTGAGGGAGGTATTACAGGATTATCTGATACAAGAGCTGCTGAATTGCTTTCATGTGTTTCTAAAACAATTCAACGAAATAGAATCAAGCTTATGAACAAAGGATTAATTGAGGAAATATATTTTGATGGTCGTTTCAGGAAATTAAGAATAAATATTTAAACTTATATAGTTAGACATCTGTGTCTCTGACAAATATAGTGCGACACAGATGTCTAACTATAGAAAGAGCTGTACTCTTATGTTGATAAACAATAACAAGTTATTATTTAAGTATGATTACATCATACACAACAACATAAGATTACAACTCTATACAACTTGCTTGTGCAAGTTTGCTGGGAAAGGAGCTTCGCTTTGATTGCAATAAGATTCTTTGTTGAATTAAAAATCCTTGATCTTTGCAGATTCAAGATTATTCATTGCACATCAAGATCAATCTTTGCTCATTTCGCTTTGATTACAAAACAATGAGAGTATTGCATCTAATTTGACTTTTATCATCGTTAAATAAGCTAAAATTGATCAATTGAGTTTAATTTCAAAGATTATATTTGCAAATTTATCAAGATGTGATATATTGATCTTAACTTTGATGAATTGTGATTGATTCAGAAAAATGTACATTAAGCTTATCAAGTCTATTAAGAGCATTTATTGCAGATCAGAGGAGTATTCCGGTTTTGAGTATATGCTTATATTGAATATTCTTGATTCTTTATATAACTTATGATATATTGATCTTAACTTTGAGTTGCGTCAAGGGACAATCTGTGAATATACATGGCAACTATTTTATTGGATATGGATTTATTTTCATATACGCAACCTGATAAAATACGTTGCCATTTTTATTTTTGGAGTACGTTATGGGTAGATTTATTGATAGAACTGGGGAAATTAAGAAAGGTCATTATGGATTAATGAAGATCGTTGAATACAATAATGCAAGAGATATTAAAGTTAAATTCAAAACTGGGTATATTATAAAGACAGATTATAATCATTTTAAAAAAGGAAACGTAAAAGATCCCTTATTTCCAAGTATTTATGGAATTGGTTATTTTGGGATTGGTAAATATAAAACAAAAATAAATAACAAAAAACCATTAAATATCAAACATGGCAGAATATGCTACGAAGATGTTATGAACCATATACAATAAACAGAAGACAAACTTATCAAGATGTTTTCGTGTGTAAAGAATGGTTGAATTTTCAGAATTTTGCTGAATGGTTTCATAAAAATTACTATGAACTTCTTGATGAAAGAGTGGAACTTGATAAAGATATTATTAAAAGAGAAAATAAAATATATTGTCCTGAATTTTGTTCCTTTGTTCCTCAATCAATTAATTTATTACTGGTTAAATGTGATAAATCAAGAGGTAAATATCCTATTGGGGTTTGTTTTGATAAATCATCAAATAAATTTATAGCACAAATAGCTGTAAATGGAAAACAAAAATATCTTAGATGTTTTTGTAATCCTGAAAAAACTTTTTTAGTTTATAAAAAAGCAAAAGAAGAACAAATCAAAATCATGATAAATAAATATATAGAAGTTTTAGATAATCGTGTTTATAATTCTTTAGTGAAATATAAAATTTTAATTACTGATTAATAGAAGTTCAATATTGAAAGAGAGTGAACCCTTCGAGGGTTATTGGTTTCTACATTCCAGTCATCACCACTCTTAATAGGCTTTTTTATTTTAGGAGAAATGAAATGGCAAAAAAACGATCAATGAAACAAACACAGAAAAAACGAAATCAGAAACAATTAACAAAGCAACCAAAAATCGTAAATATGACAGATTCAAAAGAATTGATTATTATTGAAAAACAAACAATTGGAAAAGAAGAAGTTAATTCAGTTGATGCAAGAGAATTATGGATATTTCTTGAAAGCAAACAAGAATATACAACATGGATTACAAAAAGAATAAAAGATTATGATTTTCTTGAAAATCAAAACTTTATTACGTTTGATAGAAAAATCAAACGTAAGAATAATGTAAGAGGATCTTCTATAAGGAAAGAATATACAATTAAAATTGATATGGCAAAAGAATTATCTATGGTTGAAAGAAATCAGAAAGGAAAAGAAGCAAGAAAGTATTTCATTGAAATGGAAAAGATTGCAAAAAAAATAACTCCTACTAATTATATTGAAGCGTTAGAGCAGTTGGTCATTTCAGAAAAACAGAAATTAATTCTGGAAGAAACTAATAAAAAAGTTCAAAAAGAATTAGAATATAAAGAGGAAGTTATTGATGGAATTTGCAAATCAATTGGATTAGAAGCACAAAGACAAGTGTTGAACAAAGTTGTCAGGTTCAAAGGATCTGATTTCCAAAAAAGATGGCAGTTGTTATATGATCATTTTAGTAGAAAATATCATATGAATCTGCAAATACGAAGAGCAAAGTATGATGCAACTCATAAATATAAATCAAAAAGTATGGTTGATTTCGTAGAAAATGGTCTTGGAATGCTTGGGGAGCTTTATGAAATCGCCTTGAAACTTTATGAATCTGATATCAATGAAATCATTGACCATTATAAAGATATTTATTAAGGAGAATTTATGAAAGATTTGCCAATTTCATGTGCAGAATGTAAAAATCCAGACACAGATGGTCATGTATATTTTCACATAAAAACTAATACAAAAATCTTTCTTTGTGAAATATGTGCAAAAACACATAAATTAAATGGCTATGAAAGAGAAGCTTTAAATGATTAGAAAATAAACTTAAAAGGAATATTAAAATGAAAATCGTCAATCTTGAAAAAGGCACAATGGAATATCCGTGGGAAAGAAAAGTACCATTAAACACAAGATTGCTTCCTTGGTATAAAAGAGCTTTAATTTTTCTGAAATTTTCAAGAAAGATAATAATTGATGAAGACTATTATCTTTATATTCCTTTTGAATTTATGGTGAATAATAAACCTTATAGTCATATTTACATAAAACTTCCAAAAGGAACAGAAGTAGATGGCGTATCTATCCCAAAACCTCTAAGAAGTTTTGTTTCTCCTGAAGGTGTATTGTACATTGGCGCAATTTTTCATGACAGATGTTATAAAGAAGGAAATGTAATTCTTGCATTGAATTATTCTAATATTAATGAAGGAATGCACGATCTTAAAGAAATTCCAATATCAAAACATGAATCTGATAAATTATTTTGTTTAATTAATTGGTATATAACAGGAATGAAAGTTTTACCTTATATGGCATATATTGGTGTTGCAATTGGAGGATGGTTTACTTGGTGGAATTATAGACGAAAAGGAAATCAATGATAAAATTAAAATTAGATCTGATGGAATTTTGTATATGTCCACCCAGAAGGTGTACCGTGGTTTATCAATGGCTATCCAAGTATTTGTGAAAATTCTGGGAAAGAATTATCTCAAGATGAAATTATCACAACACATGTCTCTAATATAGTATCAGCGGGATCTGGTATTTATGTGAATTTATAATATATATAAACTCTCAATTTAAAAAGGATAAAAAAATGATAGCATTCCAAGATCCAATACAAGTAATAATAGATATTTTTGAGCAGCGACATCCAAAGAAAAAAGTAATCGTTCAATATGTCCAAGGCATGAAAGAAAAAGCGGATGCATACGGAGAAACATTTTTCCCGAATGACGGCGGGATTCCTATTGTAAGTATTGATGTAGAAATCTCGATAATAGGCGCAATTGATGTCTTAGCTCATGAACTGGCCCACGTAGCCATCGGCCCAGATGGAAAACATGGTGAAAAGTGGGATAATGAATATACTGAAATTAATAATAGTTTCCATAAAAAATTCCATGGAAACTATTGATCAATTCTTTTGTAAAAAGCTAAACAACAATACTCTGTGATATTTTAAGATGTTTAGCTTTTTTACATAGAAACAATAAATTAAACAGTAATTTCCACGGAAAGCATTGCAATTGTCAATGCGCCAGTCAGTGAATCATTATCAACACGAAGATCAATAAAGTCCCCAGCAGCCAATTCAATATCTGTCATTGGCAGAGCAAGAGATTCCGTTCCAGAAACAATACCACCTCGTACTACTGAAGTATTTGCAAGCAGAGAACCATTTTTGAAAATAGATCCAGTAATAACCCAAGCAGCACCACCAGTTGATACAGCAGTCATTTGGTATCCAACTTTATATCGTCCAGTCAAAAGACAGGTACAACGAGCAGAACGAATCCAAGTACCCGCTTCAGTACCTACTGCAAGTGGAGTAGGAATGGAAAAAGTAGTTGTGGACAAAACTGTTACTACATATTCATTGTTGTAACTGGTTGTTCCTGCAATTGTAATGACTTCACCTGTTGTCAATCCATGAGGGGCGGCATCAGTGACAACTACATCTCCTCCAATAGGGGTACTATCGGCACAGGAAGTAAATGTACCATCAGACAATCCCTGAAGCAGAAAGATTTCACTTTGATCATTATTTTTCACAGTTGCCAATGGAGCAATAGCAGTTGTTGCAAATAAAGCAGTGTCAAAAGTTCCAGCGTAAGTATGATTAGCTTTAATGGTTAATGGTGAATACAATCCAAAAGTGGAATAAGTAGCGGTTTGCAGGACAAAAAGATCAAAACAAAATAATCCTTTTCCAAGATTAAAAAAAGTTGCTCCATTTGCAAAAGTTTCTGAGCCAGAACATTGAATTTTTACATTGTTGTCTCCAGCAACATGCATAATAGGGAAAATATGTCTGTATTCTCTTTCTTCAATTTCAGCCATAAGAGGCAAAGTAATAATAACTTCACCATCAGTGGAATCAATTGCCAATAAACCATCAGTGTAAATGTAATCATGAGCAACAGCAAGTTCTTTGATTTTTTGGGCAAAAGTACCTGTAATTCCGTAATGTCCCTTGTAGAATTTTTCTTTATCATTGCGATCAGCTATTTCTGACATTTTTAAATCTCCTTGTAATAGGATTTATATTACTATTTTGATTTCAATCATTTAAAATCAAAATATAATAATTACTTGCAAAACATTTTAGTGTACAATATTTTATTTTATTTTATTTTATAAAAATAATCTTTAATAACATTACATAAATTTAAAATTTAATCAAACAAAAATTTTAATCATCTTGATTAAATCCTCGGCCCTGCCTGGCACCTGCCGATACCACATGGAATCCTTCATCTGACGAATCATCTCTTTCAAATTGCTCCGCTTAACAGCTTGGATCATTTTTTTGAATCCCCGGAAACCACCATGCCCCAGGTTGAATCGCATATCCATCAAAACCATTTGAACATCCATCGGCAATTTTTGAAGCTGCCCGGGGAATATTGATTCAAGGTCTGCTGCACAGTCTGCCAGATCCTCACCAAAAATAAATTGCGCTGTGTCTTCTGTAATTCCATTTCCAAGATTATGGCCCCATCCAATTGTAAGTTTACCCTTCGTGCATCGGTAAGGTTTAAGTCTCAACCCTTCATGCTCTTTGATCAATTTATGTATTTTATTGATTATCATATCCCTACCCTCGTCTTTTCATTTTTGTTCCAGGAAGTCCATCCAAACATTCAAATCATTAACCATGCTGCCCTGGAAACATATTTTATCCCATTGACCTTTTTACAGACATCATAAAAAATTTGATCAAAAGTTTCCCGGTTGAAAAGTTCGCCATACTGATACCGATGCCCATCTTCCGATGTAGCCCAGAAAAACCCATTGTGGTACCCAAAATCATGAATCAGGCTTGGAATAAATAAAATACCAGTGGGGGACAAGGCACACCAAAAAACACGAGGAACACTGGCACCATCAAAAACAAAACCTGCTGGAATGGTGATTTTTACCCCGCTTGGCAGTGTGAATTGCCAGTTTTCCATGATTTCCCACTGCCTAACGATGGTTATCCAGCGTTTTAACTGAGTAAATGTTGATTGGTTTTTGGTATTTACAGGCACCGGTCTCATAATCGGCATATCGATTTTTTTCATTTACCGTCCCCAAGATTCAGGAGTGCAAAAAAACCTGTGACAATCGGTGTGATAACAGACATAGCGTTCACAGGTTCAACTAATTTAAAAATCATGCCGGCAGTTGCAATGATTCCCATGGCAACTAAACCACCAATTATCATCCTTTTTGAAATCGGTGCAAGGCTCATATCAACCCCCCTTGGTCATGGCATAAAGCACCTGGCCCAAAACCCCAATCACAGACACAAGCACGGCTCCTAAGATTTGATTTAATCGACCCTTCATTTGTTCAAGGCATTCTTGCTGATGTTCTGTTTGTTTTTCCAAAGATACGATCCTCGCTATGATTCCGGTATGTTCCGTGCAGTCTTTACATTCCATATCCGCCTCCGGGCTATTCTTCGACTACAATACCCAAAACCTGTTCAATCAAATCAACCCGCGCCCGTATCCCCGGCACTGAATTAGCAGGAGTATGTGGTTTTTTTAATTCATCCTTTGCCACTTTTTTCGCTTCAAATTCTGTTCTGTCTAAGTTGTGCTTTACCATTTTATACCTCCCATGTGGGGGTTTCTATTGCATTGAGCTCTTCAAGGGTTGTTGCTGCTTCAAGTAGATCAAATACCCTGTTCTCTTCTTCGCGCATGTCCATGATCCAAGTTGCTGCGGTTGCGGCTGTGGCTTCCGGGATCAATCCAATTCCCATATTGTTTTGAAATTCTTGATTGTACCTGGTATATATAAGTGATTTACAATTTGCCTTGTTTTGATTCTGGATTCTGATCCTGGAACTAATTATTAATTCTGCAAGATATGCTGTTTCTTGTTCTGCTTTGGTTAAGCTATCCGGAATGTCTGAGAATTTATCAACCTCAGCCCAAACCTGCGCCCAATTACCATCTTCAGTTTGAACAGGATCACCGGCAATGATCTTTTTTAGATTTGTTGATGGCTCTGGTTTTTGAGTTTCAGCGTATCCTTTAATTCCAAAACTGATAATATTTCCAAGAGTAAAGTTCTTTGGCAGGCAAGAAGGGTAAACTGCTTTCCTAACGCCTTTGGTTGTCAATATTCTTTGTGTGTTTTCATCGTAGTATCTCATATTTATCCTTATGCGTTAGGGTCTATGTCTGCGCCTGCTGTTATTGTTCCGTTTTCAGTGAAGTCACCACCCGTTCCTGAATTGACACCAAAATCGCTTGTGTCATCAAATGGCATATAGATTAATGGTTCAGGCACTTCTCCGGCATCTATTTTCTTTTGTAGGTCTGTTGGGTATCCAAGAGCATCAACAAATAATAGGCGGTTTGATTCCTGAGAAAAGTCTATGTAATCTATTGAGAAATATAAAAATCCGATATCCCCATCAAAATAGCCATCATTTGCATAATCTCCATCATATTCATTCACGCCTATTCCGATACACACATTAGCTAAAGTCACATTACTATCAATATCAACTGATGGAGTTGGGGTCTGTTGTATTTCATTTACATAAATACGAGTAGTGGATGTGCTTCTATCATCAGAAATAAGCACAGTATACCAAGTATTTATAGATAAAGCAGTGCTCATAACACCCGATATTGCCAGAATTTGCCCTGAACTATCTTGGAGATAGAATCTCAATGACGTACTATTGTTATCACACACTACAGCCGTCTTGTTTGATGTGCTATCACGAGCATGAAAAAGAGTATGATTTCCACTAACGCTATCTGTATTAAAACTAAATACTAAAGTAGTTTGTTTGCTATCCACTGATCCAACTAACGGAGTTGTACGTGATAAATAATTAGTGCTCCCATCAAAATTAGCAGATCTCGCCCAAAATTCAGATACACCTCTTGCACCCACCAGCCCACCACCATACAAGGTGAAATCCCCACCAGTACCAAGATTATTCCCTGCGTCATCAGCTCTAATAGGCAAAGCAATTAACGGCGTTACGCCTGTGTTTTCTATTACTTGTCTTACTGGTACAGGTTTGTTTAGGTCTGAGTCCCAGAATGGGTTTGATGTTGATAGGTCTGTGTAGGAGGTATTGAACCAAAACTCTCCTATGGTTTGTGGCTGCAATATTGCAAACCCTCGACCTATTTCGTAGGTATCACCAGTTAAATCCATGTTGTTATTTGTATAAATTGACCATGTGACTGATGATGTAAGATCAACACCGTTAATAATGAAATGTCTATTTGCTGCGTTAGTCAAATCTACTGAGATGTCGATGCTATAAGTCTTAAACTCTGGTCCGATAGAGGCATATGTAACATTCAACACCACGGTATTTGATGAATTTCTAACAACAAACTGCATAATATCATCGCTGCCATAGCGTAAAAGAAGTTTGTAGTTAGCACCATCCGCAACATATAATTGATAAGTATCAGAATTTCCAGTTCTTTGTGGATTAAGATTAAATGATAATGTTAGCTCTTTTCCATCAGATAAGCCGATTACACTTCCAACACTTAAATAATCCGCACTCCCATCAAACTCAGAAGCCACACAATTATCCTGATTAGGTCCCCGCTCACTAAGAGCCACAGTCCCATTAAGCACGAAATCCCCGCCTGTGCCGCTGTTTACGTGAGCTGTGTCTGGGTCTGTTAATTGCATATACATAATCGGGTTTAATGCAATTAATGTGGCTGGATCTGCTGGTTTTAGGTCTTCAGTGCAAAATAGACGGCGGTTTGATTCTGTGGATAAATCTCTGTAGGTGTAATCAAGGAAGGCATGAGAGAGTCGGCCCTTGCCTCGCTCACTGCTACCCAAATTACTATTGATATAATGATCCGTATGAGCAAATAAAATATCTTCATTTGCATAAAAGGTATATGCACCAGTTACTACTTTATCACTAACATAAATATGTCTATAAGAAGTACTTGCCATATTCATACTAATGATAATATTAACCCATGTGCCAAAAGGTATTGTTTTGCTCGGTGCTTCCCAGTTAAGTCTAATCTCAGTACCGGTAGCATTAACCATCTGTATATACAAGGTACCTGAATTATTAACATATATGTTTATAGTACCTGCCGACGTTTTGCTTGAGTACAATGAAAGAGACGTTGTATGATAATTATAAACCCAACAACTAAAAGTAAAAGTCTTACCATCTGTATTACCCACCAAATCACTTGACCGACTCAAATAATCATTCGTACCGTCAAAGTCTATGGCTTCAGGGAGGATTTCTTCATCTCCACTCCCTGCACACATTATTAATTTGTTCGCAAGTAAACTCATTATGACACATCCAATCCGGCGGTGAAGCCTAAATAAATCGTACCAGCATCTATGGTCGTAAACACCAAAACATCAACACCAGCAGCGGTTAAAGTGGGTGCAGTGGCATCGACCCAATCAACGCTTGCAGGCCAATTAACAGTCTGCGAGCCACCATTCGTGAGGATCAAAGTAAAGCTCCCATTCGTTCCGCTTGCCGGAGGATTTGAAAAAGTGAATGTCTGCTCTGCTGTGGAAACAGTAGCAGTTACCACATTCCCATCTTCAAGATCAATATCATCTGTGCCACCCCCGAGGTCTCCGAGAACATTGATTGTCTCTCCGGTATCTTTCATTACTGCCTTTGAGATTATTTTATCATCGGCATCCAGCGGTCCGCCAAGCGTAGGGGTGGTATCATTAACCACATCAGAAATACCGCCAGCATCCTGCATAGTAGGAGCTGCGCCAGCTCCAGCACTTGTTAGAACTTGACCTACCGTCCCTGTAGCAACATAGGCAGGATCACCAGCCGCATCGTAAGTGATTAAATTACCATCAGTTCCGCCTGCCATTTTTGCAAGAGTAACGGAATTATCTTCAAGACTTACTTTGTCCGTATTAGTTTCGATAGCCGTAATATGTGCAGCAGTAGCATATCCTGTCAACGCGTTTGTGGCAGATCTATTACTGATTTCCTGTCCGGATAGACTCATTCCCCCAGTCGTGGCGGAAGCGCTCAGTGTCACATCAGTGGTGTTATCATCAGTTGCAAAACCCGTATGCCCAGAATTCGCGTAAGCAAGACTGGTTAAATTAGCATGATCAGCCGCAGATACTGCCGTAAATTGTGTATCAGTCACCATTTGAACAAGTGAAAAACTACCCCCGGCAGCAGGCATTATAAATTTACCAACCAAAATACCAAAGTCAGCCAAGTGTATAGGTTTACTTGGCTCTAACGAGGCTTCTGCTTCCGCTAATGATCCATTACATTCCCCATACCGCACATATGCATGACCATCAATATGTACATACACCCAAAAACACCCAAACTTAGCATTACTAACGCTATCAAGAGATCCTGCACCCGCATCGTAATTAGCAAAATCTATTGTGTCAGTCGCAGCGGTATAAGTAAAATTACCGCCTCCTGCTGAATAAAAATGAATAAAATCCGTTGCATTACTGTCGTAATTGGCAATAGTGAATTTATTTACACCTGCATATATTACCGCCTGAGTCATCGTAAATTGATTCGTGGCCTGATATTCTATTGTAGATCCAGAAGCAAGAGTAAGATTGTGTAAATCTCTTATTCTGCGTTGTAATTTTCTGACACCATCTTGAAAATTATATCCACCAGAAATATAATGAACAACATCGGAACCGTCCTTCATCACTTTTCCAATAGGAAGCTGTGTTCTATCTGTACCTGCTTCATAAACATTTGTTGTATCTAAATTTATTTGAGGGGCGCCACCGTTATAATCCAAAAACACAAAATATGTGGTATTCGCTAATGAAATAGTAACATCACTTTGATCCCCTAAAGTTATATAAACCAAGGCACCTGTATAGCTATCTGTAGATCTTACCAACGCTGTGATAGCAGATACATCAAAAGTCCCGGCAGCTGCTCCCAAAGTGGTAATTTCACCGCCTGTGATAACCATTGGAGAATTTGCATAATTTTCGATGTTTGTGGCCAGTTCAAGGGCTGTTATTTGTGCTGCTGTGGCATAGCCTGTCAATGCGTTTGATGCGGCTCGACTGCTTATTTCTTGAGTTGATAAGCTTAATCCTCCAGTTGTGGCGGAAGCATGCAAGGTGACATCAGTGCTATTATCTGTTCCAGAGACATCAACATTCAAACTTGTCCTGAGAGTTGCACCTGTTTCTTCCTGAAATGTGCCTGCACCAGTCCCTACAAGTATCCCTGAATCTTGAGTAAAGCTTGATATAGCAATACCACCAAAATCAGAAACAAGTGCTTTTTTCAATGCCCCTGTGTCACTCGTATCTGATATAACCACATAATCAGCATTATCAGCAGTTACTGTAGTTTGTCCTGTTATTGCAGTTTTATCAAGAGTTAAAATAACATCACCAGTCACATCACCAGTATGTGTTGCGTTAGTAGTTTTTCCTGTATTTGCTTCAATGGCAGTGATTTGTGCTGCTGTTGCTGCACCAGGAATAGAATTAGTTGCAGCAGCAAGGGAAAGTACTTGAGTAGAGAGAGATAAACCATTTGCTGTATCTATAGTTACTGCATCATGACCACTTGCAAGAGTTTCTATTTTATCACGAATTGCATTTTTAGTAGCAGCATCTGTATTTCCATTCCATGTTGTTGCATCATATGGTGTATCATCAACACTTGCCAAAAAAGATTCTTCAACAGGATGAACAAGTGAGAAAATTTCACCATCAGTATGAATAGCAGTACCTATTGAAAGTTTCAAATCTTTCGCTAAAATTCTTCTTGCAACACCTTCAAATGGAAGAACATATAAATTCAAATATACAACATCAGAGTGAGTATTGACAAATGTCAGTGTTTTAACTACATCAACACTATCTGCTGTATATAAATCTGCAAGAGATGAACTTATTTGGCCTGTACTAAGAAGACTTAAAGTATTGTTATCCAATCCAGAAAGTGAAAAATCAACTACAGAATTAACTGAAGCTACTCCTTGAATTTTATCCCCTATTTCTAAAACAATCATAAAATACTCCTATAAAACCATTGCCCACATAATTGCTTCTTCTTGTATTACTCCACCTTCTATTTTTGTTTCAACACCATCAGAATCAAGTTGATACCATCCATCTGTTTTTGGGTATAGTGCAATTTTTCCAATTGCTGGATTTTGTGCAGGGATAGATGTGCCCATTGTTAGTATGATTTTTGCTGGTTCACTCAAAGTATTACCTCCGCACCTTCTTCTAAGATTATTTCAGCAGTTCCATTTAAAGTTAATGCAACTTTTCCGTGTAGAACATATTGCCCAAATGCTTGAATTGTTAATTCTTCGTTTGTTAAAACATACTTAGGAAAATAAGCATCCACTGATACAGGGGGAGATGAAGAAGCTGGTTCATAATAATCAAGATTTCCTGTAAGAACATTGAATACATAAGCCATATTTTACACCTAAATTTTAGTAATGGATGTTATATTGTCATTGGAATCATACACAAGTGTCAATGAAGCAACCACAGTACCCGAGATTCCTCCTTCTTTATATTCTACTCCTGTGAGATTATCTCCCGTATATGATAGTGCAATATAATCATATCCTGAAGGAACTAAACCATTTACAATATTAAGATTCCCAGAAGAATCTACTGAAATTGGATGCCAAGTTGTCCCACCATCACTTGTACCATAAATAGCAATTTCACCATCTTCAACAGAAGATATTTTTCTTGGATGATTTAATTCATGATACTGTGAACTTGCCATTTTATTTACCTCTGGTTATAACTTTGCCAATAACTGTAATTGTTTCTTCTATGATTTTAACATCCTTTACTAAAACTTTTTCATGCACAATTTCAGGAATTTTGATCTGATTTGGTATTGTTGAATTTATTTGATTAATGGTTTCTTTCAATCCAATAATTATTGTATTTAATTCCCAAATCATCGCTTTGGATGCTTCAATGATCTCTTTGAATTCTTTAGCAGCTACAACAGGAAGTTCATATTCCTTTTCAATCAGTATTGGTTTTTCGTATTCTTTTTCCATCAGTATTGGAAGTTCATACTCTTTTTCAATAATAACAGGAATCATATATTCTTTTTCCATCATTACAGGAAGATTATATTCTTTTTCAATAATGACAGGTTTTTCGTATTCCTTTTTAACAATTACAGGTTTTTCGTATTCCTTTTCTACTTGAATTGGTTTTTCATATTCTTTTTCAACGAAGGTAGGTTTTTCAATTTCTACTGGGATCATCACAGGAAATACAATCTCTTTTTCAACTTCTATGATGGTCACATTCTTGAAAACACCTTTAGAAATAACCTTTGTTTCTTCTATAGAATTTCCATGATGAACTGAACCCATATTAACCCTCCTCTAAATACAATGAAACCGTAGGAGTTCCTGAACTTAATGGATTAGTACTAAGTGTTAATTTGAATGTATTTATTCCAACTAAAGGAACTCCAGGATCAGGAGAATATACATGTGTATTTGTTTCTGAAGCAGCAGAAGAAGCATAAATCTCAATTCCATCTGCATTTTCAATAGAAAGAACACCAGTCACAACAGCACCAGAAAAAGTTGGCATCACCAAAATTATTCTGGTAACTTTATAATTTCCAGTGATAGTAAAACTTTTAATAGTATCACCTGTTCCAAAAATCAGAGATTCTGGCGTTGTTTTAGAAGTTAATGCTACTCCTGTTGAACTTAACCATAAACCTGAATTAGACATTTTTACTCCTACAAGAACAATTTAAAAGTTATTGCACCAGAAACACTTACGCCTTTCAATGCAGTCATTTTGATTCTGAATGTATCTATTTGAGTTCCTGTGACTACACCTTTATCCCATACAACCCATACAGCAGTTCCATCATCAATCATTTCATGAGAATCAATTGTAAAATCAATCCTTCCTGTATTTACTCCACATACTAAAATAGCAACTCCAATAGACATCCCTCTTCCTGCTGAAAATAATTTAACAGTATCTGATTCACCATTAGCAATATCAACAGTATAAGTATATCCTCCAGTATTTCCATCACCATATAAATCATGCAATCTATTTTTAATTAATTCACCCATAACAAACTCCTTTATTTAATAAGCTTTGAATCAAAGCTTATCACAAAATTTTCTGTTAGGCAATATTTTAAATATTTTATTTTTAAATGACACAAGAAATGGTATTTAAATTTTGAATTATTATTTTTTCTCTTAATACAAAATGTGAATAATTCACTGATTTCCTATTATTAGCATACCATTCCAATTCTGGACAAACATCTAAAACAAGATTTCCAAAAATATTATACCAAGATATTATAGTAGAATCCCTGAAATTCCAAGACCATCTACCATCATAAAAAACATAATCAACTGCTTTTGCATATAAAGGAGGATCATTTTCAAGGTTATAAAGATGTCCTGAGATATAATCTTTTGTTCTACCTTTGCTGATTAACATTTTATGACGTTCAAAGTCTCTACCTGTTTCAAATAGGCGCATTGGGATATTATGAGTATCAATGATCTCTTTTTGAATTTTTTTAACACACTCTGTTAAAATTGGATGGAGCATTTCTTGACTTCTTGAAATCTTCATTCTGTAATTCCTTATTTTAATAGATAATTCTAATTCAGAATAATATGTTCGTTCCATCAGAATTAAAACAGTAATGAAACTCAACCGGATTATCAATGTGGATATAAACATCATCCCCAGCATCACATTGAATTAAAAGTCTTTTATATTCATTTGTTAAAGTAATTGCTTGCCAATCTCCATCAGCAGTAAAAGTTTCAGAAAAACCGGAAGTTCCAGAAGCAGCAACTTTTCCTTTAGGGTCTATAGGAACATTATATTCCATTTATTTTCCTCCATATTCCATTATTAACCACTTATTCATAACCATCATTTCATAAGGAGAATTAGCTGCTTTCTGTATTCCATCAGAAATAGCGGCGATTTCCTTACCTTCTTTTATAGTAGAATATTTAAGTTCTTTCAAGAAAGAAAAATAGTTAGACTCTTTCTTCTCAGTATTAATTAAAGTGTCAATTTTATTTAAAAGTTCCTGTTCATTTTTTACACAAAGAGATTATTGTGTTAGGAGTTGGTTCATAATTTCCTGGAGAGCTTATAAAGAATCATAAATAACTTCCCCATCCAATATTGTCGTACATAGCATTTGCTGTGTAATCTTCGGTTGTAATCGGATTCATTTCATTCTCCTCATGATTCATCGTCAGTTTTCATTTGAAAACTCTCCTAAATAAAATTAAGAAATTAAAATCATTATTTGATAATTATCACCCCCTTTAAGTGGTTATTTGAATATAAAGATACTTAATTATTCATAATCAATATTGATATAACCAGCATTTTTAGGTTCAGACGACCTGCATATAAATGGTTTAATGTTTGTCACGTTAGTGCAATAAACAAATTCATAGGGAGAAAAAGGACCACCTAATTGTGCCGAATAAACATAAACATCTTGTTTTTCCCAAGAATCATAAGTAGAATTAATAGTTATTTCAAAAAGATGCTCTCTTGGGGTTCCCGATCCATCATCAAATACAGATGGTTCTGTTGTCTCATAATCATGAACATCTGAATTAGTTATATCGTATGATCCATTAACTATTTCATATCCATATTCATAAGTATGGCTTTCATTAAAACCTTCTGGATCATAAAAAGCTTGTAATGCAGGATAAAGAAATCTTACTAACTGCTTATCCCATGTAATACCTGGAATTTCCGTATCACAAGAACTGTTTCCCACATATGCTAATGAATCAACTAATCCATAGTAATCTGAAACAGCTCCAGATAATCCTAATTGTGTGCGAAGTAAATAAGGGATTGTAGACGTCACAGTAGTTTTCTTATATCCATAATTTTGTTTAGTAAAAGAAGAGTAATTATAAGTTAAACCACTATAAGAATTAATTTTCCAATATTTAACATTTAAACCATCAAATGATATTTTATAATTAATTGGGTTAGCTATAAAGGGATCATCATTAATTATAATAGATCCTTGTATTTCACTTGTATCGCAATCTGATGTGCACACATTTACCCATTCTAATTCAGGCCCATATTCTGATTCTATTAAATAATAAGGTATTTTAGCATCATATTTTCCAGGTTTAGTAGGAATGACATTATTATTTATTTCATCAGATAAATACTCATATTTTTTAACTTGTGTTTCATCATAAAAACATTCTATACTGACTTCTCCATCCATATAAATAAAACAGCCATCAGACATTATATTTTCATAATTAGGGTCTATTTCAGAAACAACAATTTTGTAATACCCATATAAAGAATTTTCTGTGTCTGAAATAAATTCATTAGATTTAATTTCTACATTTTCCCACCACCACCAAGGATCTTCTGGATTTTTCCACATTAAAACAGGACAACAATAATTTGGCATTTCCTCGCTCATTAATTGTTGATCGTATTCTCTTACTATTTTTATATAGTAAACTACTTCACATTCTTTTAAACCTTCAGCAAATCCAATTATTCTTGCATCATCTAAGTCATTAATATTTGGGGATTCTACAATTACTTGATCACCAACAGAAAATGCAGAGGAGCCGCCTTCAATAACAGGTTCAGTTCCATCACAATAATAAAATATAGGTAATGTATGTAGACTACCGTTAGGAATATCAACTTCCGCTGTATCATTACTTGTATCTATAGAAATTATGGTTGCTTCATATTTAATCATATCAAAAACTTCTTCAAAATTGGTAGCAGAATCTAAATCAATTGAATCTTCAAAAGGGACAGCACAGTCAACATTCATTGGGCCTTTAAAATTAAAAGGGACTATTCTGTAATCAGAATTTGGATCAGAAATATTAGAAGAACCAAACATTTGTTTATTGTCTAATTCTGGATCTAAAATTAAATTTACGTTTTTCATTAAATAAACCCATTTACCAACAGAATAATCATAAAAATCAGTAGGTACTATATCTGTAACAGTTTTACCAAAAATTTCAACAGTATATTTTACATCAACACCTTCTCCTGTTTTTCCAGTAATCCATCCACCAGTAAACAAAGGAGTTTCATAAGAAATAACAATAGAAGGAGTATTAAAATATGTTCCATTTACTTTCATATACCATCTAACAGTTATATATTCTCCTGGTCTTACTATTGGTTGATCTTCAGTATGTTCTTTTTCAATTTCATATGATTTATTCCAAATATTATCTTTACTTTCTGGAATCTCTCCTAAAGTAATTTCTTCAGTCCACGAATTTCTAAGAATAAAAGGATAATGTTCTGATATATTATCAGGATTTTTTGCCGCAACATAAGTATCAGTCCAATAAGGAAATGCTACTTTATCATTTCCTGGTTGTTTAAAAGAAATTGATATACTTGAATCTGGAGAACTACGGTATTCAGGATTCCCATCATTATCATAACCAATAATAACTTGATGAGAAGATCTTTCCCAACTTATATAAGGATCTCCAGGATCAAAAACAGCAAAGATATAATCATCCACAATTTTTCTAAGATTTATATTTATTTGTATTTTAGAATTTAGAGAAGATGAAGGAAGTAATTTTATTGTATATGGTTCTTCTGAATTAGAAATAGTATTGTTTGTTAATTCTCCAATTTCTATCACTGATGGTTCTATTGAACTTAAATAAATTGTAAAAGAAGCCATAATTTACCCCGCTGGAACTGTAAAAGAATCATTATTAAGATAATCTTCATCAGAACCAAAATATAAAGGTGCGGTAGTTTTTACATCATAAGTTTCTCCTGTTACACAAATACCAATAACAGCCACTTGTCCTGATGAATCTGAAGTTCCTGTATAAAGAATTATACCACTTTTTGAAATAATAACAGTAGCTCCAGAAATAACATTATCTGTCATAATATCTTTAACCATTAAAGATATATCAGTAATTACTCCAGTTCCTTCTCCTGAATCTTCATCATAATAAGTGATAGATAAATTAGAATAACCGTATAATTCAGAACCAGCTATTACAAGTATTTCAGTACCAGTAAAATTAGAAGGAGTTGTTAATTTTAATCTATCAAAATATACATTATAAGTACATTTTAAAATTCCCAATGTTGGAGAATTGATAGACATAATTTTTCCATCTTTTAAAACAGAACCACCATTACCAACAGTCCATTCAGTAGAAACATTCCCAATTGGTTCTTGTGATAAATATTCATAAGTTGTATTTAGAAAAGATAAAAATTCAATAAATTCTTTTATATTTCCTTGACTATTTTTTACACAAGTTCCTTCTGATGTTTGAATAGTATATGGTTCTAAAGTATAAATTGGTTTAATTTTTAAATAGACTAATTCATTTTTTGTAAAAGATGATTTTTCAGATCCATACAAAGAAATATGGTAATCACTGTCAAGTTCTAATTCAGTAGAAAGAGAGCCAGAAGAAAGTTCATTTGAAAAATTAATAATTGAAGAGTCAAAAGCCATAAATATCTCCTTATGATCCCACAACAACAACTACAACAGGGTAAGTTTCTTCATTATCCCATCCAATAGGAGCAGCAGGACCTATAATATTTTTACTTGCATATACTGCATTATATGTTGCTGTATAAACACCAGGACCAGCTTGACTTGCAACTGCCGTGCTTGAGTCAGTAGAACTAAGTGAAATAGAACCACATCCTGCTCCACTTCCTAATTTAACAGCAGAAAAACCAGAAGAAGCAGGATAAGATAATGATGCTGTATTATCTGCCACTACTCCACCAGCAGATTCAGGAGGTTGTGTAAACGTAATAATTTCTGAAATTTCTGCTGGTCCATCTGTAGGGGGAAGGGAAGTAGATGTTGGTAATACAGTCCCTTCACTTGGATAAAAATCAATGATAGAACAATTTGTAAATACCCTTAAATAAACAGTAGCTCCAAATTCAAAAGTGGAAATATCACCATTTAATTCATCATCTAATTCAATATCAATAAAAAGATCGTTTCCGTCATCATCCGTCCCATCTACTTGTGTTGAAAAACTTATAGTTAAAGAGGTATCAGCCATTTCTTGTAATCTCCTTTATGTTTTTTGAATTTCCTAATCCAGTTGTTTTTCCTACAATATAATATTTTCCATGAGGAGTTTTATTCAAAAGAACAGTATCTCCTATTTTTATAATTTCATTTGCAGCAGAATTTACTCTTCGTATAATACCACTAATAGAGACTTTAAATTCTCCAGAAGAACCAAATCCAGTTACTCTCGCAAGAGTGACTTCTTGTTTTTGTGTAAATAAATCATTTATACTTCCCATTGTTTCACCGTCATATTATTAATAACTTTCGGTCCATTTATTATAATTCCATTTGAAATAACTTGATAATTTCCAGAAGGGATTTTACCTATATCAAGCCAAATAACATCCCCATCTTTTACAGTTGAAATATATGAAGAATTAAATGAGATTATTTTGATATTATATTTATTATCATCAATCCAATTTTCCCCTCTTTTTACTAAAGCAAATTCTTCTGTTAAATAAGAGGTTGTTATTTCATCTCCTTCTTTATCCCCTATAGAAGCAATAGAATCTGTTTTAACGAGTATAGATGAATAGTATGTACTCTCTATCTCAAAGATTGTCAAAAGCTCCTCTACGTTATGTCCCGACGCTTTATAACGATGATATTCAGAGTCATATGTTATTTCTGCAAGGCAATAATCTTCTGTCTCTAAAGTAATATCAGTTGAATACTCATTCCATGTTAAGATTGTATTTTCTCTTCCTAACCAAGATACACTTTTTCTTGTTTTCAATGGATAAGAAGAAGACCCTGAACCATTTGAAAAGGTTATTATTTCTGTTATTTCTTCTACATCTTTTTTTATAAAAGTTATGAACCCATCAGTAATATCTTGAGAAGTAATTGAAGGGGCTTCTTCTGGATCTTCATAATAAAAGGCCCTTACATATGAAGTAGTTCCTATAATTCTTTCTCCATCAACAACATCTTCTAATTCAAGCTGAGGTGCTGTTTTATCATTAGTGTCAGCAGTCACAGTTACTTGATTATACCAATCACCATTCTCTTCAGAGAAACTTTCCCCATAAACAATATCACTTGAATAAGAATAAACTGATTGTGAAGTTTTTATATCAACTGGACGAATTGGGTATGGATATCTTATGCACAAACTCCCATCATCTTGTGCTCTAACAATAGCTCCAATTTCAGAAGCAATTATACTTATGATTTCTACTGGAGTTCCTGTAGCTTCAAATGTATTAGGAAGCTGCCAATCAAATATTTCCCAATCAATTGCAGAATAATCAACTAATGATTCAACTAAATCTTTTGCTGATTGCCATTCATATAAAATAACATTCATTGAGTTAGACCATGGAGAATTATCTCTTGCAGTTGCATCTCTTCCCCAATAACTTACTGTTCCATCAGAAGTAAAACTTCTTTCTTCAAGAAGAAAATACATAACAGAAGAATCTATTTGAACCTCAATCCTTATTTGTCCTTCCAAAATACTTGGATTTGCTTTATTAAATAAAACTTCCGAAATAGAGGAAAAAGAAATTGAATTATGAATATTCCTTTGATCTTTTTCAATTGTTATATCAGAAGAAACCATTGAAGAAATATTTATTCCATCTAAATAAACTTTTACATCATAAGAATAAAACTTTGTCGGTAATTCATAAATAGAACCTTTTATCAAAAAATTTTTCAATAAACCTGATAGATTAGAAATGTCATTTATAATTTTCTGATTTCGTTCAATAGAAGTAGAAAGAGTATTTACTATGGATTGTTTATTATTTATTCCTTCTGAAATAATATTTTTTATTAAATCATTAGATATCAATAACTCAAAAGTTGATTTTATTAATTGATTTGAAGATAATGGATCATTAAGGTTTAATTGATTAATAATACTTAAATAACCATCAAATCCTTTTGTTATAATATTAAATAAATCTTGTTTAGAAGTTAATAACTCAAAAGTTGATTTTATTAATTGATTTGAAGATAATGGATCATTAATCAATAATATATTATTTAAAGCTTGTGTATATGCTGAAGTTCTATCTTCATAAACCCCTTTAACTTCATTCAAAACACTAAGAAAATTTTCTAGATAAGTACCGTATTGATTTTTAATCAAAAAATTATATGAATCAGTTATTCCAAAAAGATTTTTAAATTCTACATTTTCCCCTAATGAATTTCTTTTATTAAAAACTTCAAGTAAAAAATCAACTCCATAAATGAATTTAAAAGAAAGAAAAGAAGTTAAAAGTTCAAAAGATGAAATAATTTTATTTATAGTACTTTCACCTATTGAAGAATTCAATAGATTATATCTAAGAAGAGAAATAACTTCATTTATAATAAAATTATTTTCTTGTAAAATAGATAAAGAAAAAAATATTTTTTCTATTTTTTCTTCCCCTAATGAAAATCCAATTTTTTTATTATTTTCATCTAAACATAAAGAAGAAAAAATAGAAAAAGCATTATAAATTACAGTACCATATTCAAATATAATAGAAAAAATTTGATCAATAGATAATGAATCTAAAATTGAAAATATTTTTTCATCACCTAATGAATTATCTATATTATTATTTTCTATTAATGTTCCCAATGAATTTTTTGAAATAAATGCACATCTTATTTCATCAAGGGCATTATACATTACAAATAACGAAGGTTCACTTAACGTAGGGATATATATAGTAGGTTCTTCTGTCTTATATGGGTGACCTATAGCAAGTCCTGAAGTAAGAGCCCATTTATGAGCAAGATACCCTTCTATTTTTTGTCTATTTTCTGTAGACGGTTCCACATCAAAAATTATTATTTCTGCTATTTCACCGTAAAAAGCTCTTGTTGGAAATCCATCTTGAGCACCAGTACCCTCTATTGAATATGTTTCACTTTCTAAAGGAATAACATCTAAAATTTCCCAAGATGTATTTCTGGGAAGAGCTGACCCTAAAGCGGCTATTCCATTTACAAAGGCACTTCCCCCATATCCAGCGGGGCAATATACAGAAGAAAAAATTAAAGACCCATCTATATGACCATGAAAAAAATTAATAAAATGTCTATATGATCCTAAAGCATCAGTCCATTTACAAACAGATAAATACGAATGAGGTTCTAATGAATCCCATATTATTTTTTGACTTAATCCAGAAAATAAAACTGTATTTTTTCCATTAAGAGAACCTGTATTTATAGTAGGTTGATATGAAGAAGTACTTTGTGTTGCATCATTTTCATTTCCTGATTTATCCTCCCATATAGAAACCCCGGTATCAATAGTAATAGTACTATCATCATCTGCATCAAGCCATAAAGAAATATCAGACACATATGATGGATTAAATGAAAAATAAGGCATTTTATCTCCAATATTATAAAAAATAAGGAGGGTTTTACCCTCATTTATTGTTACTCAAGATAAAAAATGGTATTTATAGAACTCAATATGAAATCTATTTTTACATGAAAAGCAACTTCTTTTCCAATATCATCCCACTTTTCTTTCTCTACATAAAGTTCAGTGCCACTAAGATTTGTAAACTTTATTTTTTACCAATTTGATGTTAGATCAATAAAAATTTGCGTACCATTATAAGTACCCGTTCCAATAAAACTGAATAATTGAACCATGACTGGAAAATCAGTTAATATTGAGTTTACTTTTGTATTATCAATAGTAAATTTTATTTTACCCAAAGCCATAATTTATTTATGGGCAGTAATTAAACTGCCCATCTCTCTAATATAATTACTCAAGATAAAAACCAATTACACAAAGATTATGTGGTTCTTGTGTAGTAGAAACAGGAACCACTTCTTTAAGCCAAACACTTTGAGCTGATTCATAAAGTTCAAAAACTAAAGTATCCCCAGAAGCCCATGTTCCAGACCATCCAGTAGCATCAAGAAAAAATAAATCTTCACTGGTATCTGGATTTACAGCAGTAACATCAACAGAAGTAGTTCCAGTTGTAATCGCACCAAGATTTGTTCCGACAACAGCAAAAGCAGAACCACTACTAAAAGTTATTGTAATAGTATCTTGTTCAGCACCTTCATTATGAGCAACAATCGGGTAAGTAGTATAATCAAAATCACCATCACCAACAGTTGTGACAACTTGACTATCGACACTGGAAACTATTTCAGCATTATAAAGACATGCAGAGCATCGGGTCATAGCAGTAGTATAAACATTTGCAACTTGATCATCCAAAGCTACTGTAGCAACATTACCACTATAAGAATAAGGTTTCTCTTGATAAGTACATGTGACATCTTTTCCAGCACCAGGAGCACTTGTCCAAGTAATATCAGTAGTCCAAACACCCGTTGTCATATTAAGCTCTCCAGCACTTGCATCACTTGTGGCAGTGATAACAGTGCCATCTTGATTCAAATAGACTGTCAACGCAGCGTCAGCAGCCGTTAAAGAAGATATTACAGGGAGTTTCCCAACAACTTGACAAATTCCATTTGTCTTATTAGTTAAAGTTGAAAGAACAACTTCAGTTGTCCCATCTCCAGTACTAATACTTTCATCAGAATAAAGATTTTCAGCAATAGTAAGCCATTCTTCATTTGTTGTCGTTTTCAAAGAAAGGACAGCATTATCACCAATATAAACCCCATTCGGATATGTGATATCAGTTGTTGAAGTGATTTTTGTCCAAGAAGTTCCAAAAGTAATAGAATCCCCAACAACTACATCAGCAGCTACAGTTTGAGAAGCTTGTACTTTGTCTGCAATATGAAGATATGCACCATTTTCAAAAACATAATCATCACTTTCCATTGTAATAGCAACAGAAGTTTCAGACCCAGAAAGAGCAGTTTCTAATTGACCACCCCCAATCCATTGGTGAACAGTTCCAGCAGCGGGAGTTGTTAATCCATTTTGAGTATCAATAGAAGTTCCTTTTTTCATATAAAAACGATCACCAGCATTACTTGGGACTTCAATCCACTGAAGAACACCATATGCTATATCATCGTCTGCTTGGGCATTTTTCCAGAATTCTTTTCTATATCTTGTAGTTCCATTTATTCTTTCTGATTTAGTTACCCTTGGAAAAAGAGAATGTTTAGCACCAGAAACTACAGTGGTATCTCCCATTCTTCCACCATTAGCAGTAGTATCAGTAATAACCTTTGATTTCTTGTAAGTAATATCAGTTAAAGAAATAGTCATTTTTAAACCTCCATTAATTTTAAAACAATATTGTTATAATAATCAGAAGTAATCTGATTAGAGCGATTTATCAATTTTTCTCCATACACTACTGGAGGTTCTTCAGTTCTAAATCTAACATTGGTTAAAGTACCTTCATAATTAAGTACATATGAAGCACCTATCACTTTAGCAAGAACTTGTAAACTTTCCATAACAGATAATGTTAACCATCCAAAATCAGCACCTCCTAATAAATCAGATTGGAAAAACAATATTGGTCGTTCATATATAATTTGAGAACCTGCACTGGAAATTTCAGAAACAGTTTGAATACCAGTAGGAAATAAATCCTCCTTTATTAATCCAGTAACATCAATTGAATCTATTAAAACACTCATTAATTAACCCCCATTAATGAAGATTTTCTTAAATGACTACTTAATTCTGTTATTACACTCTTATGTGCAATAACAGGAACTTTCATATTACCAGTATCAAGAATAATTTTACCAAAATCATTTATCTTTGAAAAAATATCCGATCCTGTTTTATTTATCACATTGGAAATATTAGATGTTGTAGAAACAGATGGTGATATTGAACCACCATTTTGAAATTTAGGAAGACTCATATTATTCAATTTAGATAAAAAGCTATCACCATATTTTTGAACAGCAAGTTTATTTATTATCCATTCACCTGCTTCACCAAGAATTGGTATTCTATCACCACCGCCAAATCCAGGAAGTCTACCACCTGTAGCGTATCCGGAAGGTTTATCACCTGTTGATTTATATTTTGTAGTAATAGTGACTGTTTTATCTTTTAAACTATCTATTTTATTTTTGAGATCATCTATTTTATCAATCCCAATAATATTAATCAAAACATCAATCACATTTTCTGTAATTTCATTAATTTTGTTTTTTGTCCATTCAACCATTTCTGGAACAGAGCCTTCAGGATTGACTCTCATTTTTGCACTTATCATTAACTGAAGATCATCTTCTGTAATTCCTCTTTTTATAATTTCTTCAGCTTTTTGTACAGTAAAGCCAAGATCAGTTAGATCAATAATTTCAATTGGTTTATTATCTTCTGCAATTTTATTTATGGCATCAGCTTCAGTCTTAGTATCAGCCATTACTTGGTTATGTTTTGTTTTTAAAGCCTCTGTTGTACTTTTGATGTATTCTTCTTCACTCATAGATCCACCAGAAGCAACATAATCAGCAGCATCTCTTTTAATTTGTGCTTTTTGTTTCTCTGCTTCAAGAAGTTCCGTAGAAGCTTGTATTTCTGTTTTGCTTTGCTTTGCTAACTCAACACCTCTTGCAGCAATGTATTGTGCTTCAGTTAGGTAAAAATCCTCTCCAAGAGCAGCATACTCAGCCCTCAATCGTTCATTCTTAATCTTTAAAGCATTTGCAGCATTTATGTGTGCAATTTCTGCATCATATCTGATTTTTTCAAGATTAGTGATAATTTTTAATGCTTTAGTGGCTTCAGTTATTTTAACCTTATATAGTTCTTTTTCTTTTGCTTGATCTGCGGCAGCATCTGCAATTTCCTCATTTTTCTTTTTAAGAAGTTCCAGTTCTTTAATTTCATATTTAACATCTCTTGCTTTTGATGTGGCTTTTAGAACTTCTCTCAAAGCAGCCGCAGATTGAGTTTGATTATCTAATCCATCAGCAAGAGTTTCTGACTGTTTAATTAACTTTAAAGCATTTGCTAATTTTCCTTCATCACCTTCCGCTTCAGCTTGATGTAATAATTCACTTGCCTGTTTAATTTTATCATATGCTTTAATTCTATCTCTATCACCACCTGATTTAATGTCATTACTTTCACGCCATTTGACATTTGCTTTTTCAGCTAAATCAATTTCATCAGATGCAGTTTCAGCAGCAAGAGCTTTTCTATTATCTACAATTTCTTTATCAATTGACTTAAGTTTGTTCCTAAGATCTTCTTCTATCTTTATTCTTTTCTTTTTATAATCTTCATCAGCATCAGTGATATCTTTATTCAGATTAACCACTTCTTTGTTATAAGCAACAGTCATTGCTAATTTTGATTTGTAAAGATTTTGTTCTGCTTTTAATTGTGCAGCATTACTTTTTTCCCATTTTACTGTGTCTTCTTCTTTAATTGCATCAGTATGTGCTACTGCAAGATCTAATAATTCTTGGTTTAATTTAACATTATCTTCTAATTTCAATCTGTTAAATTCTTTGTTTGTAATAAGACCTTGAGATTCCTGAATTGCCAATTCATTTATATACTTTGAATGGTCAGTTTTCAATCTATTTAGATGAGTTTTATACTCAGCTTCTCGGACTTTCTCATCTACAAATGTGCCAGCTAGTAACTCTGCTTCTTTTGCCCTAAACTTTATTCTAATTTCACTATGATACTTCTCTATTAAATCTGCATTACCTTTGTATTGTTCAGCTTTTTTATCTAATTCATTTTGTGTGTCTGAAGTTAATTTGGCAAGCATTGCAGCATTTTGGATGAGTCTTGATTCAGCAGCATGTTTTCCTACATCAACAGATCCTTCAATTAATTTTCGTTCAGTGGCATAATATTTTTCAGCAGCATCTTTTTTAGAAACGCCATTGGCAATCTCAGCTTGCTTTAATTCTTTTGCTTGATTTAATTTTAAAATAAAATTAGCTTGTTCAGTTTTGATGGCATTAGCTTCTATTTTCTCAGCGTCTGTTGCGGCACCATTTAATTTTAAATATGTTGCAATGTAATCTTTTAAACTTCCATCTGCATTTTTGATATCTTTTTCCCATTTTTCTATTCTATTTGAAAATCCTTCAGCAGAAACCTTTTTAAATGCTGTGAGTTTTTCAACAACAGATGTTAAAGCAACACCAGTTAAACCTGCATCTTCCGCTAAATCTTGAAAACTTTGTACTGTATTATCTAACCCAACTTGGTTAGTTTTAACTAACCAATCAACATATTTACTAGATTGTTCATTTATAAATTCATAACTTCTAATTATCTCTTCTTGCTGACTTGTTAATTTTGTATGATCCCATGAAAGAATTTTATTGCCAAGATCCTCAAAACTTATACCTGATTTATCAAATCCTTTTGATAAAAGATCTGAATATTCATTAATTTCTTTTTGTTTAGCTTTAAAAGCTTCTAATTCAGAACTAGCCATGAAAATCATTTTGCCAAGATCAGAAAATTTATTTCCTAGCTGACTAATCAATCCAGTTTGTTCTTGTAATGATTTATTTGCAAGTTCTGTACTTGTAACCAATTTATTTTTTTGTAATACATTTAATTTATCTGCATAAATATCTAAAGCTTTTCCACCATCAGTAACAGAACCATCTATAGCATTTATACTTGCAACTACAGCAAGAGCTTCTGCATTTAATTCAATAAATTCATTTTTAGTAACTAATAAACTATTTCGTAAAGCAAGATTTGCTTCTTTTACTTCCTTTGAGCCTTTATCTAATCCAATTAAACTTATTTTGTAATTATTTACTGTGTCTGTTAAAGTCCCATACTTATCTGCCAATTTTGCAGCTTCGCCAGCTAATTCCTTAGTATTACCAATTGTATGATTAATAACTGCTGCTATTCCTGCCAATGCAGCAACTGTACCAATTATTGCTAAAATAATTGGGTTTTTTATCACAATAGCAAATAAACCACTCATAGAAGTTTCAAAAAATAAAGCAGCGGAAGCCCATTCAGCAACAAGGAGTTTAATTGCAGAATGCATTACAATAAAATTTGTAGCAGCTTTTAATCCCACAAAAGCTAAAGAAACTGCCGTAATGGAAGTAACTAATATACCTAGACCTATTACCATTTTTCCAAAAGTTGTTTCTGCAAGATAGGTTAATGATATTATTAATCCTTTAACCACAGTAATAAAAACACGCATTGCTCCTGAAATTCCACCTTCACCAAATGCAATTGCTAAAACACCCAATCTATCTCGTAAATTCTTAAAAGATACGCCAAGACCTTCCATTTGAATTGCTGCCATTTTTGCAGCAGTTCCAGTCTTACTAACTGTGTCAAGCATAGTCCTGAAATCACCCTTATTTCCTACCAAAGCTAAAACAGCAGCAGCGCCACGCTTCCCAAAAATATCAAATGCAGCACTTGAATCATCTAAAACTAATCGTAAATTACCCAATACAGAGGCTAAACTATTTGAAGTTGGATCTAATTCATTTAATGCCACACCAGCTTCTTTAGCTGCCACCCTTAAAGATTTAGAAGGACTTACTAATTCAGCAAATATACGTCTAAGTCCAGTACCCATTGTAGAGGCACGTAATCCTGAATTAGCCAAAGTGCCCATTGCAGCAGATAATTCTTTAAAATCAATTCCAGATGCTTTGGCAATTGGACCAACATAATTCATTGCTGTACGTAATTTATCAATAGTGAGTTTTGATTTATTTACTGCATTGGCAAAAACATCAACTATCTGAGAAGATTGTGAAGCATCTATCTGGAATACTCTCATTGCAGTTGTAACCAAATCAACTGTTGAAGCCATTGTTGATAAAGTTCCAGTTGCAAGATCTGATATAGATTGCATTGTCTGAATAGCATCACTTGCAGAAAAACCAGCCTGACCAATAACTCTCATTCCTTCTGCAATTTCTGAAGCAGAGAATTTTGTGGAGGAAGCAACTTCAAGAATTTTAGTACCCATTTGAGAAACTTCAAGAGATGTTGCTCCAGTAATCGCTTGGAGATCTTTTAAAGCTTGATCATATTCAATAATTGCAGCTAAGCCACTAATGAATGCTGCTTTTACTAGTAATATTACTTCAGATATACTTCTAAAAGTTGCAACTGTTCTGAATTTTTCTACAAAAGATTTCAGTTTCTCTGTAAATCCTGTAAGACCAATAGAAGCCTCTCTGGATCTCTTTCCTGCATTGCTTACAGCTTTAGCTGTCTTATTAACATCAGCAGCAACCCCTGCTAAAGCTGTTTTTAAGCTGTTTACGTCAGTTGCAAGTTTTTTGAATGCATCAAGACTCCCAGCCTTTTCAAGCTTCACTATTGCATTATTAAAAGCTTTTAAATTAGCAACAACTCCAGTTAAATCTACTTTAACAAGATTTTTAAGGTCAGTTACAAACTTTGTAAAACTAGGAATTGTAAGCCTTGCTAATTTTGTCATTTGAGTGACAAAAGATGTAAGGACTGTAATATTACCAATACCAGATAAACTTTTAAGTGCAGTTGCAAAAGGTGTTAAATCAGGTAATTTTTTTATTTTATTTAATGCTGTGATATTATTTTTAAAAGCTAACAAAGATGGAATTGTGAGTCCTGCTAATTTTGTCATCTGAGTGACAAAGGTTTTAAAACCAGTAGCATTAACATCATTTATTTTTTTGAGATTATTAACAAAAGTGCCAATTGCATGAAGTTTAATTGCTTCAAGAGATTGAAAATGCTTAACGATTGTATTCAGAGATGCGGGGGTTTTAATGGTTGTTAGTGTATCTTGGAATGACTTAACTTTTGTGGCTACATTATCAACTGCTTTTGATATGCCTTCAAAAGCAGAAATAAGGGGTTTCAATAATGCAGGATCAAAACCAGTTATTTTTAAAACAATCTCTGCTGTTCTTTTAGTATCAGCCATATCAATTTCCTTTACTTATCCTTGATGTTTAGACATAAATGAAGCCAATCTACTCCAATCTTTTTGGACTTCTTTTGGAGGTGGTCCTGTTTCCTTCTTACCAAGGTTTGAATGAGATCCCAAAGAACCTAAAACCTGCTGTAATCCTTCTAAAGTTAAATTATTTGCTTGCCATGAATCTGAAATATTCTGAGCTTTCTTATTTCTTTCTTGAATTACCACAACTTTAAAAAAAGAACCTATTTCTGACAATGTATATGATTTTATGCTTGACCAATGATGTCCATTTGAAACCAATGTCTGAACAGCAAATGAGATATCAGTCTCTATTTCTTCTTTTGAGTCGGAAGAGGTTGAGTTTGAAATTTCTCGATCAAGCTCTTGAAGTTTTTTTCCAGTACCTCTTTGGATTTCATATTTTCAGAGATGATCTTTTCAATGATTTGTACAATGATTTCAATAGGAAGTTTTTTAAGAGTGTCCATTTCTACATTGGCAGCTTCTGCAAGTACATCAGGAATATTTTCTAAAGAAATAACAGCAAGTTGAAAAAGATTTATAGGAGTATTGAAGTTTTCAAAAGTGATTCCTTTCTCAACAAGAATGGAGCCAATGCAAGAAGCTTTTTTTGAAAGAATGGCAAGTTGTTCAATATTCAAGGGACGGATAATGATTGATTCATTTCCGATGGGGAGGGCTGAACCGGGGAATAATGCTTCAAGATCTAAGTTGAGTTTTTGCTTTTTCATTGTATTTCCTTCTTTTATGTGAGTTGATCCAGTAAGTTATTTCTTGTTTCTTTTTCTTACCAGACTATATTAAATTACCCATAAAACAATAACACAGAAAATATAAAAAAACAATCAATTTTTCTATTGACAAACGATATAATTTAGTGTACGTTAGTCGTATGTTAATTAACACACATATCAATTACATTTATAAAAGGAGAAAACATGAGAAAAGTAATAGCAACAATAAGAATAAATCCAATAATTGATGATTGGTTTAAAAAAGAAGCTGAGAAAAGGAAAATGAATAAATCAGAATTAATGAGGAAGGTATTAACAGAATTTAAAGAAAAGGGAGAAAAAAATGACTAAATATGCAAAAGGGATAAATTCAGATACTTCATTGGCAGATGTAAAAAACATACCATTTTTAAATGAAAAATCATTAGGGGTGCATTTAAAAACAATTTTTCCTGGGTATGATTTTGTGCATGATAGAAAAGTTCCAGAATCTAACATACTAAATAGGCCTGACTATTACTGTAAAAAATTACAATTAATTATAGAATTTGATGGATACGGACATTTTACTAATCCAAAAACAATATTAGCTGATATTAAAAAAGATAAAGTATACTCAATGATGGGAATTAAAGTTATCAGAATACCTTACTTTATGCAATTGGATACAGAAACTGTTAAATATTTTTTCAATATAGATAATTGGATTTCTTCTGATACCATAATACACCCACATGGATTTATAAATCCAAAAGTAATAACTCCAGCTTATTTTTGTTCATTTGGCATAATTAGGTTTAATGAATGGAGAAAGATTATTTCTATGAGATATTGTTCGGAGAATAAAATTAATTTAAAATACTGCAAATTAGGAAATATAAGTGGGGGTTATTTACTTGATCATTCTTGGTGGTTTCAAACAAACATATTAAAAAGAATCCCAGAAGAAATTGTGATTTTTGAAGAAGTAAATGAGTTAAAAAATGATATTATGTATGGAGGATATCCTACTTAATATATAGGTATAGAGCAGTACGTTACGTACTGCTCTATACCTATTATAAATTATGTGAGAGATTGATCCATAATGATATTCATATACGGAGTAAGTGGGTGATTTGTTTCGTCTTTCAAAATTTCACCATTAAATTGGAGAGTAGACCAATCGTCACCAATCATGGCAGTATCCCCAGCAGGTACAAGAGAAACACTCCATGCTTCCAGTTCCTGCTGATTACCAGCGGGATTATCAGAAACAAACCTGAGTTTTCCAATGATCTGTGTGTTTGCAAAGGCTGCAATGTTTGTATACGTGAGTGCTGCATGGCCATAAGTAATATGAATTTCATCACTTTCAGTAATGGTACTCCCAATAAACTTAATTCGTCCAATATCATCATCACTCAAAGTTGTTGAGATTTCATAATCAGTCCCAGCAACGTAAGTAACTGTATCGGCAGAATCTTGAACAAGCATAACAGGAGTTGTTGATAAAGTGGGAATTGCAGTAGTCACAGATGCTGCACCAGTACCGGAACCAGTAATAGCTTCAGCAGTAACAAACAAAGTTGCATTTGTTTTTGCAATTACCAAAGTACCTGCGACAGAAGTTCCTGTAACAGAAAGAACAACACCAGTTGCACCACCAGCACCAGTAACAACCTCACCAACAACAAAGATAACTGTACCTGAATCATAAGTAAGATTCCAATTCTCAATTCCACGATAATCAAGATCTACTCGTTTGTCCATGTGTGCTGTAACAACTTCAGCCACTATAGATCCAGCAGTTTGTGTAACAGTAGTGGTATCGCCCAATGTGAGCAATGCCATATTTTCTTTGTTAACTTCATCAAGAGTGAATGCCAGACCTGGAGTGATCTGAGAAATAATACTCTTATCTTTCGCTTTCAAACCACCTCGTGAGCTGAAATGCTCAAGTGTTTCAAGTGCAATATTAAATGTGAAAGAGGGCGCATTACCAAGATCCCTTTCTCCTTGATAGACACTAGAAACAAGCTGATCAAAATACACCACTCCTTTCCCGAGGCTATAATTGTCAGTATTTGGACTTACTGCCATGATTAAATCTCCTATAATTATTGTTAGAAAGTCTTTCCATGGTTCTTATGAAATCCATACTCTCTTTCTTTGCTTCTCCTCCAATCTATGGCTTCATCCATGGTTTTAAAATATACTGTTTCTATTTTCTTATTATTAGAAATACTACCTTTCCATAACCCAGAAAATTTATGAAAATTTACACCAACAATACCTGATGTGTTATTACGTTGAAGTGAAGAATTTTTCATATTTTCTGACTGGGTTTTCAAAGACAAATTATCCCAAGCATTATTAAGAGGATTTCTATCATCATGATCAATTTGTTTATAATTTGGAATTCTGCCTTTTACCATTTTCCAAATAATTCTTGGAACATAAAAAACTTCACCTTTTATAGAAACTTGCAATCTTCCAGTTCTGCCTGATACAAACCCTGCCTCAGTTCCAATCTTAACACAATTAGCAGTTTTCTTTTTCCAGATTAATTTTCCAGTCTTTTTGTTGTAATTAAAAATGGATCTAAGATAATCAGCTCTTGGCAAATCTTTGTAAATCATATTAATATTACCTCTCATAGCAATATTCTCAAAAAGAAGTACAGTGGAGGGGTGGTTGAGATGCCACTTTTCGGATGCGATCCTATCCACTGTAGTTTGCATTAGTATATCACAAAAATTAGGAGAAGACTATAATTGTTTGAAGTATTTACCATTTTAAACCTTCCTAAAATCAGATAATATCATCTGTATATACCAAATCAAGCACAAGAGACATTCCTAAAATATCTTGTAAACCATATCCTGAAGGACCCTCAGTTCTATTTTCACTAATAAACCCAGTTTGTCCAACATCTACTAATCTTGGATTATAAACAGGAGGATCAATATCCCTTTCAGCAAAAACAGCTTTTCTTAAATCTCTCAATTTAGATTTAATATCTATATTGGAATTGGTTACTAATTCTAAAGTAACTTCTAAAGTTCTTCTAACAGGATATCCCATATTACCCCTGCTGGAATATTCAATAATATTATCAGGACCTTCAAGCATAAACACACAAGGCATATCTTTTTCAACTATTGGTTCAGTTGGAGTCCTTTTAAAAGAAGTAAGACCCAAAGAAATCCTTTTTACTTTAATGCGTTCATATATTTCTTGTAAAGCATCTTCTCTATTGTTATCTCCTGCACAGATAACATTCAAAAATGCTTGAATACCTTGAATACCCATTAGAAGAACCCCTTCACAAATTCATCAGATACTTCTTGTGTAAATTTATCAATAAATTTTGTTAAAACTTGCGCAATTGGACCTCCAACTGTTTTAATATGACCTGGATCTAATCCACCAGCCCAAACTTTACCTTGAACTTTTGTAAGTTTTCCAGTACCTTTCTTAAACTGACCCTTTTTCTTACCTTTACGAATCCTATTAGGATAATACCAAGGAGCTTGATTAAGTTCTGCACCAGCTACTAAAAATTGTCCATATATTGGTGTACTATTGGAAACAATAATCTGAGCCAGAACTTTTGAATTGCCGTACTTTTTTCTTGATGCTTTCCATTGATCCCGAAAATGAGGATCTTTGTGTTCCGGGTCGTATGGTGAATGCTCTTTTAACAAATCAATTAATTCATTATCTTTTTTGTATAAAAGACGAGAAACATTAGCTTTGATAGCTGATCCCTCTGTAATTTTAGCCAATCCTTTGATAATTTCGTTTAAATTCATATTAAACTTTCCTCAAAAGGGTTGTAAAAACAACACTCATTGGATCAACATCATAAGCTTCTACCATATATTTTTCAGTTCCAAACATGATAGAAGCTTGAGTTGTAATTTCACAATTAACTAAATCAACAAATGGTATTAATCCTTTAATATCTTTGGGTTGAATTAATTCATAAAAAGAAAGATCATGAATATCTTTTTCAGAAAAATTCTCAAAAATACATCTAACAACATCAGAAGTGATGACAGAATTATTAAACCCATCATCTTCTTCAACAGTATATATTCCAGTTTTAACTGCTTCATTCATTACATTGAAGATAGTTTCAAGACCAGATAAGAATGTATTTCTAAGATTTGCCATTTTATGCCCTTAATAATCTAACTATACTTCCTCTGCCCTGCACATACAAATCTGATAATATTGAATATATATGTGAGGGCACTGGTTTAGCGTTGGTTTGGTTTGGCTTTTCAGGGCCAGCTTTAATCATTAAAGAACCAGCTTTTAATTGACCTATTCCAGCTAAAGGATCATCAATCATTCTATCTGATGTAATATTCACAAGAGCTAATTCATACACAGCAATTTTAACTTCAGGAGCAAGAACACCATCATCAATTTCAGTTCCATCTGGACGAAGCATATCCTCCCTTGGGTGCTGCATTGCTTGAGTGTCTTCAGTCTTTGTGCCCTTCCATTTAACATGCCAATCTAACATACGAGAAGAAGTTATCAATAATTGATCTTTCACCGCATCTGTTAATGCTGTCCAAGTAGAGGAATGCATTCGATCTGCAAAGTAGAGATCAGCCTCAGCTCTGTTAACGTATGAATTTGCATCAGTAGCACCTAATGTAGCAATTAAAGCCATAATTCCCCCTTATACTTTAGAGGAAATTTTTCTTATGGATTTCTTTACTTTAGGAATTGCTTTGACTACAGTATCCTTTTTAAGCTCTTCCTTAATAATAAGTTCTGGTTTAGTTTTAGTCCATCCTGCATTCATAAGAATCTCAATTTGATTCTTATCTGCATTCACAACTTTTCCTTCTTTATCATAAACCTTCATAATTATTTCCTTTTATTTAGAATTAAAATTTTACTCTATTCAAAAAATTAAGAAGATTTATCACCAACAAGAGTCATTCGACGAGGATCAAGAGCAAAAGCACCACATAGAAGATCCAGGGACATCGTAGTTTTCTTGGAACTCAAATCATACCCTTTAACGATACGAATACTAATGCCATTATTGGACGCAGTAGCAGCAACACGATCTTCAGGAAGATCAAGCATAGGAAATGCAACAGCAAGAGAACGATCATCCATAATTACACCATGATGTTGAACATCTTTTCCAGAAGCAATAACAGTTACAGCAGTATCATCAGGAATAATTTCAGTAATAGGATCAACCAGGACAATTGAAGTAGTTGCGTCAGTATCCCCAACAGCAGTTTTAACTTTTAGAGGACGACGGACACCAGGAATATACAGACGATCACCAGCAACAAGGGTAAACTGGGAAGCTGCAACACCATCAACAATCAAAAGAGAATCACCAATCAAGTTTTTGGTTGCAGTGGTATTATTAGTTACACCAATAAATGTACCCACAGTATAATCAGCAGTTTCAGTAGGAAAAGCGATACTGGAAAAGAAATCCATACCCATTACACGACCCATATCTGCATTACGAAGAGTCATTTCACCATCTGAGCCACGAGAGTTAGACTGATTAAACCAAGTCTGTCCAAGAAGAATTGCTTCAATATCCAAATCAACAAGACAAAAACGATTCATTGCCAATTGCTGGATGGTTGCAGTTTTACGGGCAAGTGCAATGTCAGCGGCAGTTGTAAAAAGACCAGTGCTGTAATAAGCTCCAGCAGCTTCAAGGATTTTCGTTCCTATATAAGTGTCAACACTTTCTGCCAGTTTATATGTTGCAGGCTGAATAACCTGTTCAACAAAAGAATCCAGATCCAAAGAGTATTCTCTTGCACCGACTTCAACAGAGATATCGAAATGTTTTTCAATCTCCATGGGACGTGTAGAGGTTCCGATAGACTGTGTGCTAATGGTAGTTGCAAATTCATCAACTTCATATTCACCATGAGTCCGAAAAGAAACAGAATCACCAACTTTCCAACCGTTGGCTTTATTTGAAAAATCAGATGTCTTGTCTGTAGCACAAAGTGGTGCAATGACAAGTGCGTCCTCGAGATGTGTTAACGCCTCTGCCGCGATGATAGAAGGGTGGCTCCAGATGTTGTCGCCTGCTGCCATGATAAATCTCCTTACTTTAATTGTTTATTAAATATTTTACATAAAAAAAGGGACTAAGTTACTTATTCACAAAATAAGTAATCGTAGCCCCCAAGACTTTTTCTAAATTGATGTGGTGTTTCCCAGAAACACCACTATATAACATTACACTAAACAAAGAATATTCATTTGTCAAGTATTTTTTACAAATTCATATTTATTTTTACCACAATCATAAATTCTGTAAATTCCATTATTTCTAGTATTCCATAATTCTGATTTAGTTTCATCAAAATTATTCAATAATGTTTTAAGACGTTTTCTTCTGAAACCAAATTTATGTTTTCTTTTTCCCTTATACACATAAGAGTAATCAATTGGAATTTCTTTAATTTTCTTAAATCCAAGATGTTCATAAACACGGCCATTAAATAAATATAAATCAGCAAATGTAAAAACAGATTTAAATTCCTCATTTCTACAAAAATGTTTAAATAATTTATTTGCACCACCAACTACCTGAATATTTAATTTAGCAGCAAGACGTACTAAATTAAAATTTTGTTTGTCTTTTTTAAAAGACATCACTTGCAAAAGTTTATCATTATAAAATAAACCATAATGAAAAGAACTTATAACATATCCTTGAAGATGATTCTTATTAAGAAATTCTACTGCTAAATCTTTTTGTATTTTTTTACAAATACATTTTCTTGCAAAATATTTTATTTGAGTTTTATTCACAAAATTAGATAAAATTGATTGAATTATTTCTTTTTTAAACTTCCAATCATCACTAAAAATATGAACTAATCTATACCCTTTTTCTAAACATTCTTGAGTTTTATTATAATGATTATATTTTCCAAAACTTAGACTTGCTGAAGAATGCCAATATAATCCATTATATTCTACTGCAATTTTAAAATCAGGAAGAACAATATCCAATTCTTTTGTATTAAGAATAGATTTGTTTGATGTTTGTACTTGTACATTTAAAGATTTCAAAAAATCAGCTACTTCTATTTCTTCTTTTGAAATCCTACCTACACATTTTGGACATCCTTTTCCTGCAAGATGGTTATTTGGAGACTGAGTAAATAATCCATGAAGAGGGCAGCAAATAGAAATTTCTGTTTTATTCTTTATGTATATTGATTTTGAATAATCATAGAAATTATTATGGATTAATTTTGAGCGTTCTATAAAATCAGAAGTAGTTAATGTTCTCTTTTTCGCTGTAGTATCATAACCACATAAATTGCAACCATTACCTCTTAAATGTACAAAAGGTGTTTGGAAAAATTGTCCATGGACAGGACAAATAATTGGAATTTTTACACGAGTATTTTTATATGTCTCATTAACTAATGAATAATCATATTTATCACCGTGAATTAATTTTGCTTCTCTAATAAAATCTTCAAATGTTGAATTAAAACCAACACATTTTGGACATCCACTATCACTCAAATGGCTTTGTGGAACTTGTTCAAAAATACCATGCTCTTTACAGATAATTTTAATTTTTAATTTACCACTTATATAATCAACCATAGAATAATCATAAGTATTTCCGTGGATTTCTTTAGCTTTACGGATAAAATCTTTTGTTGAATGTCTACAACGAAGAGATGTTTTATCAGATTTGCATTTAGGACATCCTTTTCCAAAAACATGATTACATGCTAATTGGCTAAATTCACCATGATTAGAAACGGGACAAATGATTGATATTTTTTTATCCATCCCCAAATAAACTGAATTAGAATAATCATATTTGTTTAAATGAACTTTATTTGCTTTTTTAATAAATTCTTGAATAGTAAGTTTACAAGAATTTGCTCGTTTAATTAAAGCACATTCAGGACATCCTTTTCCTGACAAATGATTATTTGGTGTTAATGAAAAATTGCCATGAACATTGCAGGTTACTGTAGTTTTAATATTAGATTTTTGGTATGTTGTTTTTTCGTAAGAATAATTTGAATTATGTACCTGATTTGCTTTTTGAATAAATTGAGAGAGTGTCAATTTAGGCGCCATTTTAAATCTCCATTTAATACTCAAAATTTAATAAGGGAAAATGGCTGAGTAAACCATCTTTCAGGAGCGACCCTATCCCTTATTTTGTACATTTATTTAAATTAACTATACTACAAATTCAATAAACAGTCAATAATCAATCAATATTTACAAATTATCTTTATTTAGCTTTTTGATGTTTATCACGTAAAGCACGATAACCTGTCATATCACCCTTTGCAGCAAGTTCCGCCAATTTAACTGTGTAATCAGAATCATTACCACCAGCTCCACCATGAGCACCAGCACCTCTGGAATCTGGCCAATAATGTGGAGAAGTATCTTTTAATCCAGTAATCCAATTTTTAACATTCAGAACTTTTTTATCTTCAGTGATAGCAAGTTTACCTTCAGAATCACGAGCTTCAATCTGCTTTTTCTCATCAAGTGAGAACACACCACGACCCCGTAGAATGATATCATCAACAGCTTCAACACGAACACCCTGTTTCACTGCTTCAGCTCTTAAACCATCATCAATGACTTTAGATTCAAAGAGTAATTGGTATGTTGCTCCGTGTTCAACTGCTGCGGACAGTTTTTCAGTAAGTTCATTTACCTGGACTTCATGATCAGAATTCAACTGGGATGTTTTCTTTTCAATTAATTCTTCAACAGTTCCATCTTTCAAAAATTCAGCATCCTTATGTGCTTCATAAAATTCAGTGGCAGTTTTGGCAACTTCAACATCAAAACCATCAAATTTCTTGAGATTCTGTGCGAGTGCTTTCTTTTCGTCTAAAATTTCAGCATTTTTAGTTTTCAAGCCTTCAACGGCTTCCTCAATCTGAGTCTTAGCACTGTTTGTCAAATTGACAGTCAGTTCATCCACATCAATCTTGTGAACATCTTCTGCTTTAGTTCTCAGTTCCTCATCTTCAATAAAATTGAAATCTGTCATGTTATAAATCTCCTAATTTGGGAATTCTCAGAATTCCAGTTTAGAGTTCTCAAAACTCCGGTTATTTAATCAATCAAAACATATTGTATTATTAAGATAATATCAATTAGTATCTTCCGGTCCTTCACTTTCTTTTTTTATTTCTGCGGATGTTGTTTGTTTTTTTATTGATTTAGTTTTTATAATATTACCATCTTTATCCAAAGAATCTTCTTCAACTGTATCAGATACATCAGCAACTGCACCATTATTATCAGTCTTAACAGTTGGTTTATAAGCATTTAATTGTTCTATATAATCTTCAAATCCCACAGTTTGGTCTAAAAGGCCAGAATAAACAAGATATCTATGAATAACTGGAAGTGGAATAACCTCTGTTGAAAATCCTTCAATAATTTCTTTCAGTACAGATGAATCAGGAATACCTTGTGTCAATGAAGATGGAGCATCAAGAATAATATCTTCTTCATTATATTCACCCCATTTACACATTGCTATTAAGCCTTCCTTAATGGCATTCATAGCTGCAAGATACACAGAATAAATAGAAGCTGATTGTGTTGATTGCCTGATTCTCAATGACTCTGCTGCTTCAACACCCTTTCGTGCGTCAAGAATAGCAACACCATGACGAATAGCTTCGTCATAAAGATCGGTTATATGCTGTTTAACGTGTGTTAGTGCTGCTGTGTCTGTCACTGTATAGAAAACTCTTGCTTGCTCGTTAGGCAACACAATCATGACTGAAGAACCCACAACATTTGGAAGATCTCCATCATTAGATGCGCCAACAATACAAAGAGTCGGATTACATGATAAATATTCTGAATTTGCAAGATCAGCTTCTTTCCGATAAATTTGGATAGAACAATTGGCTACAGATATCAAAGGTATTGGTTGCAGATCAAATGAATTGTTAATTGATCCTGCAAGAAAAAGAGGAATCTCTTTTATTGATTTTCCTCTAAAATGAGGAATAATTTCAGATGTTAAATTTACTCCATCATCTGTATAAAGGGTGGTGTAATATTCACCATTTTCATTCATATTGAGAACTCTATATACATCATCAGTGTCATGAGAAAATATATCTAAACTGGATGGACGTACTTCTTTCAAAACTCCAAGAATAAGATTCCTTTCATCTTCAACCAAAGCAGTTTTCCAATTAATAAAATCTTCTGCTTTATATTGCACAAACCTAAACTCATTCTTAGCAGAAACAATATCCACTAAAATTGGAGATCTTCCTGTCTGAAATATCTCAATAATCATATCAAGAAAAAGTTGCTGCAATGACCTACCATCTTTAGTTGCTGTCTTGATGATGTATTCTAATTCTTTTGGCACATTAAATTCAGGAAGTTTAGTAATAACAATACCCAAAGCTCCTTGAAGCGCATAAGAAGTAACCAAAGGAAAATGTGCTCTTTCTTTATAAGGATCATATGCAGCAGCATAATCACCAGTCATACCAGAAGGACGAGGAAGATAAGTTTCTTCCTTATCTTTGATTGCATCTTCACCTTCCATGCAATCACGAACACGTACCCAAGGCTTTTTAAACTTCACATAATCAACATGTTCTGTACTTACAGAACTTGATTGAACTGTTTTAGGGGTTATCATTGTTTATTTCCTTTTATAAGGAGTTTTTGTATTACTATTCACAGTCGCTGTGCTCTTCTTTGGAGCAGTTCTAGGAGCAACTTTAGCTCTTGGTTTTGCTTTGGGTGCAGTTGTTTTGGCAACCTTACTCAATGATGCAGCTTTTACTTGAGCATCTTTTGCCATTGTTTTTGCTGCCTGTTGTGCACCTTTTAATCGAGCAGGTTTTGCCCTTATCTCTTCAGCATCTGCTAATGTACGTGCATCCCATTCTCTCTGCCATTGTTTTTCTTGTGCATTCATTAAACTTACTTTCGCCATTGTTTATTTCCTTTTTAAAGTTTACGTTTACAAATCTTTGAACAAGTTTTCACCTTTGAATATTTATTTGCCATATAAAATTTAGAACATACTTCACATATTTTTTCAATATCATCAATTCCAGAAGCCTTCCTGCTGGCTGTTCTACATTTTCCAGAACAAAATACATCTACATTTTTTCTTTTGCTTTCAAAAATTTCACCACACCAAGAACATTCCCTTTCTATCTTTTTTTGTAAATTTTTTTTAGTATTTTCATAATGTTTATTATGCCATTTTCTACCATCTTCACTACCATGCCATTTGTTTGCTGCTTCCCTACATTGTTTAGTAATTGGAATGGGTTTTCTTTTTTTAATGTGATGTAATACATGTTTTGCTCTTATCATAAGCTCAAAATCTTCAATTTGATTTTTAGATTTATCCTCTTTTATGTGATGTACTATAAAACCTTTGGGAATTTCTCCTTTATAGAATTTCCAAACTTCTCTATGCAATCTTTTACCATTCTTTTGAAAATAATTACCACAAAAATAATATCTCTCCCAAAACTCTTGAATTGTATCTGAAATAATTTTAACTCTTTTCATGCCTTATCCTCCTTTAGGATTATAAAGCATATTATATTTAATAATGAAACGAATCAAGTATTAAATAACAGAAAGAATCAAATACCTACCTTTCGTCTTTTCATTGTTGTCATTTTACGTGACAAAAGATACCGTAAACTGTCACAAATGTGATCTTCCCCATCGGTTTGAAGATCTTCAGGTTTTTTCTTGTCTCTTTGTTGTAATGGCAAAGTTCTAATATGGTGTTCTGCTTGCTGAAAGAAATATAAATGTGGTCGTTCAAGATCTTTCCTTTTTGCTGCTCCTAACATTTGTCTAATAATTGACCATCCAGCTACTCTTGATCCTGGTCCTTTATGCGCTCTTGTCCAATTACATCCAGAATTTGTCAATGCAGCACCAATTGAAGTCCCATCAATAACAGCCCAAATTGCAGAATCAGCAGGTCCAGGTATAACTTTCATAGCATACTCACCAAATAAAACATTGTCAACAGCTAAAACCCTTTCAGCAATCTCAGAAGATATTGCTTGATCACCCTCATTTGGAATTCCTGTCCACCCATAAATTTCATTTAAAATAACAACTGATCCTTTTGGAAAATATGGCAAATCAACATCAATTGGAATTGGTTGTTCACCATTACATTCTGCTCCGTAAGTGACTGCCCATGGCTTAGAAGAACCCCAATCAAAACTCCTAAAAAGTTTCCAAGATTTTGGTGGTTTAAAATTTGGAAGAACGTGTATTTTAGGGTCCCATACATCAGTGAAAAATCCACCAATCAATAAATCCCAACTTCCATCAATCCATGCCTTTCTTAACATCTCATTATCTTGGGTAAGTGAAAAGATTTTGGCCATGTATAAAGGATCTGCTTCAGCTAATGATTTATTCTCTGATTGATAACTTTGAACATGAGTTCTTGCTACTGTCAATTCAGTTTTTGTCATTTCTCCATTTTTATCAGGATATTCAAATTCTAATTTTTCTCTTTGAATTTTCCCTGGAGGTCCTGCATCAATGAACCTTCGTTTTAACCATTGATGTCCTGGGCCGCTAGGATTACATGTTGCTCTATATTTCAATGGTATTTTGGGATTTGAAGAACGATTACAAGACATCAATTTTAAATAGACGTTTGGTAAAGCATGGTTACTTATTTCTTCCCAACCAATATAGCAATTGGAACTTACAGTAAATATATCTTGACTCTTTTCATTATCTATGATACTGTTCATTGATGTTAAATAGTGGTGAGCATCTTCTACTTCAAAATCAACCATATCAATAGGAGTCTCTAATGAGGAAACGGAAAAAGAAACAGGATTCAATGCAGCAGTTGTTTGAAAAAATTCATAAGAGTAAGGTTGTCTATAAGAGACTTTCTCCAGATAAGAAGGGCTACATTCTGTTAAAGTGCCCAAATCATCCTTATGCACAGAAAGGAGGTTGTATTTTTGAACACAGATTTGTGATGGAGCAGAAATTAAATCGTTTTCTACTTCCTGGTGAAATTCCGCACCATGATGATAAGAATCCTTCAAACAATCATCCTGATAATCTAATACTCTGTAAAGATCATGCTGAACATCTTGGTAAGTACCATTCAATGCATCATAATCCCGAATTAATTCAGAAAGTAAAAGGATTTGCAAAGAATAATAGTATTTCAAGGAATATTGCTGCTGATTTATTGGACATTTCTGAATCTTTAGTAAAGAAGATAATTCAAAAATATGACATACAATGGACAGCCTTTGATGAAAATAAGATGCTTGAAATTGATGTGCAAGATCTATTAAAAAAGAACAGTGCTGAAGAAGTTGCAGAAATATTTGGTGTTCATGTTTCCACTCTTTATCGAAGATTCCCAAAACTTTTTCAAAGCGGCAAGCCAATAGGCTTTCTTGAAGTTCACAAATCTGAGATTTTGAAAATGAAGAGTATGAAATTATCAAATGTAGAAATTGGGAAAAAATTTGACACAAACAAGAATACCATTTGGAGATATTTGCAGAAATGGAATGGAACTCTACCAAGCAAAGGTTCAACTGCGAAGCCGCCAGGATTTCTTGATGCACACCAAAAAGAAATTGAGAAACTTCTTTTAAATAATGTTTCCCAACTTCAGATTGCTCAGAAACTTGAAACAAGCAGGACAACCCTATCCGTTGCCATCCGTCGTTGGTCAAAACAGAATGTGTTAAAGCTTGCTGTTGCTGACTTATTAAATTCAAATCCTCATCTAAAGCAGAAACTTTAACACCTATCTTTTTTGATTTAAAAATTTTGGTGATTTTTTTCGGTCCCTGTAAAGTCTGAACTAAATCACCAATTTTTATATTTTTAGCTTTTTTCTGCTGCTTATCAGGTAAAAGAATTTCTGTGTCACTATCGTAACAAAACTCATGTCCGTGGTATTGTTCATAATCCACATCTACTCTTGCATAATTCAACCATAGTGTTTCTCCTTCTGGAAAAGTCCATACTTTTTTAGAATTATTGAATTTTGCCATTGGAAAAATTCTTGGAATCCATTTCTTTGTTTTAGAAATCACATCCCCGAGTTCTGTAGTAGCCTCTCTAAGCAATAGTCCTTTATAGTCAGCTCCAAACCCCTTTCCTACATTTTGCAAATAATCCATTATCAGCACATCCGTCTTCCCGCCGCCCCGGTTGCCATGGAGTAAGCATTCCCATACAGGACAAGTCAAAAATCTCTGCTGTGCTCCAGGCCATGGTTTCCAAATTACTGGTGGTTTTTTTCTCATAAGGATTCATACTCCGAAAAAGTAATATTTCCTGCATAATCATTAATTCTTGGAAGATCTCTTATTACTATAGAGTTTTGTGATTTCAATATACTCTTAGTGGTTATTGCTGCTAATCTTGCTCTACCTTCTGGTGTAGCAATAATTGCTTTTCTGGCTTTAACTGCATTAGAAGTTTGTGCTTTTTTCGATTCCGGTGTTCTTTTTGCATTAGTTTTTCTTAAAGTTTTTGCTCTTTTGCTATAAAATTTCTTCTTTTCTGCTAAAGTCATATTATTTCTATATGCAATTAATCCTTTTAGATCTGGTTTATATCCAATCCTTTTTTTAGTTTCTGCTGATGCTTTTGTTCTTTTATCAAAATATGCCTTTTTTACTTCAGGTGACATAGAGGCATAAAATTCCTTCAATCCCTTTGAAGAAGTTTTAGCTCCATTTTTTTTTCTATTTTTCATTATTTTATCAAAAAACTTTTTCTTTTTTGCTGGAGACATAGAGGCATAAAATTTCTTTAATCCCTTTGAAGGAGTTTTAGCTCCATTTTTTTTTCTATTTTTTGTTCTTTTATCAAAATATGCCTTTTTTACTTCAGGTGACATAGAGGCATAAAATTCCTTTGTAAAAGGAGAAGGTATTTTCTTTTTTCTTTTTTCTTTTTTTATTTTCTTTAATTTAGACATCAATTAAATCCTTTTCCCAATCTTCTTCAGAAACAGTATCAGGAACCATTAAAACTCCATGTAAATTCATATTTAAAGATTTCTGCTCAATTTTATCAGAATATCCTAATTTATTCATAGTCATATATTTAAATAATGGTGTATTGAAAGATCTTTCATTTAAATTATTTTTACCTTCACGTAACCACCATGCCTCATGCATTGCTTTACCAACTTCTTTAGCAGTATAAAAACTTTCAAATCTTTCTGCCCATCCATTTAATGCTTCACAAGAAACATTAAATTCAGCAGCAATCTCTACTTCTGAAAAACCTTCTTTAGCCATTTCAATATATGCAATTGGATGAATAGCAGGATTAAATTTTACCATGTGATTAGGATGAGTAATTTCTTCAGTTCCTTTATAAAGATTTTCTTTTATCACTACATCTCCACCATGTATTTCACATAATGTACTTTTACCTACTGCAATTTTTTTGCATTGTTGTCCATTTTTACGAATAAAAGCGCATTGCTGTCTTTTATAATATGTTTTAAGTTTTTTTTTCAATGGTTTATCTGGTTTTTTAATTTTTCTTATTTTAGCAACTTTTTTTGATAATTTTTTATCTGATTTAATTAATTTTTTTCTTTTAAGTTTTCTTTTAAACATAATTTTCTCCTATAAATCAGCTATAATTTCAACAATTTTATTATATTTTTCTAAATCATCTTCATCAAGTAATTCAAGAATCATTTTATCAGTAACAAAATCAGACAATCCTTTGGCTGTTTTACCATTCCATTGATCAAGACATTTGTAAACAAAATCTAATACTGCTCCTTTTAATTGTTGTGTCCTCTTTGCTCTGTTTAGACTGTAATTGATACTCTCCCCTTCGGGAATGACTGTAAAGAGCATATACAGTATTACAATGCTCTTTTTGAGTGTAATTGAAGTTGTTCTTCCTTGTATTCTTATAGGAATTATTAATGTTTTTTTAAGTATCTTTTTATTTGAATTCATTTTTATCTCCTTGATTTATAAATTACCATCAAAATTACCTTTTGTCAAGTAGAATAATACAATGGTTAATAATATTTTAAAATTTGAATAAAAATTTCTGTAAAATTATGGTAAAATTATTTAAAACTATATAAAATAAGGGATTTATTGAAATTTTAGGAAATCTCTTCTATGGAGAAATCTAAAATTAACTAGAAATCAACCATTAATTTACCAAGAATTTAAAAATTCATAAATTATATGATTTTAAAAAAAATAATGGTTAAAAATAAAAAAAATGGTTAAAAAACAAGAAGCTATATAGAATAAGGGGGAAAATTGAAATAAAAAGTATTTGTGCATGGTAGCAAATTAAAAAAGGAGAAAATATTGTTTTGTTTAAAAATACTTTAAAATTCTGAATAAAATTCTATAAAATTTTCATAAAATGAATAAAGAAGAAAGGTAATATAATAAGAAAGAATAATATATTAAATACTATATCAAATAATATACCAATTTTTATAAAAACGAACGTGACGCGAAAGGTCCCCCTCCCTTCCCCAGGACTTCCTCCCGAAACACTGTTCACCGCACAAAACATGCGTCTCATGTATCAACTATACGTTTATCCCGGAAGGCACCTTTACTCATTCCCTGACTTATTGTGAACACTGTTATTATGCGATATGATATGTTTATCCAGGTAAACATTGTCAAAATCGTTTTAAGTGCTATTTAAGAACTATTAAAATTAATGTTATTCTGCTATTCATAATTCCTAAATGTTAAAATTTACATTTTATTTAATGATATCAGTAAGTTATACAAGATTTATTCAAAATGTTTCATTAATGATCATAAAGATGTAAGTTACATGTTTCATTATATTCAATCGTATTGTATCGTGTTTCATTTGATGTATAAAATATGTAAATTACATGTTTCGTATTATTGTTTCATATATTCAATGATTATAGATACTTATAGTACAAATATCTTATATGATGTAAAGCGCAATTAATAAGCATTATTTTGATGTAAAACGCAATTTATCATATATGCAATGATTATAGATACTTAGCTCATATTTATCTTATAAGGATAATAATAAACACTAATAAACATTAATAATGTTATATAAGATGATTATAAGCTAAATACTTAATATTACTCTAAATAATTGTTATTTGCGATATTTTCATGATGTATCGACAATAATCATTAAATTGTTAATATCGCCGATTATTTTCACTATTGACTATCAATGATTTCAGATAGTTATAAAATAAGTAAAATAAAATGTTGACAAGTGTTTTTATTTATATTATAGGGAGCATGTACGATTATGAAAATATCATAATTCTACAATACAATTATTTTTAATCCAATGGGGATTAAAAACGATCTAAGTAGTAAGCAATAAAAACGATTTATCTTTATTAAAGGAGAACTAAACATGTCAAAAATCAAAACAGCATCCACAGCAAAGTCAAACGAGTATTCAGTTGTAATTGACGGAAAGACTATAAAATGTAGTACTAAAAAGACGTGTATAATGACATGTAACGACAACACTCCTGCATGCAAAGAGTGTTTGAAGAAATCAAATAAAATTTACACTGTATGCAGTCAACTTACGATTGATCTTAAAGCAAAAGAACAAGCAGAGTTGTTAGCATTACAAAAAAAAGAGAAACTGGAACAAGAGCAAAAAGAACAGGATAAGCGAGATAAATTTGAATTTGATAAAATTCAAGCGAAAAAAATCGAATCTGCTAAAAGTCTTGTTAACTCTTTTAGAATAGCAAAAGAGTTAACAGAGACGGAGAAAAAAGAACAAGAAACACAAAAATTAATTAATAATGCACTTTACATGCAATTACATGAAATAACAGATCTGGAAAGTGAAAAACAAAGTGAACTTGACTTGATTGACAGCAACGTCAATGAAATCCAGACTATGTTGAATAGTGCAAAAATACTCAATAACGCTGATATGGAGTCTATGATATCAGAGACATTATCCGGGACTATAAAAGTACAAACGGAGATGTTTCTTGCATTAGAAGTGATTAAAAAATCAAAACATGAAAAAATTAATCAATTGATTATTGATATCCCTATTAATGTTGTAGATCTTCAAAATCAGATCTTAAGCCTAGAAAAAATGATAGCAGATCTGTTATCATCCAAAGTAAGCAAAAAAAACAAAAAAATAAAATCCGGATCTACATCCACTCCAAAAAAAGGGATAGTGCATAAAAAATATCTTTTCACTATCCCTTATTTAACAAATGGAAAAGATGCAGATTTTATTATCCCATTGTTTGTAGCAGAGTTTAATTGTACAATAGCAAGCGCTCTTAAGTTTGTCCGTGAGTGCAATGGATCATATAAACATAAACAGGAACTGGGAAAAGAAGGAACTGTACAAACTAAAATGTTTCAGTATCTTAATGGATGGACTACAGTTCCCCCAGAAGGGGACAAGGGGACTCGTGACTTGTGTAGTAAGTTCCATACTGCATGGAAGGAACTTGTTTCCCTGGGGACAATAGCAGAACTAGAAAATGTAAACGTAGACGGACAAATTTAATCATTAATCTTCTTTAAGGGGATTAGAAAATAATCCCCTGATTATAAAAGCGAAAAAAAAGACTTTTTATTTTAGTCTTTTTTTTCGCTTTTATAATTTTTAGGATAAATAAACTAAGGCTTAAAATTTTTGAGATACAGGGACGTTTTGAGTTTTATGTGTCCCTGTATCCGGATATTTTAAAAACGTCCGTATCTGGATATTATCAGGGATAAATAAAGATTTTTAAAAGGAGAAAGAATGGAATCAAAACTGGAATCTGAAATAATCCAGACATTAAAAAATAGAATAAAGTTTTCAAAAAGAATCTGGCCAAAGATTAAAGTTCAAACCTTAAAAGATCTGGGAATTACTCCAAAACTTTTGAACAAAGAATTCAAACAAGCCATACTGGAAGTAACCCCAGTAGGCTGTAATGATCCCAGTAGAGCCCGACTGGGATTTATTCTGTTAACTGGGAAAACAGGGTCAAGATGTCTGGCTCTGAGAAAAGAATATAGATAAATGGCTAAAATTCTCCTGGAAGAAGGCAGAGTCACCAGGAAAAATTTAAAAAGGAAAATTACCATGGAATTATTTTCAATAGAAATTAGGCATATTAATGTAAATGGTAATGGGGTTATCACTACATATTTATATAAAGCAAAAAATGAGGACATGGCAGAAAAAAAAGCCATATCAGCATATGAGAAACATATCACTAAGCTCTATGACGACATGGACGTTGACCGAATTTTAGTCAACAAAATAAAAATGGGACTGTTTTCGGAAAGATCCTGGAAAAATTGCTAACCAAAAATCTGGAGGGTTCCCTTTGAACCCTCCTTGTTAGTAACCCAGCCATATACAATCCATATTGCATACGCCAAGAAACAAGTCTTGATAAAATGGAGAGTCATAACAGAAAACCACAAGGAGATTTACCATGGACGAAAAAAAACAAGCCATCATAAGCAAAGTTGAGAAGATTTTGATCCAGGCCAAAGACCAAGAAGGAACTCCTGAAGGGAAAGCTTTCAAATTGGCCGCAGCCAAACTTATGGCCAAATACAGAATTGAAGAAAGTGAAATTGACATGGAGCAGGGTAACCTGATCCGAGATCAGTTTTCTTTCTTGGCAGACGAAGGAAATATTCCTCAGTGGGTTGAAAATATCATGTCAGTGTTTGGCAACACTTTTGATGTAAAGACCATTTACAGGAATTACACCTGGGAAAATCCAATTCGCCGAGAATGGGATTACATTGGAACTTTTTCCGATGTAGAAACGGCGATGTATTTCGCCAGTGTTTGTGTCAACCATATTGACAAAGCTGGATGGAAAGAATTTCCAGCAACCAAAAACTGGCAGAAAAGGAATCAACTTGGCAATGTCGCTGCTAGGATAATTATTTCTCGAGCATATGATTTGAAAAAAGACATGAATGTCACCATGCATGCTGATAAGGCATGCAGAGATTTAGTTGTCTGTAAAATGGACATGATCAATGAAGCGGTGGACAAAGAGTATCCAAATCTGAAATTTGGTAGATCAAAAAAAATGGACTTGCCTTTAGACTCAAAAACAATTGAAGCCGGCAAAGCAGCCGGGGAATCAGCTCCAATGAATTTTGGAATTGAGGCAGCCTAATCAAATCAGAAAAGGGGGGTCAAAAATTCGACTCCCCATCCTTTAAAGCCTATAAGTAAAAATAAAAATTTATGGGTTTTAAAGGGTGCATTGGCATTCTGAAAATAACAAACCAAAAAAGGAGATTATTATGTTGTTAAATACGTTTAGTCCCAAAATGGTAAAAGCCGATTGTGTATTCACTGGAAAAGAAGTCAGCTTAAAAACAGTCAAAAAGGCAGTCACTCGACCTTGGCCATGGCTTAAGAATAACTCCGGATTCCCAATGTGGCTTTGCCATAAATCAGCAGTCTCCCATGAGAACACAGCAAAGGTCTTGTCCACCTTGCTGAATGCAAAAGTTGACTTTGAGCGGCAAAATGTAGAACTCGGGCATGGCAGTACTGCCTGGGTTATAGTCCCAAATTTCCGGGCCACTGAGTCTCGGGAATATACCCTGAAGGAAGTGACCAAAGCAGGATTTTCCTGCTTCAAAGTGATTGTGTATGATCCAGCACTGCCCCAATATGAAGTACTGGGGCAGTCAAATGATGTAGGGGGAAGTCTTTGTACTGGGGGAAAATTTGACTCTTTGGAAGAGGCTTCCACCTCTGCCAAAACCTTCCAAGAAGAAGGATTCTACCCATGCTGGGTAACTGATTCTCACGAACTATAGTAAAAAAGGGGTCAAAAAATCGACCCCTATATTAACCCAACCATTATGTGAATGATCACATAATGCCGTGTCCAAAGTCCGGGAAAAATGGGGATGGATACAAACCAAAAAAGAAATTTACTATGGTTAATAAAACATTTCTACTAACCCATTATAATGAATTGAGAGAATCCTTAAATGGCAATTGTGATAAGACTATTTGTCCTAACTTAACCGGATCTAAAGTTGATGCAGATAAATACTGGTACAGAAAAAACCCATAGAAATAAGGTTTTTGTGATACATGCCACAATGCATTCGCAAAAATGGCTAAAGCAGGTCACAAAGAAAATTGTCCCTGTTTTATGGGAATTGACCCAAAAAACTTGTTTCTGGGTCTTGATATATTGATTTCCGAATTAACCGAAAAAGCAAAAAAAAGAATATTCTGCCTAATAAGAAAAAAGAGGGTCAAAATATCGACTCCTTGGAAGAAGCCCAAGTCACCAGGGAAAATTTAAAAAGGAGGTAATTATGAAAAATTGCACAAGTGAAATTAATCAAGAAGAATGGGATCAGAAATGGTCCGAATGGGCAAAAGAAAATGAAGTATTTCCTGGGGAAACCCCTTGGAAACTTTTAAAACGATTAAGAAGAGAAAATAAGTGGGTTAAACTTGCTCAAATTAGTTCCCCTCCTGACCGAGAATTTGATGATTGGGACCGCGAACTTGAACAATTTATGCGATCTTAAAATTGGTAAAAATAATATTCCTGATATTTACCAGGAATAACCAAAGGAGAATTATTATGGAAAAAATCAGGGCAGAAATTAAGGCAAAAGCAGCAAAAATGAATATTAAAGTAATTGGGTTAGAAGAAGTGCCTTGGATTGTGCAAGGTCGCCCATTGTTTGATTTTGAAGGGGTTGACTTTATGACCTTGAAACAATTAAACCAGAACACAGAGGATTTGTTTGCAGCCTCTGGCTTAATGAATGTAGCAATATTCTCTGATGGCAGGGTGGAAGGACTTAAAACAGTATCCAGCCAATACAATCTTTTGCAACACCTGAATGCAATCAATCTTAGTATGGATTTCATTCCACCTGAATTTCAATTAGAAAAAATTGATATTAAAACATCACCAACTGGAGGACGAATGTGGGCAACCATGGAAAGTGCCCTCTCCGAAGAAATTATCCCTGGTGATAAGATCAAGTTCCAGGCAACAATGCAGAACAGTGCCGATACTTCAAAAGTATTGAGATTTGTTGCCGGGGCATATCGTTTAGTATGTTCAAACGGAATGGTATCTCCTGATAACAGGTTTGAATCTTTATCAGTAAATAAACTCCACAAATCCGGGTTAGACTTTAAAAAGGACTGTCAGGGGTTCTTTGAGAATGTAGATAAATCTTTTGCATCAGTAAGTGAATGGAAGAAATATGCTGCCATGGGATTAACCCAACCTGCCATGGAGGATGTGTTTAAAAAACTTTCTGCTGGACCCAGGGTACAGGAAGAAATTCTTAGTCTGGAAATGAGGGGTCAAGAAACAACACCCAGAATTCTGCTAGCAGAAAACAAATTGACCGCATGGGATTTGTATAATGCATTTACTCAACGTATTACTGATTCTGAATCCCTAGAATCGGTGAAAATTGAAAACGGAACACATTTGTCAAGAGTATTCGACAAAATAATGGCAGTGGCATAATCAATGGGAAAATATGAGGGTCTGAATATTGACCCTCACCAAAAAGGAGAAATTATGGAATTAAAAATTCAAGAACATGGCACAATGTTATCTGACTATTTTAGCGGAACATCTGGCGTGATGTTACCTATAAGTATTGATAAACATACCACATGCCAAGAAGTCCTTAGTATGCTTAAAGATGAAATTGATTTAATATGGGAACATGCGATGATGTATACCGCTGAATATCACAAATACCCATTAGATAAACTGAAAAAAGAGATTGAGAACCAATTATCTGAAATGAAAATATATGTCATGGCAAATGACAAAATGAATAAGGCATTTAATCCAGATTTGGATTTTGCCTTTAATAAAATTAATGAAGATGATTTCAATGATCTGCCAGTGGCTATCTTTACCATAGAATTTATTTAAGAGAATTATGAAACCAAAATCAAACATAAAATATGGCGTATTAGTTAATGATAATAATATTAATAACCATAAAGAGTAAAATGAAAAAATTATTAGTGATCGGAATTATAATTGTAAGTATGTCAATTGGTAGTGTTATTACAGAACAATACAGATACAGGGTTGAACAAGTCAAGAAATTGCAAGAAATTGAATATCGAATGGTTCTTGCAAGTTCTAAATTATGGGTTCTCAAAACAAGAATTGAATTTCCTGAATTTCCACCAAAAATTGGAATCAAAAGTTCCAACAAAACCAGCATGAAAAGGAGAACAAAAATATAAAATTTACCGCTAAAAAATTAAAAATCGCCATGGAAGCCGCAGAAACAGAACATTCATGCCTTTCACCACAAGAAGCTGCCGCATCATCAGCAGTTGTTTGGGTTAAAGACAATTACTTACATTATACTGGATCATAGTCAGAATATAAATGCAAACCAATCCACGAAATAACCTGGATTGAAATTGTAGCAGAAACCCTGATAGAATTAAACCAGGATAAATTTGTTGGTCATTCTATAGTGGCCACTCCTGAAGACATCAGAAAATGGTCAAAGAATTCTGGGTGCTCATTCTAGAAGATATTTTATCATATGTGAAAACTGCCGCAAATAATACAGGCGCATTTCTGACAGCCCCGAGCAAATGGGCAGATATTTAAACTTAACAAGGAGAAAATTATGAGATCAATGGTTCATTTAGAATCGGAAGTTTACAGACTGTCAGCAAAAATTGGCTATTCTTGTTTAAACAAAATCAACCTTTCAAAAGATGATGAAAGATTTGTCTGGAATTTAATTGATTTTGGTTATGGTCATGAAACCAACATAATGGAAGGTCGTTGCAGTCTTCAGGAAACCATTAATTTTGATATATGTAAATGGGAACAAAAAATGGTATCCGATTTACAACGGTTAAAATCAATTAAAAGGGAAGTATTGTAAAACTGAAAATCGCTGTTTAACAGCTTTAAATTTTATTGATAGTCTATTACTCAAAATTTTTAAAACGCTATTAAACAACAATTTAAACGCTTTATTTTTATTATTTGACAACAATAAAATAACAATTATATTGTTGTCAAAGAGATGAAAAAAAATTAAAACAGATGTAAAAAGATGAAAAAGGAAAGGTAATTATGTATGAATTATACACTACGAAAAAAATAAATGGTATTAAAATTCAAGCAAGTCATGGTTTGATGACATGGCAAAAAGCAACTGACAAAGGAGCCAAAATTCTGGCAGAAAATTTAAATGTATTGGTAGTATTAGTATTGACGGAGGTAGAAAGTGAATAAAAAAGAGACAATGAAGATTTTATGTGATGCGGCAAAAGATGACAATCTTGTGGATAATTTTGTTGATACTATCCATAAGGATACCAATATCAGAATTACCCTTAGCATGTCTGATATAATTCTTAACTTAGAAATCAATAATTATAAATTGAATCTTGATACCATTCAAGATTTCTGTGAAAACAATGGTGATATTGTTCCAGGGACATTCCCTTGGTGAACTTGAACTTTTTTAAGGAGAATAAAATGTCATTACCAATTGAAAATTTTAAACCTATAAACTGGGAAGATGCTGAAAAAGGTCAGAAAGTATATATTGCTGGCAATCTTGTAAAAGGGATTCCAACAAAGGTATATGGCCCTCATTTTATGGAAAACAACCAACGTCATAATCTGAAATCCAGTAGTAATGACAAAATATTCCATAATGACTGGCATTATCTGTATGTGCCGATTCTGGTGGAAAAATATATTGACATAAAAAATAGACACCAAAAAGAATTTGAGGCACTGCCGATGTTCTTTGCTTTTAGCAAGGAACAGTTTACAGAGGGTATGGAAAAATTCGGTCTGAAAGTAACTGATACAGACAAGATTTATAAAATGAATTATGGTGGGTTTTATAAAAGGGAAGATTCCAAATTGTTTAAGGAGTTTTACAAACGGCAGGAAAAAGAAATGACTGATGCCATTGAGTCTGACAAAACTGGTGAAGGATTCATAAAGGATATGTTTTCATACGAATTAGCCAATAGAGAATTCTGTTATACCTGGAATGATATGGATGCTCTTGAAACACTAGGGTATACTTATAAAGACATTGATAAAAATGAAATCCTGGCAAATGGATTAAGACTTGCAAAAATGGACCAACAGGAGGGATAAAATGAAAGAAATAATTGGCGGAACAACAATCACATGGTCAAATAATTACCAAGAAATCAAATATAATCATCAAGTACCAAAAAAAGTACTTGATGATTATGATTGGTTGGAAGAGGAGGATAAAGCAATCGGATGGTTGAAATACCACAAAACATGGTACCACCTGTCTGATTTTATGAATCTTGACAAAAACTCACCATTTGGAGATAAGTGGCAAGGATATCACTCCGATTCATTCTTTTCTGGCGTCCTGATAAAGATCTCAGATTGTGGTGATGCTGCAATTCTTGGGAGTTATATGTCATAAGGAAGAGTATAATAAAATGAGAAAAAAATAATTAACATTCTATCAGGTGGCTCAAACAATGGATGAGCCATCGAATAGAAGATTAATTATACAAAGGAGAAAATATGATAAAAACACTCTATCATGGTACCAATGCAATTTTTGAGAAATTTGAAAATAAGTACCTACACACAGAAAATTCTTTGATGCAATATGGTAGTGGATTCTATTTCTATGAAGAACCAAGTCAAACAATATTGCATGGAGATCTTCGTGTAGTAACCAAAGTAAAAATAAATAAATCCATTGAACACACGGATAGATGGAACCCAACAACAGATGATATTGAATCATTGATATTAAAATCACCAAGTTTAGAAGACAGATTATGTAATTATGGTGATATTAATTATGAAAAATTTGATGTTGTTTTACAAAGAATCATTGATATTTATACAAAAAATGGTTTTTATATAAATATTTTAAATATGCTTGGTAATGATTTTTTTATGCCAGAAGAAACTCATATTTTATTAAGTGAATTTACAAAACTCACCGGAATAAATTGTATTACTAATACAAAGAGGGGTATTTACGTAATACTAACCAAACAACAAATTGATATACAGTTTGTTGTTTATAAACAAGATTGGGAGAAATGTAATGAAAATATTTGACCATAGAGATTATGTAAAGAATTATCATAACGGTAGATTTTCCACAGATAGTGTGAAAAGCATTGAAACCATGAATAACCCTGATGCAGATTTTATTATTAAACTCAAAAATGGTCAAGAACATATCTTTCGGTGTTCTTGTTGCATCATTTTTGATAACTCAACTGAAATCAATCAGATGATTATTTCATAAGAGATATTATATTGCAACCTGATCATAGTTTTAATCATAAAGGTAGTATCAGAGAAGTTCTTTTTACAAAAGGTATGTTTAATGCTATTGGTTCCAGGTACACTAAAATTAAAATAGTAGAAGAGGTTTAAATGAAAATTAACAATAATGAAATATTCGGTTTAGATGTTGGTGAAGAAGAAAAAGACGCTAAGAAATATTTCTCATATACTGGTTGCAGCAATTGTAATAATGGATTAGGTTGTGATATTTATGATTGCAAAGCATGGTTCTGGACAGATGAAATAAATAGAAAATCAGATTACTATGAGGTTAAAATCTGCCATTCTTGTTTATGTGCTTATTACAACGGGGATGAACTTGATAACGATTGCCAAAATATTTATAAAGTATAAGAAATAATTATGAAATATTTTCATATAAAAATTTCACAAAACATTCATAATGAGTGGGTTATTTTATGTTGTAAAACAGACAATGTGGAAAGAGTTGATAAACAGTCCTTTCCACATCCCCAAGGATGGTTTCATTGTCCTATAACAAAAACTCTTCAACAGGGGTTTGATGAACTTAAACAATGTATGGTTAATTCCCATGAAAAAGAAATAAAAAGATTAAAAAATTCACTGAAAACACTTAAACAAATTAAATTAAATAAGGAATGATTTTGATAAAGCTATTTACCATAAACTTACGGCAGAGCAATGTCTCGGATAGGAAAAATATAATTTAAATAGCCTTACACAAAATTATATTAATAACCTCACCAGATTGCTGTTATTGAACCTGATAAAGACAATTCATTAACAGCAATCATAAAATTAAGTTAACAAAAATAAGCCCTCTTAGCAAATAGAAAGCTTAAAATTAAAGGAAAATAATATGAATATATGGCGAGTACTTTCAGATGAAGAAGAAGCAAAGTTTAAAGTATGGCCCAGAGAGAATTTCAAACCGGGAGATATTATTAATCCCACATGGCATCCAGTTGTTCAACAAGAATGTCAGAACATAAATGAAGAAAACGGTGGATGTCGTCTATGTGCCAGCAAAGAAATTAACATTAATGCAAACCATAGCTTCTGTGATACTTGTAATTTCTGGTTTTCAAAAATTTCAATTCCCATTGAAAAAAGAACTAATATAATAATCATTGATGGGTATTTTTACACCATCCCCGAATATGGGGATGTTCTTGATGGAAGGAATGAAATCAAATTTTTTAATGGTAATGTTATTTTTACCAACAAATTGAACTGGTACGGAAAAATCCCAGAACGATTTATTGGCATGTTTGAAGACAATGCAAAATTTGGAGATACATAAAATGAAAATAAAACATATTCTGTACTTTATTGGATATATGATAATTGTTGTTATGTTTATAAATATAATATGGATTTCAATAAATTCTTGGTTTAAATTACCAATTATTTATTTCTCACAATCAACTGGTAAATGTGTGATGGTAACTATTGAAGATGTAGAATATCCTTGTGATCATAACATGGATTATAGTGATGACATAGAATACCCTTGTAATTCACTTCCAGAAAAATATGAATTGATCTGGGTACAGTAAAAACGCTATTTTAAGACTGTTAAAATCTCACGTATACATTGCTATGTAAAATAAACAAAATGTTATAAAACAAGCATTTAAATACTTTATTTTAGCAAAAAAAAAGGATCAAAATGATAAAAGGAAAATTAAAAGTAAAATTAGATGAAAAGAAAATTGAAGAAATTCTACCATTTGCAAAGTATGAAAAACCAAGTGATTGTATTATCTTGATAAACAAATGGGCAATACCACACTGGAATGAGGTAAAATCTATAAGTTACAACTCCATAACAATCAACAAAACCACGACAGAAGCAATTATTAACAGAATGAAGTTGATCAACAATGATAATAATAAAAATATCAGGATGTCATGGTTAATCTATGGATGGTCATTAAATGAAAACCTTGGTGATTGGAAATGTGAGATTAATTTCTACAAAATTAATTATAAAGATGAATGTTTCTGAAGTGGACATTAATTAATTCTCTATTTGATGGTTTATCAATGTTCAGATAAACCATCTGATAATAAATTAATTATAACAAAAGGAGATTTAAATATGGTGTGTAAAAATAAGGTAATGCAATGCGTTCCGAATAGATATGGATACAAAATGGTAAAGAGTTCATGCGGTTGTACTGGAATTAATGGTGAATTATTATTATGTGATTCATGTATTGAAAAAGCAGAAAAAGAATTTCCACAAGGTTGGCGTAATGTTCCAGGAGACATCTGTAAGCATGGCAATTACGTAGGAAATTGTTATGGACCAGATTATATTTGTAGACAATGCGAAGATGAATAAAGGAGGTAATTGTGAAAGTAAAAATTAATGATAATAAAATGAAATTATCAATAACAAGTATTCCATTAATTTTGGAAAATGATGATGCGGTTATTAGTGAAGATAATAATCATATAACAATTGATCTTGAAAGTGAATGGTTACAAGAATTCCTGCATACACCAAAAAACATCAAAGTCACAATAGAAATCATATAAAAGCAATAATTAAATAGACACAAAAAAACATGAAATAACCAAGGAGATTCAATAATGATAAGCAACACGTATTTGGCAGCTCATTATAAACTACTAAGAGATACTTTAAATGGTGTCTGTGGAAAAACATGCCCAAATAATGATAATAATTCAAATACTGAACAATGTAATAGAGGGAGCAGCAATAAACGCGATGAAATATTTTGCAATCTTTGCCATAAAAAATTCGGCGTAATGGCTATTTATGGTAATGAAAAAAACTGCCCGTGTAGTATGGGAATTGACCCAAAAGAATTGTTCCTTGGCCTTAATGAATTGATTGAAAATTTAACCAAAAAATCTAAAAAGGAGTATTCATCATGAGTTTAAAAATAAGATCAATTTGGGACAACGAGGGAGAGACAATTGACCGCATTACTGTGGTAACAACACATAGGGATTCTTCCACATCACATCTTTTATCATTATCAATCAGTATGAACCCAAACAGTCCACAAGGAGTGAGTATGTTTGGTGATTGTGTTGAAGGTGATCACCTGGGAAAAAAGATTGAATTGAAAGATCTTCCAACTGAAATTCAAAAACATATTAAGAATAGATTGAAATAATACTGTTAAGAACTGTTAAAAGCTGATTTTAGAGCATTTAAAAAGATTTGTATGTCAATATATGTATTCTTTTTAAATGCTCATTAAATCAACAAAGAAACGAGTAACAAAAGGAGATCCGATCATGGAAAGAATTGCATTAACAACTGGTGATGGCCAATGGTTTAATGCAGACAAGGCACAAAAATTTGCAGATCACCAGAATGGGACGGCAACAACAATGTATCTAAGTCAGCAGGACAACACAATCACCACAGTCTTTACAGAACTGCTTCTAGTCGTTAGGTGCTTAATAGTTGGTCTCAATGGCAAGAAACCTCAGAAACATACATCCAAATCAGCGACGCAGAAGCAGCCAAGTGGTTCATGATAAATGAATATGATAATTCAGACATCCCCAAGGACCTTCTGGCATTATTGGTTGGTGAAATTAAAGAACTAGAAATATAAGGAGATATAATGAAAAAATACACTATGCAGGAAATTAAACAAGGCCAAGGCTGTTTTACAAGTGGATTAATTACAATGATTGGGGAAGTCATCACCATTGATAGTTCCAGACGTTATATCACTTATTCAACATCAGAACGTACCAGAAATGAAGTAGAATTCATTGGGACTGCCAGTATTAAAAAATCTGGCTCTGTTACTCTGGTTTTAATCTGATTTGTGCCATTTTAAAACATACAGATAGGTTGTATAAGGGAATCTAAATAAAACATTTTATCATTAAAAAGATTGATTTTAAATTAAAAATGTTTTATATTAATTTTATAAGTTTTTGTGAAACATTTTTAATTTAAAACAGGGAAATTATTATGGCAGATGAAACAATCAGTAGATTATCATTTAGTTATCCAAAAGAACTTAAAAACCAATTATTAATTCTTGCTAAAGACGAAAGTAGAACTTTATCATCATACATCAGATTAACATTAGAAAATCATGTAAAATCAATGGTTAATGATGATATTGCAGCAAGGGCAACAGCAAGAGCAAAAAAGATAATCAGAAGGAAAAACCGTAAAAACAAGGGAAAATAAACATGACAACCACATTTGATGACAGACAATCACTTCTTTTGGCAGAAGCATCAAAACTTAACAAAACAAAAAAAGAAATTGAAGATCGTCTAAAAGAGATCAAAAAGGATTTTGGTCCTCTTGCAAAGGGTAAATATAAAAACAATGCTGGAGATGAATTGACCATTTCTGAAACATTAAAATTTACAGAAATCAGTTCACGTACCCTCTTCGACTACCTCAAAAGAAATAAATTGATGACACACTTCCCTTCATTGGTTAAAGTTCAATTAACACCATTAAAGAAAGTAGTTCCTGAAACAGTCTACTCTAAATGGAGAAAGCCATTAGATTCGATTATGCGCTGGAATTTTCGGTAAATCATAATTAACTGGTGGGGATGAAAACATCCCCACGAAAGGAATAAATATGGGATTAATTGTTGATTTACTTATGTGGGCATTTGCGGAATTAATACTGAGATTAATTGATAAAAATGCTATAGAATCTGAAAAAAGACAAACAGGGATTGATCAAGAAAATTTTATTATTCTTGATATAAGCACACATGGTAATTTAAAAGATATTGATAATGAATCAAATGAAGATAGTGGTAATTATTATGATGGAGAATGGTAAAAATACAGTTACCATACAAATCGGCAAAGGCTGCCGCTACTATGGTTTAGATGAAGAGGCGATGAGGAAATTATTTTCAGATTTAACATACAAAAATAAAGCTTACGATGATGCAATAAGATTTGGGTCTTATGTGTCATCAGACATACCAGAAAAAATAAGATATTTTGCCGTATCACGCGATGGTAAAATTATATGGTCACCAAGAGGTTATATTTGGGTCATGAAAAAATGGCTCAAAAACAATGGTTATCCAGTTAAGATTGATGATAGAACCTTGACTCTACCTGGAATAAATCTGAAGTTTCAAGGTAAGTTAAGGGATTACCAAGAAATTGCAGTAAATGATATTATTCGGAGATATCCAATAGGTGTTCTTAAAGCAAATACAGGTTCAGGCAAAACAATAATAGCTATCGCTGTAATTGCAAAAAGAAAACAACCAACATTAATAATAATTCATACAAAAGAATTACTGTATCAATGGCAAGAATCAATCAAGAAGTTTCTTGATTATGACTGTGGAATAATCGGTGATGGGAAATTTAATATCAAAGATGTCTCTGTGGGAATAATCAATACGGTAAAAAATAAAATGCCTGAACTTGAACGTAAATTTGGCCATATAATTTGCGACGAATGTTTTATTGCAGGCACATTAATTGGAGATAAGCCAATTGAAACAATAAAGATTGGTGATTATGTAAATAGTTTTAACCATGAAACAAATCTAATAGAATTGAAAAAAGTTCTCAATGTATTTAAACATAAACCTGATACACTATGTACTGTGAAATTAAAAAATGGCAAAAAGAATGTATGCACAACAAATCACACATTCTTTGATGGAAATGAGTACTTGACAGCCTCCGAATTAAATGATAACTCTGTGTTAGCCACAGAGTATACTATTTTAAAAGGAGAACAAAATGAAAAAGATCATGACCGTTTGTCCAAGTTGCAAAAAAATTATAGAGTGCAAAACACCTTATCAGAGAAAAAGAGCAAATCAAAACAAAAATGTATATTGCACACCGGAGTGTGGAATGAAAGCTACAATCCTATATTCAAAATCAAAACAGGCCAGGAGAGCCAACAGCAAACGGATGACAGAAACGAACCCAATGCACTCATCATTAAACATAGAAAAAATGAAATCCAAGAGGAGAATAAATGGAACATTCAATGTATGGCTTGGAGCAAGAGGTGGGAACGGAACTGGACCGACTCCCCAACAAGAAAAAATGGCAATTGCACTTGGATGGGAAATGGAAATACCTGTAAAAACAGCAGATCATGTCAATGGAAACAAACATGCGTGGTGTCGGAAAAAGAAAGTACCACAAGTATACAAAGTGGATTTAGGAAATCGAAAATTGAAGATTGCAATAGAAATAGATGGAAAGAGTCACAATTCAATTCAAAGAAAGAAATTAGACAGAAAGAAAGAATCTCTCTTAAAATGGAAAGGGTGGAAAGTGTTACGGTTCACAAACGCAGAAGTGGATCAGAATTTGGAAAAGTGTGTCCAGATGGTTATGTCTATAATATAGAAGTTGAGGACAACAATAACTACTTTGCAAATGGCATTTTGGTTCATAACTGTCATCGTGTAACCAGCGACACATGGTCCGATACGTTGATTCAATTCCCTGCAAAACATTATATGGGATTATCTGCAACACCTTACAGAAAAGATGGTCTTGGAGGGGCAATCTATGTGCATATGGGACCCAAACTCCATACTGTAGATAAGAAGTTATTGTTTGAAAAAGGACAAGTGTTAAAACCTCAAATTATTCTTGTGAAAACAAATTTTAGGGCAGCAAGAAGTTTCATTGATGAGGATCAAATGCCATACGCAACTATCATTAAGAAATTGACGGAAGATCCAAAAAGGAATGAATTAATAGTTCGTACAATCCATGCAGATATAAAAAATAATAATGGAAATATTTTAGTTGTTTCTGATAGGGTGAACCATTTAAATACATTATCAAAATTGTTAAACAGTATAAAAATTAATCATTTAGTTGTTTCTGGAAAAACAGCATCCAAAAAAAGAAAACAAATTATTAAAGATATGAAAAATAATAAATGTAGGGTTCTATTGTCAACACTCTCATTAATCGGGGAAGGGTTCTCACTTGACAGTTTGTCTTGTTTGTGTTTAACTACTCCTGTAAAGTGGAAGGGTAGGGTAATACAGAGCATTGGCAGAATTTTACGTCCAGACAAAAATAAAACACCGAGAGTCATTGATTTTCGAGATGAAAATGTGCGTATTCTAAAATACTCTGGTTATTCACGTAATAAAATTTATAAAGATGAGTGGGGATGATCATGAGTAAAAGGTTAGAACTAACAGGAATAAAACGTGGAAGATTAACATTTATAAAATTAGCATATATAAAAAATCAATGTACTTTTTGGGAATGTAAATGTGATTGTGGAAAAACAGCAATAGTTCGTGGGGTAGGAAAAACACAATCTTGTGGCTGTCTTGCTCTGGAAGCAAGATCAAAAAATGGTAAAAAAAATAAAAATAAACAATCACATAAAGATTTTGTAATTTCAAGAATTGAAATTGACCCAAAAACAAATTGCTGGAATTGGACAAAATCACTTATAAAAGGATATGCAAGAATAAGTGGTACACGTAGCAAAGAATCACCATTAGCTTCAAGATACGTATTCAAGTATCTAAAAGGAATTGATCCAAAAGATAAACAGGTATGTCATACATGTGATAATCCTAAATGCATAAATCCAGATCATTTATTTCTTGGAACTCACATAGATAATTTTCAAGATATGAAAAATAAAGGAAGATCAGCAAGAGGGATAAAAAATACAAAGGCAAAACTTACAGAATATGAAGTTAAAAAAATATTAAGTTTAAAAGAAAAACTAACACAGTCTGAAGTTGGTAGATTATTTAATGTTAGTGGTGGTACAGTGGGAAATATATGGAATAAAAAAACTTGGAAACATATAACATATACAAGACCAAAGAAGCGCAGAAAAATAAAAGAAGAATAAAAAATGAATTTATTCAAAGTTACATTAACCAAAACAATGATGTTTCATAGAGAAGTGGTGCGGGGAGATCATTGTGATGTAAAACGATGGGCACCACAAAGAAGCAAAAGCATATGGTGTAAGTCTTCACAATATCACAATAGAACGAATTAGCATAAATGAAATGCCTGATACAAGACAAGCCAGAAAGGATGTAAAAATCATACAACCTATAAAAGGAGAATAAAATGGTTTTTTTAGGAACTGCTTATTTTATTAATGAAATTTCAGCAGTAAAGTATTATGCCAAACAAGAAATTGATGAAAATTCCGTCAAAGAATACATCAAAGAGGGTTTAATTTATATAGGAAAACCTTCAATATCACCGGATGCACTCTTAAGTATTGATGAAGATGGTCGTTTTTGGATTGATGAATAATTCTTGACAACAAAACTTACTTATGTTAAGTAATAAATAAAGGAGGAGCATATGAAAAAATTACAATGTTTAAGATGCCTGCACAAATGGTACCCAAGAACAAAAAATAAACCTGTATTGTGTCCAAATTGCAAAAGCAAATATTGGAACAAAGAAAGAAAAAATGGCAAAATTAACATACAAGGAATTGAAAAAACAATTAAATTACAATCCATTAAACAGAATATTTAAATGGAAAGTATCAAAAAGAAAAATTAAAATTGGAAATATTGCAGGATGTAAAAATTCAGATGGATATATTTAGATAACAATTAATAAAAACAATTATACTGCACATCGTTTGGCTTGGTTATATATTTATGGGTATTGGCCTGAAAATGATATTAATCATAAAGATAGAATAAAACACCATAATTGGATTTCTAATCTCAGAGAAATATCACAACAATATAATACACGAAATATAAGAAATTTAAAAAACAATAAAAGTGGAGTTAAAGGTGTATGTAAAAATAAAAGATCAAAATATAAATCTTATATCACAGTAAATAATAAAAAGACAAATTTCGGACAATACAAAGATTTTAATGAAGCTATTTGTCATCATCTTGCAGCGGAACAATGTCTTAATTGAAAAATTACAATAGCTCAAGTCCGACATTTAAATACGTTCATAAACATATACAATGGTGGATAAATGAGTAAAAATATTCAAAAAATTGAAAAGGCAATGGAACTTATCACAGAAGCAAGAAGATTAATTGATTCTGTGGTATATACTGGTGTTTTGAAAAACTTTCAGATAGCTTCTAATTATTATATCTACAATGAGTATGGGCTTAATCAAGCAATGGGAAATAACAATCCTTTTGATGGCAAATTACAAGATCTGATTGATAAATTGAAGGAGGAAAATTTATGAAATTCCAATTTTTTAGCGATCCTGGTCATGGTTGGTTGAAAGTTCAAAAATCTTTAATTAAAAAATTAGGGATTCAAAATAAAATATCAACTTATTCTTACATGCGGGATGATAATATTTACCTGGAAGAGGATAGTGATCTTACAAAATTCATAAAATCAATGAAAGAAATTGGTAAGACTGTTGAATTTAGAAAAAACCATACAAATCGCACATCAAAAATTAGAAATTATTTAAGTTATGATAAAAATTCACTGATTCAAAGTTAATTTTAGTTGATTTAACAGAGTTTTAAATCTTTTGAGTATCAGAGTATGAGATTGATTTAAAACTCAATTAAAGCAGCAAAAAACAACACATAAAAGAAAAAAAAAGGAAGAAAAACCATGCACAAGACATAGAACTGCTAACCCGTATTCCACACACACAGGAAATTGTGTGAGCTGACTGAGCGGGAACAGGCCAGAACTTAATTTATTTCTTGTTTTCTATTTTATGAAAATAAATTAAGTGGAAGTATTAGGTTTACTAAGTCAACAATTTGATTTCGCAGGGTCCATCTGCGCTCACCCTACCGATTATGGAAAATTCCATATGCCGTAGTCGCTTTGTGTGTGTCGTTAGGGAGAATAAATCTCCCTGACTTATATATACCGAAGTGGTGCGGGTCACACCCACTAATACTTCACTTTCCTGAAAATAAATTTTACGGCTTCTGCTTTTTGATTAGTCAGGAACTAATTTTATTGAGGTGTAAGAAAGCCAGCCAAAGAACCCCATTAATTAATAAAGAGTACAATATAATTTATATATTGTCAAGAATTAAAAATTTTTATATAACACCAATCAAGGAGAAACAACATGGCTGAGAAAACTAAAGAAGTTGAAATTTGTGAACTTTGTGAAAATGGCATCATAGAAGGTTTATGTAGAGCTTGTAATGGATCTGGAGAAGGCATGTATGATGGATCATCATGCAAGGTATGTAGAGGATCAGGTTCTGAATGGTCATACTGTGATTGTGAACTTGGCAAGGAAGCAGAGTATAGAAATGCCAGATAAAAAATTGAATGAAAAAATGATAAAATTACAATTAAGGATCTAATATGACAAGAGTATTAAAAGAAAAATATAGAAAAATACAGAAACCAATAATCAAAAAAGCCAGAAAAATCACAAAAATTATAAAACCTAAAAAGATTGGTCGTTGGTGTTCCTATTACGAAAATAGACTGCCTTATCCAGTGGAGTGTGCCAATAATAAAAGTAACCCGGTTAGCACTATTTTTAAGGATGGAAAACCGCGAATTACAAGAAACTACCCAAACTGTGTTTGTTGTAAAAGGAATCCTACTTTCTATTCCTGGAAAAAAGGTGATTGGGATCTTATCATACAGGCAATTGCTGATGGAGAAGATTTATCAAACCATCCAGCTCCTGGCCGGGAGGAGTAAATATGGTGACAATATACTGTCCTACTTGCGGGAAAAAAGCAAAAACAACAAATACTAAGTATGGATGTAAAAATTATTGTCAAGCATGCAATTTGTGGAGTTGGGGTGAATCCCCACTTGTAGATTCTAATACACACGCTGCCAGAATAAAAGCTCACCAAGCATTTGATATCATTTGGAAAAGTAAACTCATGAAAAGGTCTGTAGCCTATGCTTGGTTAACAAAAAGTCTTGGAATCCCTCCAAAAGAATGTCATATGAAGCTAATGACAAAAGAAATAGCTGAAAAAGTTGTTCTTATATGTAGAAATTTCAATAAACTTAGTGAATTATGCGACAAAACTACAACTAAAATATCTTGAAGAATAAAAGCAGAAATTTTAACAAGCTTAGAAGCCTATGAGACAAATAAAAAGAAGAAAATACAAAAATATCCAATTAGATAACATTGATATTAGAGAAATTCTTGATGATCTTGAAATAGAATATTTTGAATCAGGAAAGAATGTCTCGTTGGGATGGATAGGTGTTAGCTGCCCATTTTGTATGGATGATGAATCAAATCACTTAGGTTTATGTCTTAAAAGTCCTGTTATAAGTTGTTTTAAATGTGGAAAAACTGGCAATTATTTAACTTACCTGATAGAAGAACTTCAATCTTTTGAAAAAGCTCTGGATATATTACACAAACATGAGTCCAGGGAACTGAAAATACCATATCAAAGAAGTGAACAAACAAGAAGTATTAAGGTCAATATTCCTGATGAAGCTAAATCAATAATAGGGAATAGACATGCCAATTATTTGAAAGGACGCAGGTTTGATCCAATATATCTCACAAAAAAATATAATCTCCATTTTTGTAAGTCATCAGGAAAATGGGCAAATCGTATAATAGTTCCAATTTACAACAGGAATAAAATTTTAACATATACAAGCATTGATATTTCTAAAGATTCAAAATTACGCTATAAACATTTATCAAAGGAGCTTTCAGTTGTTCATGTAAAAGAATTAATCTACGGGACTGAATTCACAAACGGTGTCATTTGCTGCTTGGTTGAAGGGATTTTTGACAAATACAGAATTGGAAATGGTGCAGTAACTGGATTTGGTGTTACTCTTACGTCAAAACAAAAACTGATATTATCAAAATATAGCAAGGTGATAATAATATTCGACAGTGATCAAGCAGGAATAGAAGGAGCAAATAAATTGGCAAATGAACTTGCTCCATTTGTCAATGTAGAAATTCTGGATCTCCCAGAAGGAACTGATCCCGATACCTTATCAAAAGAAGATTTAAGATTTATTCGTGGAAAGATTGACGGAAAATATTAAAAACAGCCAACACAAAAAACAAGATTAACCGTTGAAGCAATCTACATGGATTATTACTGCTATATATGACAATATGAAGAAAAACAAAAGGGGAGATACTGATCATGATAAAAATCAATTCAAACTTCACAATTTCTAAAGATAGTCATGGCTGGACATTAAAAGAGAAAAAATTAACAACACTAAACAAAGGAAAATATGCTGGTGAGAAAAGACAAGTTGTCAAAGAAACATATCACCCTAATACAGAAAAAGTAGCTCTGGCGATAATTGATAGAATTGGTGATATGGATGGATCTCTTGAAGAATTGATATCAGTTTATAAAGAAGCAATTCAGTTGCTTCAGGAGCATGTAAAATTTATTTGCAATGAAGAAGACAAACAAGATGTAAAAACAAAAAGCAGAGTACAAAAAACGACTACAAACGATGATCTTGAAACAGATTCTAATGTTGATAAAGAGATCAAAGAAAAAAATACAAATCTTGCTGCATCACTTGTCAAGAAAAAACAAAGAAGAATTCAAAAAATTAAAAAATAAAAAACTGAGCCTAAAAGAAGTTCTCAGAATAAAGTTCTAATTATAGATTGAATATAAAAAAGGAAGATTAAAAATTGACTAAAACAAAGATGAATCTCAAAGAGATCGTTTGTCCTAAATGCAAAACTGGGGTAATGTTTAATATCACTCCCAAAATCTCACAAGCATTGTGGATCAATACCTACGAGTGTGACCATTGCCATTACAAACAATCAATTTCAAGAAGGGAGCTGAAAAAATGAACATGAAAGAAGTAATTGACATGATAAATATCAGAACAGTTATAATTTCTTCAACTATTCGGATATTTGTTAAGAAGGAAGAGGCAGAAATTCTCCTGAAGAGAATAGACCAATTATGTAATATAGAACATATACGTAATCAAATACATAACAAATTGGAATTAATGCGTGTTGGAAAAGAAAGAAGAATTTAAATTACAATAGGAGATTTAGCTATGAGAATTGCAATTACAGATGGTGATGGTAAATGGTTTAATCCAGAAAAAGCACAAGAATTTAAAGATGCGAATGATTGGGATGGTAATAATAATATTTCCAAATCTGCCGGACAACACTGCAATCATATCCTTTACAGAACAACTTCTGGAAAGTGGATATTAAATGGATGGTCAAGATGGGAGGGATCACAAGAAACATATATAGAAATCAGTAATCAAGAAGCCGCAGAATGGTTTATGAAAAATGAGTACGATGATTCAGATATTCCTGAAGATCTTTTAAAACTGATAGCTGACGAAATTAAAGATTTGGAGGTATAACAAAACATAACAAAACATACTGATTGAATTATAAAAGTTCAAGGTTGAATTAACAAACCTTGAACTTTTATAACTAACGACATGACATTAACTGCCCCAAAATCAAAATATATTATTTTCAGAAAGAAATAAAGATGTTTGTAAGTTTTTTGGGGCATCAGATAAGGATGGTATGTTCTGCACTACTAAACACATAGCTAAAGCATGACAAAAATACTTTTGAATACCATCAAAGAAACAATTACAGAGGATCAAAAGAAAAATCAAAAAGGATAAAAAATGGAAAAGTTTATTGTATTAATAGATGAAGAATTGTTAATCATAGAAGCACAAAATTACTCAGAAATTTCCAAAATAATGAAAAAAATGGGAGAAAAATGTTCTATTTTTTATTTCAACAATTTAGATTCATGTTCAAAATTCAAAGTTATTGATAATGAATTATTTGAAGCTGATACTGAAAAACCAAAAAATGAAATTAATGGTGAATATAAATTAAAACGAGTAACTTATTCAATACACAAAAAGAATAAAGAAAAAATATTAAAAGCATCATACAATTTCAAAACAGAAAAAGGATGGGTTTGGGCATCAAAATATCTCTGTTTTAATAAAGAAGGATACCCAAAAGAAAAAGCATTTGAATGGTTATCTGAAAGAACATCTCAAGAAATATATGAAAAAATACAAGATACAGAAACAGCGATTAAATTTAGCAAAGAATTTATTGCCCCAATAGCAGTACAAGTACAAATGAATAATGCGGGATATCCTGAAATAACTGAAGAAATTTGGGGAGTATAATTATAAAAATAAATATTGACTTTTTATAGCAAACTATAATAGTATGAAAACAAACAATAAGGAATTACTATGAAAATTAATGAAAAGCAATTAGACAAATTGGCAAATGACGATAAATCAAATGATGTTTGGTATATTCCACAATTTGCAAAAATAACAAAAACTACAAAGAGTGGATTACTTTTATCATACCTTTTGAAAAAATCAAATAATAGAAAAATTAATCCAATCAGAATAACAAATGAGCAAATTGAGGATGATCTTCTTTTTTCAAAAGGTGAAGTTATTTTTGCAAAAAAGAAGATTAAAAAACTTGATTTTGTTGTGACAAAAAGAGAAGGTCATCCACCAGCAACATGGTATTATATAGACTGGAGTAAAATTATAAATGAAATTAACAACAGATGAAGAATATGACTTAAGATTTGATAATCCATTAATAGTACCTACTTATATTTTAGCATTATCAATCACAGATTCAGAAAAACTTTTAATGATTGAAATAAAAGATGCTTGTAGATTTAACCAAAAATTTAATTACTGCAAAGATATAGAACATATTTGTGAATCTATTGGATGGAAAAAATCAAAAGGTGAACGAGTTTATAGAAAATTAAGAAAATTAAAATTAATAACAAAAAAATGATGAAATTAATGAAAAATGCTTTATGGGAACTAACAAAAGAAGTAATCATAAAAAGAAGGGGTATCAATGAACAAAAACTTAATAAAACCAAAAACACTTACACAGATATTTAAACAATTTGATAAAGACAAGAAAGAAAAGCCAGAATCTATTGGAGGTAAACCTGTTGTATTAGTATTCTTGTATGAAGAAAAAAATGAAGAAACGAAAAAACTACTCATAACCAAAGTAAAAATGTGCTCTGAAAAACAAGTTGACCAAATAGTGATGAATTCAAAAAAATTAGTAGAATTTACACATTATTCAGTTCGTGTATGTAAAGACAAAGCACACCAAGAAAAACTATTTATGTCCATATTGAATAGTCATAATATATTATCAATAATACAAACAAAAAATATGGAAATATGGAAAGGACTAATATGGACAAAAAAACATTTTAAAATCACCAAATGGGAATTAAATAAAATGCAATCAAAGAATGAACATATATCACTAAACTATAATGGTGTTTTATATTGGCATATACCATCAATTGAACAAATGATAGAGATTAAAAAATAAAAAAAGGTTTTATTTATATTCCCATAATATAAATAAAACCTTAAACCATATAAATATCTAAAACAAACAAGTTGAATGTAATATACTATGTTTTAGATAATTATACAAGAGTTAATTATCAAAATATGAATGGTGTATGAAATGACTTACAAAAAGATTCTTGAAGAAGGAGTTCCTTTCAATCCTTTTAATATGTTTATTGGAATAAACATACCAATTGGATTAGTAGAATGTCCATTTGTACCAAGTACTGTAAAGATTTTAATGGGAAGATTGTTTTTATTTTCTGGTAGAAATGGAAAAGCATATCCAAGTAGAAAAACATTGGCAAAAGCATGTGGTTGTAGTGTGTCTGCAATAGATATAAATATTAAAAAAGCAAAAAAATTAGGATTATTAATAACAAAACCACACAAAACCACACAATCAATCAAGGGACAAGAAGTAAGTGAATATCTCTTTCCATATTCAAGATTATATGACAGAGAATATACTGCTATCGAAAACAACAGTAGTACTGCTATCGAAAACAACAGTAGTACTGCTATCGAAAACAACAGTAGT